TAAAATATTCCCTCTTAGGGATACCTACATGTTGTTTGTACCATTTGTTATCTTTATCATGCCAGACATAGGGATCAGCAGGATCTTCAGTCCAACCAAACTGACTATAGTATTCTGGATCCTTTCTAAGAAGGTTAGCTCTGTGAGAGGAATGAAAGGTTTCGTTACCCAACCACCAAGGCATCTTAATTCTAAATACATCAAACTCTTCATATGCCATTGTATTATTCTTACCTCTAGCTATCCAGACGTTAATACTCTCATTAAGATATAACTTAAGAGCATCTTCGTAGCCTCTCCACATTACACAACAAGGATGATTAGTCCAGCCTTTATATGGAGTACCGTCCTTTTTTGGACGTCCTAACAGATTATTTAATATCTGAAATGTTTCAACTCTCTGTTTTCCTAGACGTTTATCGTCTAAACATTCGAGAGATTTTTTAAAATTTCTATAGGGTAGAAATGTTTGCATACTAAAACCTTTTAATTTTATAGCCTCTAGGAAGCTTAGTTAATATCAATAAGATAAGAAAAAAACTGATAAGATACAACATTTTTACTGTTTAATTTACTAGGCTGTAAGGGATGGATTCGAACCACCACGAGGTCTTTAGCCAAAGGACATTGCATGCATTGTGGTCAACCCATTATCCTTTGTTTATCAGATGTTCCTCACCCCCGAGACAGGAGGGCATGTCTGCCAATTTCAACACCTTACAGTATATCACGGGTCCGGACGGTGGGGGTTGAACCCACATGTGACCAATTACCCTTTCTGCGGCGTATAAGACCGAGGGGATACGTCCGGGTGTTGATCTATAAGGACTCGAACCTTAAATTACAGAACCAAAATCTGTCGTGTTGCCAATTACACCATAGATCAATGTGTGAACCAGGCAGGACTCGAACCTGCGACCGTCTGCTTAGAAGGCAGATGCTCTATCCAGCTGAGCTACTGGTCCCTGTTTTCTAGAGATTATTCACAGCAAGTATATTATCTATATCTTGCCTACTTTGAAAACCTCTCACATCTTCCTCACCCTCTACAAGGACCTCGAAGCTAATCACTTCTTCTGGATTATCAACAGCAGCTCTTATTCCGCCTTTACTATGACTGTATAAATTAGTTCCAGCTACAATGCTAATTCTTTTGCCATTATTACAAATAATAGCTGCTTGAATTGCTCCAGGTATAACTGGATGGTCGGTAAAACTTAAATTTTTAAATGTCATGTCTTTTATTTTTTTAGTACCTCGGGCCGGGGTCGAACCGGCACGGGCTCTACAGCCCACAGGATTTTAAGTCCGGCGTGTCTACCTATTCCACCACCGAGGCATTTGGTTAGGGGCCGAAGCCCCCTTCCAGGTTATGAACAATTATACTAATATTGAATTAATTTTATCTATCCTTACATTTTCAACTTTAACTTCACCATGAATAGTTTCAAGAGTTAAAGATGCTGATTTGCCAGATTTAGTCTTAGCAATAATTCTAGCTTTATTGATGTTTCGTACAGTCCAGTCCCATCTAACATCTAGATTGACAGGCTTAGAAAACTCTATACCGGTAGTTTCAAGAAGATCCATTTTTCGTTCTAGTTCGAACTGATTTTTATCTTCTGTAAGTTGTTTGATATCTCGTTCTAGTTTCCATACATTAGAGCTAGACTCTGAAATGCTTGTTTTAAATTCATCACGAACAGTATTGAACTCTGCAATAATATCGTCACTAAAATCAAGAATAACTTTAGCTACTTCACCACAGGTGATAAGTCTTTCTAATTCCCAAACTCCATTTTCACTAGTTGAGTACATAGAAGTCTTAATTTCTTCAAATTCACTAGTCTTCCAACTATCATCAATACGAATAGTCATTAATTCTTTATCGTAACTATATCCTTCTTTAGGACGAAGAACTTCATAAGAGGTACCCCAATTATGTTTAATGTAAACATCTTCAAGAGAAAACTCTCCTCCAAAATACTTCTGAATAATTTCAAAGTACTTATCTCCTCGAGCTTTTTCAAACTCTTGACGAACCTCATTAGCTTGTTCAAGCTGTGTTTCTAATTTGTTGATCTTGATATCAACGATTTGTGCTTTTGTCATAACCTTTATTCTTTTTATATAACTAAATATACGAACAATTACGCAGGGAGGCAACTATTTTTTGTAAAAAGTTAACTTTACTCCTGCTTCTATTAGCATTTCCTTGCTACGTTTAAATGATTCTATATAAGAAGAGGACTTTCTACTATCTTCGGGTTTTTCACAAAATAGCTGTGTAATGCCGGCATTGATAATTCCTCTAGCACAATCTGCACAAGGAAACCAGTTTGATAAGTACATTGTAGTTCCTTTAGTAGATGCTCCTATCCTAGCAGCATTATAGATTGCATTTCGTTCTGCGTGTTCAAACCAGAAATATTTTTCAGGCTTTTCTTGACGATGAGCTGCATTATCATCTAAGCCTCTAGGGAAGGAATTATAGCCTGTAGAAACTATTTCATTATCTACTCCTACAATTACAGCTCCAATCTGAGTATTGATATCTTTTGACTTAGTCTTAACTGTATTGGCTATATTCCTGAAATATTCTTCCCAGGTTATCATAGTATTGTTCTCTTTTTCTGAATGCTATTTCTGTCTACCCAGATTACCAGAGCGTCTCTTGTTCCGGAAAACACTTCTGTAAGTTCGTGGGTTGTTTGAGTATCAAATATAACTGTGTTACCTTTTTCTCTACCAACAATTTTATCTCTAACTACTAAATTACCTCCAGTATAATCGTCTGATTCACTCAATTGAATAATTACAGTAGCAGCCCTTTCAGGACCGTCTACATGCTTAGTAAAAAATCCTCCTTTAAAGTATCTAACAAATCCTATAAAAGAGTTCTCTAAATGAGCAATATCGAAAGGCTTTAATCTGTCAACAAGCAGGTCATAGAGTTCTCCTGTTGGCTGTCCCATATCACATTGATATGATATTCTGTCTTTTTCGTTGATTTTACCTTTTCTAGTTAGTGCATCTTCTTTAGTAGGAGCATATGCAACACCACTTTGTTCATATTCTCCAGCCTTAGTCAAAAGCCAATCACAATCTTCTTTTGAAAATAAAATAAGTTCTTGTTTCATTATCCAAAAATTTCTACTCTAATATCCTCTTTCATTTTATAGTCTAGCAAGCTTAAATAATCTCTTCCCTCATCAATCATCTTTGTCCAACCACAAAAATAAAAAAGTGGTTTTTCATCTAAAATAGTAAGTTCAGGTAAGTAAGCTGTATGTACATAGCCGTTATGACCAGACCAGAGTTCCTGAGATAGGCAAGGTACATATTCAAAATTAGGAAGTAGTTTTTCTAATGCTTCAAACTCTTCTCTATAGAGTAAATCCTTTTGAGTTCTAGTACCAAAAAATAATTTAATCTTTTTAAAAGGAATATTATTTTCGGCAATATGATTAATCATAGACCTAAATGGAGATACTCCAGATCCTGTGCTAACCATATAAATTTCTCTTTCTGTTAAATCATCAGGAAGAGTAAATATACCCATTGGTCCTCTGTAGACAAATTCATCTCCTACCTTAGCTTCTCCGAATAGGTATTCTGACATAGCTCCTCCTTCTAGGTATGTAATGACAAGTTCAAGCCTGTTAGTGCCGTCAGGCCATGATGCAACAGAGTAGTTTCTAATTACTGATCCTTCTTTACCGGGTTTACTTACTAACTGAATTAGCTGACCGGGTATAAAGTTTAATTGATCATACAATGGATCTTGAAAAATAAACCTCCAGTTGCGTTCTGTTACCTTAATAATCTCTTCAAGTACTAGTACATTCATAGAAATAATTCCTCTAACATATATTTAATAAAATTGTAAATAAAGATTAACATACTCACAGGCCAAAGACAAATTTGATATGCTCTATCCCTGGCTGTAAAAGGTTCTCCTGCTTTACCCGGTACTTTGCCTACAACAGTGTATTCAATAAAGGACATCCAAATATATCCTATTGCAAAATAAAGCAAAGTAAGCTGTATTGATTGTAGTATATTCATTATGTTAATGTAAGGGTTTAATCTGTTTTAAAAGTTTTAATCCAAATTTATATTGCCCATCCCAAGACCAATGTCCATCTAAACTCTTTCCCTTTGTGGCATATTTTATAGTTTCAAAATTAGGTGCTTCATCTGCTACAGACCACCATAGGTAGTTAATTCCTAAATTTCTAAGGTGTTTGCCTAGTAGGTCATATCTATGCTTGTAATACATAAACCATCCTTTATGAGCTTTTAATTTAACATTTGCTATATAGGCTTGGGTGCTTACAAATGCATCTCCCATGTAGTGCAAGAACTCTTTCACATACTCATCCTGAAACCACTGTGGGAATGTTTGATCTACTCCTACATTAATTCCTCCTACTCTATTTAACCAAGCTTCTTGACATGAATCTTTAATCCTGTCTGGGGTAGAAATAATAAACGGTGTTCTTTCCATAAATGTCTGGCCTACAATTACTAAATCTCCTTTTTCCATTCTGTCTAAACTTTCAAGTAAAGTCATAAAGATCTCAGAATTACTCCATCCTTGTCCAGCATACACTAGCCTATTTTCATAACCTAATTCTTTTTGAATATACTCATGCCATAGAAGTCGATTATTCTTATTTTCTATATATACAGGATCATAAGTACCATCGCATCTACTAAAACTATCTCCAAAAATATGCAGTGTTGCCATATTATTTTACTTTCCAGAATACCTGAATACAAATTAGAAGTACACAAAGAGATAGACTTACCCAAGTTTTTGCATTCATACCTTCGTTAAAATGGTAATTAATTAAAAGAGCATATAGTAACATACCTATACTAAAGCCAATAAATCTAGCTGGCCAGAGCAATCCATCCATACCTTGTACTGTGTATTTTGTTCCCCATATGTAGAAGAACGATAGAATAGCTCCGCACAATGCTACTACTATTTCATTATCTCTAAACCAAGACGTTTTTAAAAACTGTCCGTTTAGTTGGTAAAAGGTTAAGAAATGCGCTATAAAAAAAGTCAGCATTCCTAGACCTAGGTCTCCAATTCTAAGCATAAATTAAAATCCTTTCTCCTGTGTTACCGTTTTGTAACTTTCGTTTAATTACTCTCCCTTTTGGTTTCCTAGATAACCTTTCATAATTATAATTATCTATTTGAATATTATAACCGGTGATTACTAAATCAACAACCTTGGCATTAATTTTTGTACTAGGTACGTAATATAATTCTATCATAACTTTTTTATTTAATTTAATATACGAAAAATAATTTTAAGATCAAAGTACTCTTTTAAATTTTCCATTGACTAACTTCCATCTAGCTTTAGATATTCCATCATCAGCAAAGTAATAAGTATCTCCAAACTTATCTGTGGAAATGTTAAACCAATGAACCCAAGTCTGACCTAACTGGTCGCAGTTGTTTCCGCAGACATACTCATTATCTTCTATGTACGTATCAGTAACATCTAAGACTTCAGTGTCAGTAACTTTTAGTACTTGTATGTACCATCCTCTCCAATGTCCTTTTGGGTGGTTCTGATCTGTGGCTCTATCGACTAATATTTCTAAAGTACCATCTCCGTCTAAGTCTATAAAATCAGCATCAAGAAAGATACCAAAATTATCTACATGAGGAATAATCTTTTTAGGTCCTCCAATATTAGCAATCCAGGATTGGTGTCTATATACACCTGGAGGTTGATACATTGTTCCTGAACCATAAATAAATTCTATGATTCCATCTCTGTTTAAGTCTGCTAGTTCCAAAGTTGTAGGATCATCCTCAGTTTCGATTGGGAAGGGTTCAACGTCAAAAGTACCATCACCTCTATTACGCATTAATGCCCATCTAGGAAGTACTATGTCTAAATCTCCATCATTATCGATATCAGCTGAAGAGCCGTGATGGTATGAACCTGCTGCTTCTGGGTATGTTCTTCTATCGTAGAATCCTTCTGCATTACTCATAAAAATTATAGGAGCATCTTTCCATGATTCTGTTGATTGACCGGTTTGGTCGTCATGTCCAGAACCAACGAATACTAAATCTGGTTTTCCGTCTAGGTTATAATCTCCTATAAAAGATCTTGCTCCAAAATTAGGACCTACATGGTTCATATACTCTGGTCTAGTATCTAATACTAGATTACCATCAGCATCTCCTTTAAAGAATTTAAATTTACGTCTTGTAGATTGACCAGCAAATCCTGCTGTGTAGTCTGAGTCTCCGGTTACAGCGTCTAGATATCCATCATGATCATAGTCTACTACTAGAAAATCTATAGGGGGTCCCCAATCAGGTCCATTAGGAGTTACTGAGTGATAGTACTTTTTGTGTATCATAGGAAAGTCTAGCTTCCATGATGGTTGATTGTAGTTGATAAACCTATCATAACAGGTAATACAATCGGTAGTTACTGGAAGTATTGGTTCCAGAAAGTTCTCTTTCTCACATCCTAGTAAGGCAAGAGTTAGTAAAAAATATAACCTTTTCATTTCCATTATTTAATTTGTTTAATATGCCAGTCTTTTCTAGTTGAAATAAAGTACTCAGATTCTTTTAAGTCACTATAGTTAAGCTTCATATGCTTTAACTGTTTAGAGTAACTAGATTTTATATCTATAATTTGAGACGGGTCAGTAAGTTCGTCATTAGAATACTGTCTAAATTCAAATAATCCATGATCATTAAACCAGTTGTGCTTTATCATAGAAGCTACAATATCTTCTTTTTCTCTATCCATAATAACTACTAAAGCACTATCTTGATACTTCTTAATATAGTGTAGTAGAGCAGGACATTGAATTACACATTTTTCATCTGAGTTCATTATATTGTCAAACTCTTCAGTATTATGAGCATGGAATTCTATCTCATCTACAAACCTGTACCCTAATGCCTTAGCAAGAGTGTATGCAGCTATAGTAGTACCTGATCTCTGTACTCCTGATACTAGAATTTTATCCCAGTTAAGTGATGCTGCAAGTACTTGTTGATAGGATGTTATTCCCATGGTCGCTTATTTAAAGGCTCTCTTCCTATATTTTGAAGTTGAGAGGGTATTCTTAAAATATCTTGAGAGAAATATAATGTCTCTCCTTGAGTAACTTTAAAACCTAAGCTTGGATCTTCTTTAAAATCTTGTAAATGAAAATCTAAAGTTCTCTCCCATCCGTTTATCAAAAACCAATCAAAGAGTCTTCTAGCTGCTTCCGGTTTAATAATATACTGATCGCATCTAAATGCTTTACTGATAATGTGTATATCGAAGTCTTGTTTAACTAATTCGTTCCAATCAAAATCAATAGGATCGAATGCCCAAAGGTCGTCTTCAAATATAGCATAAGGTTCATTTGTAGCAAAACATTCTAACCAAAGCATCATATGTCCTAAGTTACAGGACATTACTCCTTCTTGATTACAATCATGATCCCAATAATCAGCTTTCCGGAATAGATGAGCTGTTAGAGAGTTTTGAAGCAGGTATCGATAGTCGATGTTATTAAAAACTTCTATTTCAATACCTTGCTTCTTAAACTGCTCGACAGAATGCTGCTTTCTAGCAGCATCTGCCTGCCTGTTTATAATTTTGAATTTCAAATCAGAGTAGTAGCTAGTTGGAATAGCTCCTTATTAACCTTAAGATCCTTTTCAAAAGATTTGATCTTTCTAACTTTTCTAACTTTTGCTCCTTTTAGAGCAGCATGAAACTCACCTTGAGTAATCTTCTCTTGGATAACGTTGAATACTTTCCAAAGATTATCTCCTTGGTCAGCCGTTCTTTTAGGCTCAAGAATATCTTCGATAGTTTCAGCATCGTAGTTAAACTCTTTAGCTTTATCGCTATTAGGTTTAATACCTGCTCTAATGAGCATAGCATCGATAGCTAATTGCTCTTTTTCTTCTCTGGTAAGAATTCTATTTTTCATATCATTCAATACCTGAACTTTGTTAGGCAAATCGTTAACAGCTTGGTTAACTACTGTTCTAAGTTCATCAAATGTATATCCTTTATGTTTGATTTTAAAATCGCTAAACTGCTCATCAGCAACTACTAGACCATTTGAACAAACTAATCGAAATATACCAACACTAAACTTAAATGCTTGCATACCATCATGACTGTTTGTCATAATAATTCTAGGGTAGGCATCATCTCCATCTTTACCTTTGATCATAATCTCAGGATTTTGGAAGGCAATCATATGCTTAGAGAAGATAGTAGACTTACCTCTACTTGCCCTTTGAGCAGCCTGGACTGGTAGCCATCCTAGCTTTTCTAAGTCATTTACTATTGTTTCAGTATTTACAAATAAATACTTACCGCTAACATCAGGGTTAGTAGGTTTACTAGCAAATGCTAATGGACAGGCATCTCTTAATTGTTCTTTACTCATGTAGTTTTGAGTATCGGCGAAACTTAACATAACATCGTTTGACATAACTTTTATTTTTAATTATTGATCTTTTAACTTACTTAAATATACGAAAAAAAACGCAGTCAGGCAACTTTAGAACAAACTTTTTTTCTTGTTCATGAAAGTTTTTGTGAAGAGTGGATTACCTGTCAGATTCTCATATGCTTTTTCTCCATCAGAAAGTTGATAGGATTTATTACTTAGAGCATCTATCTTTCTATAATGTTCAGTAACTTTGAAAAGTACCTCTTCGCCATACTCTTCTAAAATAGTTTGAATAATCATAGACTGCCACAAAGCAAAGACTTTATTTGCTCCTCCTATATGGGCATATTTGACTCTAGATAAGTTTATGTTCTTAAGTAAATCTTCTTTTGTATTAATTTCAGTAACTTTTTTATGCCAGTCTAGACATTCTCCACATGCATAGAAGTTCTGGAATACAAAAGGAAATTCTGGTATTTGTAAGCGTTGTTTATTAACTTCCTCTTCTGATGTTCCTAGAGCTGGAACCGTGAATGGGTCTTGTTCAAACATAAATGGAGAACCGGCAGGGTCTTTCTTTTTATGGTCTTCTAATGCTTGTCTATACTCTTTGCTCATAGCCTCTAAGTACAACGGAATAGTTAACTGCTCTATAAAGTTAGAAGCCAACCAGTTATTGTGAAAAATCTTTTCGTTCTTATCTGCAATTTCCATTGCTATCTTTGTAGCAGCTTGAAAAGTCTTATAATCTTTAACCGCTATAATATTCATATTAGGAATATTGTTAGGGTCTATTAAGTGACTTGGATAGCCATCTGGTAGCCAAGAGGTATTGTAGTATGCAAGTAGATACGATTCCATCAGGTTATGAAACCATACATCCTGTACAAGAGCATTAATTGCTTTGTGCTTTAACTTAGGAATAACTCTATCCTTTTTCCAAAAGCCATTGTTGGGCATATCAGGATGAGAAAATATAAATGGAGATTTCTTACTATCTATGTCTGGTTTTTCAAATACTAATGTATCTAAATCATAATGGATGAATGGTTCTTTTTGATCCATGAACGTTCTTAACTTGGCAGCGGCAAAGTAATTAGCTTTCTCTCCGTCTATTGAAGTATTATATTCATACGGAAAGTCCATACTTGAAAAAAGGTTGGCTAGCTTTTCAGATGTATACAATGTTACATTTCCATAAAGCTTTTTAAGTTGAAGAGAGCTTAGTAAAGCTAAGTAAGCATACTCTTTTTCTATAATTGCTTCTGGTTGTAGAAAACTATTAAATGGAATATAACTCTGAACTACTTTCATAATGTTTTTGCTGCTTCTCTTAATTTCCAAGTATCGATAGCTTTATCAACACAATTATTATCATGGTAAAAATTTAAACAAGAATCAAGAGATCCGACCCATTCAACTTTTGGAAGTGAAATCTCATAACATAGGTCATAATCAGCAAATGTGATACTAAATACCTTAGCAGTACTTTTACGTTCCGTAATAGCTAGTTCTATTGCTTGAACAATAGCATCTGTAACTGCTTCATTTTTCTTATTGAATAGCTGTTCAAATTCCTCTGTAGTATTAAAATTTAGTTTTTTCATTAACCTCTTTGGTTAGATATCTTTCTTGCTTGTTCCCAAATTGCACTCTTCTCTAATGAACCTGTGTCGGAATACTCTACGACTGTATTAGTACCCCAAGCAAAGACTGGACCGTAGTATTCGTAAGTTACCATAGGAACATTTACATTACCGTGCTCTACATATTCAGGTTCGGTAATTCGTCTAGGCCCATTAAATGATCTAAAATCCTTACAAGTTACCCTGTACCATCCTCCTAACTCAGAGTTATAAATCTCTAAGCAACCAGCCATATTATAATCATTGATCAGATTAAGTTGCTCTAGTCCTCTTTTTTCTGCCATAACCTTTAATTTTAACTTACCTAAATATATGAATAAACTCTGAGGATTCCAACTGATCTATAATAATTTTTGCTATTTCTTTTTGACCACCTAGGTCGTAATGAATACCATCAAATTTCCTATACCTGAAAGACTGTCCAATATTATTCTCTAAAAGGCCGTCTAGTAATAATAACGGTCTAAGCTCAAGTAAATAAGGATTATATTCTGGATTATATAGCTCTTCTGGAAAGTCAAATGTATGAAAGTAAATAAAGATTCCTCCTCTATTTTCTACAAACTCTTTTATAAGAAGAAGCTGTGAAGCAAAATAAGGTATTGTGATATTTTTTAACTGACTTTTATTAGAGTGGTTAAACGTTAGATCAGAGAAAATAGGTAAAATACCTCCTACAACTAAACAATCTTTTAAATCATCGTCGCTGTGGTAATTTAAAAATGGAAGATATTCTCCTATAGACTTAAAGTTATTAGAATAGTTTTTAAATGGAACCTTAAAGTGTTCTGCTACTCTTTTAGTCCATCCGTTTTCCTTTCTAGTCTCTATTACGTACTCACTATTCTTAACAAGCCTAGGTCCATAAAATTCGTTAAAATCTCTAGCTAGCTGACTAAAGTCATTTACTTCTTTTCTAAGTCTAAGCTGCCAATTGTTCTGTTTAAAATCATTTGGTAATGCTCCTAATTTAGGAAACATTCCGGGCCATTCAGCTCCATCACCTCTTGTAAATGTATCCCCTAAGAAGATAATCTTTTTTACTGCCATTTATAAATCTAAGTTATAACCAGAAAACTTAACCATGTAAGAAGTCATTGAAGTTCCAAAACCGTCTCTGAATTCTTTTCCTTTGTTAAAAAACTTTTTAACATTACTAACACCGGCTAGATGTGCTGCTGCTAATATTCCTGATTCTGTTATTTCTATTCCATGAACTATTTCACCATCATACTCTTCTATTAATTTACGAAGTTTATTTTGATTATGCAACAGTAATTCTCGCATTGCATGCTCTTGAATGTGAGGAGAAACTAAAAATTCGTCTCTAGTTCCTTCATATCCTAATGCTCTGAGGGTTTTCATACCAAACTGGTATCTTCCCATGTATCCAAATCTATTTACAGCTGTATAGCTATTGCCAGATTCTCTAAATCCTATTGCTTCTAGAAATGCATCATGACTTCTGTAGTCTTCAAGTATGTCTGGTGCTTCTATTTCAATATCTATTAATTCAACGGGTCTTGGTTCTAAAAAAGAAAGTATTTCGACTTTATTGAAACTTCTTGATATTGGTGTAAAGGCGACGATTAATCCAAAGATAATCATTCCTCCTCCTAATACGGATAAGTTTTTCATAATAGTTGTTTTTAATTAAAGAATTTTAAAAAGTCTGTAGAGATTGACTTTTCACGTAACTTTTCATTACGTTCATGTGTCTTAACCAGCTGGTCAGCCACTTTTCTTTCAAGAGGTTTTTGTTTTTTGAAAGTTGAAAGCTTGTTAGTTTTCTTCTTTGCCATATAAATAAATAGTTTTACAATCTAGAAATATACTCCTCACCGGAGTTATCTTCTTCGTCGTATAGTCCTAATTCTTTTAAATGAGCTATATGATGCTCATCTAACTCCCAATCAGGCTCATCATTACGTGTTTTAACGTAGTCTTCCATTGCCTCTGCTTGTTTCTCTTCAATAGGCGATGCTGCATACAGAAATGAACAATTATAGCAGAGAAACTCAAGGTTGTCTAAATGCCAATTTTTTTTGTTACCATCTTTAAAGCTAAGAATAACAGGTACTTTAGCATCAGTAACTCTTCTTTCTGAAAAGTCACAGGAAGCACATCTCTCTTCAATCATGCCTTCGAATATTAGTCTTCTTTTGATATCCTGAGCATCGAAATGTTCTATCGGAACTCTACCTTCCAATAGGTCCATTAAAGGAATCTTATCTTTACCTTTTAGAGCAAATTTAGGAATACCTTTTCCTTCTTGATTTTTATGAGCTTCTAATAAACTAACTCCCTCATCGTTCTTATACATCTTAGCGTACTTCTTATAATGATCATAAGACACACGAAGATATCTGGCTGCTGCCATATTAGAACGGGTTCTTTTCATAGCTCGTTCTATATCTTCTTTCAGTATAATTTTTGAGGGTCTAGCCATTAATCGTAATCTTCGAGTTCATCATCAAGAACTCTATTGATACTTTCTTTTAGGGATTGTGATACTGCTGTATCATCTTCCTCATCCCAATTTTGCATTTCTAGTAAGGTTTTTTTGTCGCCCTTATAGTATGCTTCCAGTTCAGCTATTCGTCTAGCTTTAGAAGCATCCATAATAATAAGATCGTTGTAAGTATGATCTCCAGTTCCTTCAACTGTGGTAATTCCAACTTTTTTCTCTACACCTGAACAATTTACACAGAAATTGTATCCGTATTGAGTTTTTCTAAGTTCTGGAAAGTCCTCACCGCATTTGGGACAAGGAATCATAGTAAGAGGTGTCTTCATATAACTTTTATTGATTTAAACATAAAGATAAGAAAAAAGAATCAGAATTCCAACTGTTTATGAAGATATTTCTTTGAGAACTTTCCAAACATCTTCTGGTGTTCTAAAGTTAACTTGAAGTTCTTTTTTATCTTTTTCTATTGTGATAGTACCGTCCCATTCTTTATCAGGTACTAATTGGTAAAGGTACATTTGAATTAATGCGCATTGCTCTTTACCAAATGTTATTTTAAATAAATCTTCTATAACTTGGAAGAAAGTCTCTTCGTACATTGTCATATCCATTCCGATTTCATCCTGCATGAAATCTCTCCTATCTTCAATCTTCTTAAGATTAGTAAGTATTCTAATAAAAGACGCTTTGTTCATACTCTCTTTATCAGGTGAAACACTTCTAATTCTATAACCTACTTTATGAATCGAATGTAGAACTTGTCTCAAAGCCTGGATTGGTTTTCTTGGTGCCATTATGTTCTACGTTTAGGTTGTAAAATATCTACACTGCCTCTGGTTCAGCTTCAACCTGACCTGGGTTTTGACCTGATAGAGCTTTTCTAATAATTCTATCGAAGTATTCTATATAAATAAAGAATCCTATAATTGTCTTATCTTTTAAGTTTCTATCTCTTTCAACTCTCATATCAAACTCACCTAAGCCTTTTTCTAATCGAGTTTCTAATTCAATAGCAATATCATTCTGTTCTGTGGGCGTGATAGAACCAAACTCAGTAGGAAGAAATTGAACCTTAACTCCTTTTTTCTGAGGGTCCTCATTCGTATCTACTTTCAAAATGAAAGAGTGTCCGGCAAAATTAATTTTTGCTGCTTCTGAAATGACACTTTTAATATAATTTTCTAATTTTTTCATCGAATACTGATTTATAATAAATAGCTAGCCGAAAAGCATCTGCTTACTATCTGTTGCGTTTTCGTCTATAATTTTTCTTTTAGCAATACTTCTATTTCTGATCCACTGATCCATACTCCACTTAATATTGTCTGTTTCAAAAACTACTTCTTCTTTCTGTCCATTGGAGTAAGTGAACTCAACTGTGTATTTTTTCTTCATGGTATTTAATAATTAATAACTTTAAATTGCCTAACTTAAACTCTCCAGCTGCTGGCTTACTGTTAGAGAGTATTGCTGATAGCTGTTGAATGTAAATAAAATCCTGTTGGGTTATATTATTACCGTCTACTTCTATAAATATATGGTTATTTTTTGAATGCTCCAACGGTAATACCTTTTCTTTTAAATTAACTACTGTTTTTGCCTGTTCTGATACGATGTACTCTTCGAATGCAAAATCAGTATATAGGGTATCAGCCCAAGGTTCAAGCTCAGTGACTAGGTTTATATTTCCATTTTTAAGAACTATACCTCTGTTATATCTAGGATAAATTATAGGCATTTGATATTCATCATTATGAATCCAATCGCCCCACTTACGAATATATTCTCTTCTACATCTATCCATCGTAGACCTATAATCAGAATTCTCTATTCCTACTCCTGCATTCCATCTATGACCTCTGCAAGTCATATGATAACAAAGAGCATCTCTGGATTGTACCATTTCGTATCCAGCTAAAATCCATCTATTGAATATATCTGAGTCTTCGTATCCATAAGGGGCAAATCTTTGATCATGTCCTCCTATCGATAAATGATCTTCTTTATAAAGCATCCATGGAGCAAACATGCCTTGAGTTGTGACATCTTTCTGCTCTTCTTTTTCTTTTAGTACAAATTTTTCAAAAGTATCCCACAAGAAATCTTTAGCTTCATCACCAAAATTTCTAACTATTTTCTCTCTACCTGCAGGATGAATCGGCGGTTCTATTCTGGTAGCACAAACTACTTTTCCTCTTTTAAGATGCTTGAGCATGTTGTCAAAGTAATTAGGTCCAATTATCATGTCTGAGTGTAGAATGGATACTATTTCTGTATCTGCTCTCCTCATTCCTTCATCGTACCAGTACGTGTGTCCTCGTCTCTGCTTTGAGATAATTACTTCTACATCATTGTATACATCATTGAGAAAGTATTCTGTTAGCCACTCTTTAGTACCGTCTGTGGAAGCATCATCTATGATGATCATCTTTGCTCCATTTCCATACTTTATTACGCTCTTGTAAGTATTCTTCAAGTGCTCTAATGTATTATGAGAAGGTATTATTACTGTATGCCGCATATCATTCCGTATGTATCAAACTCAGGGAATCCTCCCCATTTATCATAAAACTTTCTAGCATTAATTTGTTCATGCTTTTTTTGCCTTGCAGAAGTCTTTCCTTTATTTTCTTCAAGTCTATGTGAACCTCTAGCTCCAAAGTGCCATACAATAGAATTAACTGGCATAATGAATTCTACTCCATTCTGAAGCATTCTCCAAAAGAGGTCGTAGTCGTCCCAACTAGTAGGAGCAAACCTATCATCATTTCCTCCTGTCTCATCCCATACGCTTTTCTTCACCAGACCAGATACTCCTTCACCTTTGGGTATAGTAACATCTCTATTAAGGTCTATTATTACTTTGGCATAACCTAATAGAAGCTCAGCTTGAAAATCATTATAATATGCTCCAAAAGCTTCTTTAGGAACAAAGTGAGTACCCCACCTGTCTCGGTCACCAAACATATTCGGTTCTATACGAAACGAATTAACCCAAAGTTTTTTATCTGGAAACTGCTCATGTATTTTCATTAGTTCTAAGTCCCAATTTTCAGTGACATAAAAGTCTGAGTGAAGAAAGTTAATGTATTCTGTCTCTACATGTTCAGCACAAATATTCATTCCTGGTCCTATCCCTGATGGGTTAAGATCTTTAATGATAGGAGTTAAGTTAAACTTATCTTTATTTTCTATCAGCCATTCGTTAGTCCCGTCATCATTAGATTCATCTGAGTGTATTATAAATGGTGCATCTTTATAATAAGAATGTTTTCTAACCGATTCTACAGCTAGTTTTAGGTAATTTAAGTTTCTATATGTACTAATACAGTGTGTTATCATAATGCTGTTAAAAAGTTATTCATTGCAGCTATACTAGCGTCTGCATATTGTCTAAATACTTCATCATTTCTTGTAGCATCTGTTCCTACTCTCTTGTTTGGATGCTTGTAGTTATGTCCTTTTAGTCTAGAGGTAATACAGCACTGAGGTATATTATTAATTCTACAGAAATGCTCTAAGCAAGTATCCTCTCTAACAAAGTGCATACCGGGAGCTATGAATGGTGTTTGCATATTACCTGAAATACAGACTAAGCTTCCGTCAATCTTATGAGGTACTTGTTGTATTTTAATATCGCCTGATTCGTCATTAAACTTATCTAACTCTTTTTGAGTAATGTGGTCCTTATATTTTAGAGGAGCATCAAGTAATTCAATACAATCAGCTTTATGTTCCCCCTTACACTGACAAGGTTTAGAATAACCTTGAAGTCTTTCATGAGTAACTATATCCCAACTGTTGTCCCACATCGGCCTAGAGGCAAAAGTTAATATGTGTCTGGTTTTAATATCAACCATATCTAGGATTGCAAATAAGTCTCTAGGTACAATTGTATCAGTTTCACCCCAAACTGTATATTTAGCCTCTGGGTCATATACTTCTCTTCTCCAGTCAGCTATGTTATAGAATGGATGCTTATCTGTCTTAATTGTAATTTCAGTACTAGCATCCTTAAACAGAGGATGATTTAAATGTCTGCTAAAAAAACCATCAACATCAAAACCTGCTTGAGGCTTTTCTATATAAGTTTGTTTATTTAGACAAATCTTAACTCTAACATCTACTTTTGGAGCTGCTTTCTTTGCTGCTAAAATTGAATCCCAACACTCCTGTATCATGTTAGTTTCATACCACATATGATGTACTTGAATTAATATCATGACCAATTTGACTGTTTAATTACTCCTAAGTAATTTTGTTTAATATTCTCTTCTAATTCTAAACCTGTTCCGTTTTCGAAATTCCACATCTCTTTCCAGTGGTAAACTTTAAAGAAAGGTCCGCAAGGAATAATATCGATAGGTTTAGCAGCTAGCAAATACTCTCCGTATGTTAAGGTTTCTCTAAAATGAATATTAAATTGACCTTTCATTGCTAAGCAAAAGTTTTCTAGAGTTAAATTATTTGCTTTAAGGTAATGCTCTTCAAAATGATTTAATACTTTTGCAGACCATAAGTGAGGATTAGGTCCGTAGTCGTATATTTTATTTGACTTACCTCCAAATATTTGTCTATAAGCTCTTACAGCCTTAGCATAACCAGTCTCATTATAAACTCCATTCTTTAATACTGATTCATATTCTGCTACTTGTTTATTTTCGTGTATGATAGTATAAGGTACATCGTCATATGCTATAAAATCTGATTCATAAAAATCTTTGATAAAATAACAATCAGAATCTAGAATTAAAATATTAGATGCAGGTATTGCTTTATGAGCATAAAGCTTTATTAGCATCTGGTCTTCCCATCCAGAAAGGTTATGTAATGGAGTAAAAATATATTCATCAGGTATATAGGTATAATTTTCCTTACCGATAAATGAAAATAAAGAACCCGATTGGTCTCTGGGGCAGGAGATAAATACTGGTATGTTACTCTTGTTGTATTTGTGAATAGATTGAACAAGTACTTCAAGACGATTAAAGTCTCTACTAAAAGTCTTTATGTATATTGCTAGTTTATAATTCATCTAAAGTAACACGTTCAAATCTGCTATCTGCTGGGCTTGTATTAGATAATATACGAACTTTAATTTGTTTTTCCAAGAAGTAATCATACATTTCTTTTGTAGAGTCTATAGTCTCTTTCAATTCTTCATAATCGGGTCCTGATCCGGCATGGGTTTTATATAGACTTTGAGCATGTTCTTTGATCCATAAATCATCTCCTAACTTATGTCTAGGGTTATTTTCAAATTTAGACAAATCTCCTATATCCCAACCAATCGTTACTATTTCTTTAGCTCCTAGATGCATAGCTAGCGGAAAACCAGACTCATACATTATACCTGGACCCCATATTATTTTTCCTGTTGAGTAAGTTTCAAACTGAGAAAATCTTCTACTATATGCTGTAGTATTGTACATATCTACCCAAGGAGTAGAATAACAAGGTATTAGTATATCAGCAGGAGATTTCCACTCATTATTAATTCGATTGATTTCGTGAGGCATATTCATTGCTGTCAGCTGCCAATGTACAATCGTATCATCTGAATAGTATTCGTATGGTTGATAAGAGTAGCAGGACATTAAATGAAATGTAGCTACTTCTTTAACATAATCATAGGCTTGTTTACAAGCCAAGACAGGTTTACCTTTAAGTTTTTCAACTAACTTATTTCTATCTAAAGTAGTGAGAGAAGGACCAGGGGTAACTATATAAACAGTCTCACCTTTAAATACATCTTTGAGTAAGTTTATTCTCTCGTAACTATCTTGAGTTTTCTGTATTATTTTTTTCAACTCCATAACTGCTAAATCTGTACCATGCTCTTTCATGGAAATAATATAAAACCATTTTTGTTATTACTTCTACTCCTCCTATTGCCATTCCAATTTTAAGTGAACCTGTAATAATCCAGGAAAGAATCATCGTATCTATTGTACCGATAATTCTCCAAGTAATAGTTTTAAGTATGTGTCGTTTAACTGAAACCATTAAATTAATCTACTCTCTTCTTTTAGTTGTCTATATCTACCAGGGCCCCAAATGTCAAATAAATCTTCATATGCTTCTAACTTACCTCCTAGATTAGCACATACCCTTCTTAAAACTAAGTCATTAGCATAGATCTGGCCTATAGCCCAATTCATTTGTTCTTCAGAAATTTGCTCTCGCTTTATTATATACTTTTCATCGGATGTAAAGCCTTCCCTATCGGACATGAACCTATGGTATTCGTTGCCTTGGTTCATCCATGCAAAACTCTCTGCATGAGCTACTATATCTTCTCTATAAAGATATCTTACTTTGTCAAACTTGGAAGCAAATTCAATATAAAATTTTACTTTCTCATTAATATCCAATTCAGGAGGGTAAATAATATTCTGCTTTACAATTAACGGCATATTAGTATCCCAAGGAATTTCCGTTTGAATATCATTACTATTCTGATAAGGGTTAAATATACCTAAAGCCTTAGTCTCGTGGACCATTTGCTTAAACAAGGAAGTAGAACCAGTTCTAGGTAAAGCAAGAATTAATGTTTTCATAATTTTCCATCATTTCTCATCTGCTCTCTAATTTTAGTGGCAGAGATTTCTTTAATATTATCTGGAGGAATGTGTTCGATAACTTCATAACCTACTCCTCTTCCATAGTTAACCGATTCTATATCAGGTACTATGCTAATAAATATTTTACCTTCTTGAATTAGGTCAATAAGTTCTTTTTCTAAATTCATCAGTACTTCATGAGCAGTCCATGGTTGGTTCTCACTTGGTTCAACATCCCTAATTGCAATCCATACATTTTTTCCTTCTTTGAGTCTTTGGTCTATCAACCATCTATGTCCTGGATGCCAGGGTTGCCATCTACCGATATAAAGGCTAAATTTCTTCTTCATAATAGTGTTCTTTGAGAGAGATTGGAGCTATGCCTGAGTCTCTGAGTATATTAACTCCAATTGCTCTCTTTAGGTTAGGTGTATTTGGGTCTATGTCGTTAATTAAGTAGCGGGTTCCTCTTCCGATTCCCATTACTAAATGGTCGTACGGAATATTATTTATTTGTAATTCGTATTCTGTGTGTATTCTTAAATCGTTTGGCCGTGCTGTTGTTAGTACAATTGTGTGCCCTTCATCTCTTACTTGTTGTAAAAATAATTTAGACTTCTTGATAACTTGAGCATCAGAAGTTAGATATGTATCAAACTGTCTGTAGAAGAATATAGTGCCATCTATATCTACGAAGTAGGTATTCTTTTTTTCCATCTTGCTGCTATTAAGGATAATAATTTATTAAAACTCTCTTCAGGTTCATCGACTGTTGTATCAATGTCGATATAATTTCCTTCTGGAGCTATATATGCAATAGCTTTAAAATGGTCTCTTTCTCTAGCTTCAGAAGTATGTACATATATTTCTATAATTTCATCATTCATTAGAATCTTGAAATCTTCTCTTTGATCTATGTAAGGAGCAACTAGCGCTACAATTACATCTTTACCTTGATTATTAAGGTAGTGTGCAATTCGTTGAGCTGTGCTGACATTTTCTACTCTTCCTTTAATAGAATAGTCTTTATTAGAGAATAATGCTCTCATATCATCTCCATCTATCATAAAGGCATCAGGTTTAATTTTATGTAACATCTTAGCTAAAACGCTTTTACCTGCTCCCGGTTGTCCTGTAAACCAATAAATCATAATCCCTCTTTAAATAGTTTTTCTCCAACTGTAAATTGCCATTCATAGTCAATATCAAAAGCTTCTAATTCTGGCATAGTAAATAACTTTATTCCACCTGGTGCTTGAAAGTCACCCATAAATCTATTATCCTTAATAATATCTAATCTAGATGCATAGAGTACATGAGCTGCTTCATATGTTGGCTCTACTGCTTTAGTGTTCATAATCGTCTGATCTTCTGGCCATGGAGTAACTAAAGCACCTTCTTTATTCCAATAGTATTGTTTCTTTTCTATTACTGCAAATAAGTTCTCTTCCTCTTGAGCATTAAACTTATTATAAAAATCTCTAATTGTTTCTGGTTTAAGAAGAGGGTTACATCCTGAAACGAGCATTACATATTTGTATTCACTAGGAAGTTTATCATGCCATTCGTAAATCATCTGTAGAGAATTATCGTTGTTGGCTGATGCCCTGCTTCTACCAAATACATTTACTCCTTGTCTTTTAGCAATATCTACTAACTCAGGTTCATAAACAGAAGCCCATATATGCTCTTGTTTACTAGGAAGAGCTTGTTTAACTTTTGACAAAACTAAATCAAATAAAGTAGTACCTGCAAAAGGTCTAATCATCTTCTGAGGTACTCTTTGACTGTTAAGTCTTGATTGTACTATAATTGCTATGCTATCTAATGGCTTCATATACTTCTGGTCTTAATGGAAAATATTGCTGACTTATTCTTGTACCTAAATTATAATCTAATCCCTCTCCTAAGTTTTGTAATTTCTTACATGCTTTATTATGTGCTAATAGTTTGTAAGCATCTTCAAAAACATTAACATATGATAATTCATTACCATCGTAATCTCTTCTATGATCTGTATCTTTCAGACCTACATGCCCAGTAAAAGCATGCTTATTAGAAAAACTTTTATTAAACCCGTCATAGCCTACAAAATAGATATTTTTAGCATTAGTAACTTGTGCTAGTAAAATTAATCTAAGAACCGCTCCTGATTTCTGTGCAGGTCGATAAAACCATTCTCCCATATCTATATTCATTCCTGGTACGCCAAAACCAATATTTGATTCAAATTGTTTGAATTCCGGTTCTTTGTATTTTTGTCTATAGTGATCAAACTCATAGTATACAAACGGTTTATTATCTTTTAACTTTTTAATTAGTTTTGGATTATCTAACTCAGTAGTATAGGCAAGCTGATATAAGTCAATGTTCTGCTTACATACTCTATCATTCAAATAGAAATCATTACAGGTCCATATAAAAGTCTTATCGTCAATTATATTTTCCCATTTTCTATCTAACGTAGATGTTCCACCTCCGATGATTAAAATGTCTCTGTCTGTATATTTTTTTTGAAAGTTCATATTATCTTAATATAGTAAATTATCCAATAGAATCAAAATGTTTTTTAATCCAATTTTCATCTATTTTATGACAATCATTAATAAATTCATCTCTAATATCGTACCAATTTTCTAGGTATTTAGAATTAGGTTCTGTCATTTTAGCAATACATTCCTCAAGGATTTCAGGCCAATGTTCCTCTCTCATATCTACATCATAGTCTTTAAAACCATTAAGTAAGGAGAAGTCTCTAACTTTATCTTGTGAACTCAAATAAATCCCAGGTATGTTCATTCCCATAGTTATCATCTGTCCGTGACCTCTCATAGAGACTACGTAATCTGATTTAGGATATTGATATAAAAATTCATGAAACTTGTCAAAGTATTTATAATGTCTTAAAAATTCATACCTCTGCACTACTGGTTTACCAAATAGAAAATCATTAGCAGTATGAGGATAAGAAGGAGTATTCTCAAACCTCTTTATTAGTTGAGATAATCCATTCTCTCCAAAACGATGTATATTAATACCAGAGTTAACATTTATCGCTGGTTGAAAGCCTAAGTTAGTAACTGTTTGCTTTCTTTCTATTCCAAATCCATCTAAATGTAGTAGTCCTGGGTCTGGTACGACTTCAACTTTAGAAAGAGTTTTTTTATCTAGTTTAATCCAGTTAGCTAACTTTTCATATGATCCATCGTTTCTTACTGAGAAAGCTGTGGCATGATTTATAGTGTCTGTTAATGCTTTTTTTGCCTCTTCAGAGTATTCCTCTCCTCCTCTAAAGGTATTGACTCCCAAGCCATAGTAGTATATAGGTACTTTTATAAACTTTAAAGTCTCATGCCAAAAAGGCAACTTCCAACCGCTCTTCTTATTTTCATAACCACTGTATTCTATCAGGCCTCCGCCTCCAACTAGTATAGCATCTATCTTACCTACAAACTGGTTATAGACGCTTCTAGTATATTCTAAAGAGTTATCATGTCTCCAGAATGATTCTAAATTAACTTTATATACTCCTACCTCTCCTATGTACTTATTTAAAGAGTATTCTACATGAGCTAGAGCAATATTATCTCCAATGTTCCTGTCAAATACTCCTAAATGTAGAATATTCATTATCCTCTAAGTTTTTCCCTTACAGGTTTTTCTGATTCAGTTACTTTAATTATACCATCACCATAAGCTTGTTCTAGTTCTCTAATACCAGATACAAGTTTAAATAATCCTTGAGGTTCAACAGATGCCATGTGATCTGAGCCTTCCATTGTTCTATCTAAAGTGATATGTCTTTCTATAATTGAAGCTCCTAAGTAAACTGCAGCAACGGAAGTACCTAACCTAAACTCATGACCTGAGTATCCTATTTCAAAATCAGGATACTTATCAGCTAGTGTTTTAATAGCAGATAGATTCAATTCATTTATAGGGGCAGGGTAAGTAGAATTACAATGAAGTAGCCCTATTGGTTCTGTCTTTTTAAAGTAGAACTTAGCTTTTCTCAATGTGTCTACTGCATGATCAATTTCCTCCTCAGTCGACATACCTGTAGAGAAAATTACTCTAGGAAACCTTTTAACACATGCAGTTAGTAGTGCATCGTCGGTTAAGGAAGCTGAGGGAATTTTGATGAATGGTAAGTTGTACTGTTCTAGAAAGTCTACAGAATCAAGATCCCAGGGAGAAGCTGACCAGGCAATGCCTTGTTGCTTGCAGTAACGATCAATCTCATCATACTCTTCCTTGCCGAATTCGACTTTGTATTTGTACTCAAGATATGTCATATCCACTCCTTGCCAGCTTCTCGGTTTGTTCTTTTGTGCCTCTGGCACACAAACGTCCGGGTTCCTTTTCTGAAATTTTACAGCATCACATCCAGATGCTGCGGCAATATCAATAAGCCTCTTTGCTATATTAATATCTCCTTGATGATTAATTCCAATCTCGCCTATAATGTAGGTTCTTTTCATTTGTATGGTATTTTAATAACTACTTTTTCTACTTCTTCTTCTTCGTCTAGAGCTAAACCTGGGATGTGTAAATCTTCTGGGTATAGAACTAAAATTTCATATGGTCGTAGGATAACTTTTCGTCCTGGAGCAATCGGTTTATATAGAGCATAGTCCTTCTCTTCATCGTATTCCTGTACTAACTCTACTTGATCTTTTGTATATACTTCAACTACTTCTACTCCTTTAGTTACGTACTGTATATCTATATTCTTAATATGACCCTCAGCTAAAGAATCAAATCTTTTCTTTTTAGTAATATAAATCTGACTCATTATAGCTCTTCTATTCGTTTACTTTTATCACAAATTAATAAATCGTATGCAGGCTTTTGACCTGTGATCAAATTATGATATTTACATCCCCACTCATCAAGCTGCTTTTTAGTAACATCATACCAGTCTATTCCGGAAAGAGTACCTCTTGCAGTCCAGTAAGTGATCTCATGACCTTCGTCATAGAGCTTGTTTATCTTGTCTATATTGATATGAATTGGTGTAGCTTTATCATAAGCTCTTCTATCCTGATCTGGTAAATAATCAGCAATAGTTTCATCGATGTCTACATATATAACCATATTACAATATACGAAAAATTTATGTCATAACCAACTAAGTCATAGACGATCTCGATCTTTGTACTTTAGTTTTAAAATCTTTAACAGGTACCCTTTTAATTAGTGCAAAATTACTATTAGCTTCTACTAATCTATAGTGAGGGTTATGTTGGGCAATAAATTCATCAACTGCTTGTTTAGTCCCAGGAAAAGCTTCATAGTCAGTAACTACAATAATGCCGCCAGGAATCAAGTACTTAGAGAAACTATTTAATCCATGCAAAGTACTTGAGTAACTAATCAAATGTGAATGTATAATAGCTACTTGACTTTTATCGTAATTCTTTGGAAGTGTTTCTTCTATATACCCTTTTACTAGTTTTACTTCTGTATTGATTGTATGCTGAATATCGTAAGCAGGATGAGGAGGTCTTTTAAATTCTCCTTTTTTAAATGCACCCTTGTCTTCTACAGTTGGAGTATTATATCCATCGAAAGATTCATATATCCAAATATTACGTTTACTAATATCTAAATTATTCATATATCCTATGAACTCTTTCAAGCTGTTACCTTTACCGAATCCTAATTCGATCAAGGAACCTTTTACTCCGTCTGCTAATGATAGTGCTTCTTTATATTCCATAATAATAAATATGGCTATCTTGGGTTTGGAACTAATCTAAAAGTACATGCAGGTCTACCATTTATAATAGGCATACCAAATTCATCGTATTCAATAGTTTTAACTTTTACTCTTTTATTTTTAAATCGACCAGTCATAATAGTATCGCCGATTTTAACATCTATTTTAATCATAATGTATCGTAATAAGCGTTCTGTTTTTCTTGACGTTCTATATCTTTTGGATGATATAAAGCTAACTCTTCTTGAGCAGGAAAAAGGGAGTATGTTTTAAAACCATCAAGTTTTTCATGTACCCTATTCTTCCAAATTATCTCAGATTTATTTTTCCAAATGCGCCACTGATAGTCTGGCCAATTTATCCAACCTTTATCGCTTACGTTCCATCTCCATCGATCAACATGTTCTTGTGTTAGACCTTTGACTGTATTTACTCTAGGTACTAAGTATACTTCATTATCTGGGTTTGATGTCAATATAGTAGGAAGATTTTTAATAAGAGCTTTGTTAGGTATTTCATCAGCATCTATCTGAAATATGTAATCTCCTTTGCAGTAATCTTTAAGCTTATTCTTCCAAGCAGCAAAGTCATTATCAAAAAATCCTCTCCATACTTGGAAGTTAGGCAGCTTATTCATCTTAGTGAGCATTCTGATGACTGCATCATCTCCGTTTTTCTGGTCATACAATACAACTATTTCGTCTATTGGACGTTTATAGAATAAAAGAAAGTCCACCAATCGCTTTACTTCCTTCTTTTCATTACAAACAGTTATTGCATAACTTATTTTCATAGCTCTACTTGAAAGAATCCAATATGATCCATAGCGTCCATAAAGTCATTAGAGTTAAAGGATTTTTTATTTTGCATATCCATTCTCCATTCATTACCTTCTGGGTATTTTTTAGAATCAATCTCTTCTTTGGTTAATTTTACAGCTTTTACAGCAGTCCAAGTCCAGTTTCTTTTTTCGGTACCATCAGCAAATACCATTCCTTTTTTTGGAATAGTGATAGTAGAAGGGGCCCAAACTCTATTATTCTTATCTACAACTAATAGGTCTTTATATAATTCTGGAGCGGTTTCTATTAAGTTATTATGTAAGGCACTTCCTTCTGTAAGTATTGTAGAAGTGGTAAATCCACATCCCATACACATCCATGTAGTTACTTCTTCATTAATAACCTGTTCATAGCAAGCATTGCCGCCACATCTAGTACAGTCAACTAATTTATCCATCTATTTTTTCTAATTTAGGTAAATCTAATTTTGGTAATGTCAACTTAATCTCTTTAGGAAATTCAGGAATATTTTTATCTAGAATCTCATCAAGAATTTGTTGCATTTTTTCGAAAGTAAATCCATCAAGAATTCTTCTTTTCTGTTTTCTAGCACCTGCTATACAATCTTTATAGTGTTTATACGTCTGCTTATAGGCCTTATTAACATCTACATCACTAGGAGTAAACCACATAGACTCTGCTAGTAGTATATCTTTTTGTACTGAGGATGGGTGCAGTTTTTCTAATTGACCTCCTATTAGTATACTCTCTTCTCTATGTAAAAAGTCTGTTTGTCCTGACCAACCTGATGCTATGATAGGTTTCCCTACTGCAGCAAATTCAGCTAAAGGCCTGCCATACCCTTCACCTTTAGTGTGGCTTACCATCACTTTTACTTTAGGATGATTATAGAGAGTATTCATATCTTCATCAGATATCTCTCCGTGAAGTAAGTACACATTAGGTAAAGTACCTTTAACTGTTTTTTTAATTGCATCTATCTTGTCTAAAATTCTTTCTCTATCTAATATTGAAGAGTTAGCCTGGCTAGTTTTAAGAATTAATGCTGGTTTAACTTGTTTATTTTTAAATGATTCTAGGAACGATTTAACTGTATAGCCGATATTCTTTCTATCGTGTCCAAAGTCTCCTTGCATCCAATGACCTACAGCTAAATAACAGAACTGTTCTTTAATAGAACCCAATGCAGTAGCAACTTCAGATGTTGAGGAATCTTTAGTTGGAAAATATTTAGTTGTATCAACTCCTTCTAATAATACTTCAATAGGTTTTTCTAATGTAAGTTCCTTAATTTTCTGATTTGTTTTAGGGTCTAAAATATCTATCTTAGCTTCTTGGAATACCTTCATAGAGTGATTAGAAGATGTTAAAATTAGATTCATTCTATTACATCCTTCAATCCATGTATGATGACATAAGGTTGTTTCTATGCCTGCAGTTACACCAATATTATATTTACCAACAGGCTGAAACTCGTTTGGAACAGTAATCTGGATCCATACTTCAGGTTGAGCGGATAGGTTTGGTATAATTAAACTCTGTAATTCTTGTTCATTATGGTCTTTTAGATATCCAAATCTAGTATTACCCCAACGTTGGCTTAAAATCGTAACATCATACTTGCCTGTAGCAAGAATAGCTTTAACTAGGTCTCTTGATCTTGCTCCATATCCAGAATATGTATCTATTGGACAACTGACTGTTATTCTTGTTTTATTCATATCAATAACCTGCTAATTTATGTTCAACCATTACTGAGGGTCTTTCATCGGCAATAACTAAATCAAAATTAGACCTAGGTACAAACGATTCAATACTTTTATCCACAGCATTAATAATTCTATTACTCATTTTCTCTCCTGTGAAGCCTGCTTCTTCAGACATAGCCCACTCTCTACCTTTTAATCCTCTTTCGTTTCTCTCTTCAGGAGATAATACATAAACATTTAAAATAGCTTTAGCAGTGTCTTCTGGTGAGCATCTATCATCAAAAATATACGGTGTAGGAGGAGAACCTGCTAATGAAATGTTATTAGGAAAAATAGGCTCAGCCCAAGCACCACACTTCTTATACGTACCTCTATGGTTAGAAGGAAAGTCTTTAGATAGCTTAACCCAGTTACCATTATCATCTTCGAATCTCATTTGATCTTGCATTCCTCCTGTTACATTAGCTGCAATCATAGTACCTGCCATCATTGATTCAGTTAATGATAGCCCCCAACCTTCGTTAGAGGAAATGAGAAGAGTTAAATCAGCTAAGTTATATAGGCCATTCATTTGAGCAGGGTTAATCTTGCTCTGAGAAAAATATACGTTTACGTAATCTGGAGGGCATATAGCTGCTTTGACTGCATTTAAGTCTGTACCGTTAGGATCCACAGAAGCCGTATGCATTATAAGAGCACACTTAGCTGCTTTCTCTTTGCCTATCATATCACAGAACATTCTATAAGATAGTATTACGTCTCCTGGTCTTTTTCTATGAATGTTTCTAGAATTGAAGAATACTATAAAATCATAATCTTTATTATGTAGTACTCCATTCTTAAAATCTAAAAACTCTTTTGAATTCTTATCCTCAATAGGTTTGAAAAGTTCATGATTAATACCGTGAGGAATATATTCTGAGATTTTTGTATCTATTTTTTCTTTTAATACTAATTCATTAATTACTTGAGTTTGTTGAGAGATTGCTAATAAAGCATCAACTGAATCGTAATAATGTTTATTGTAATTAGGAGCGGGATAATCATCCCAAATATTTAACCATATAATAGGTACTTGAGTTCGAACTTCTCTTTCTATTTCAAATAACCATACCCAGTATCTAGGATCTGTAAAGATAAAAATAGCATCTGGTTTTTCCTGCTTAAGAAGCGTACGTATAAGCATTGGATCACCATACCCATCATAAGGAAGAACCCTAACATCTGCATCAGTCATTCCTAATGTCTTGTTAATGTCTTCTGAAAGGTCTAATACTTTACCTTTATCTCCGTGTTTAATTGCTGCTCCAACATTAAACCAGTTGAAATGGTGTGCTGTACCAAGCACAAATTCTCTTGCCATTGTACCGATACCAGAATGCATTCTTATATCATCACACAGCAGTAAGATTTTTTTACGCTCGTTTTTCGGTAAAGGTAAAAACTTATCTTTCATTCGTAACTTTTAATTTTAAATTTGTTTGTTTATGAATTAATTCACGGAATTCCTTATTAGTAAGATAAAGAAAAATTGCTCTATCTGCAAGCTTTTTAAACGAAAAGTTGTTCTGTAAGGATGCCATTTTAAACTCGTCAAATAATGGCTGTGTAATTTTTACTGATGTAAGTTTCTCTTCTTTCATAACTATATATACTTATATATTTATATATAAATAGTCTTTAATTTAAAAAAGGGCTACAATCAGAACATTTTCCTAATGGATTATTACATTTATATTCTTTATCTATAAAGGAACCATCATCAGCAACTACGTCATCAATAAACTTATTCAGTAAGTCTAGTACTTGCTTAGACTTTCTAGGACCTGCAGCAGGAGAGAATTCCTGTACACGTTTGGTCATGGCAGGGAAATCAGCTTCTGCAGGAACTCTACGTTTTACTATAAAGTACTGAACGTCTATCTTAGATTTATCTATATCGAATTGCTTAGAAAAGAACTCCTTATAAAGAATAACTTGTGCTGTTACATTAGGATTTTTCTTCTGATTATCACGCCAGCCCATTGTAGAGGTTTTAATATCCATAATAGTCCATGAATCACTATTAGGATTATAGAATACTAAATCTACAAGTCCTTTGAATGCTACACCAGGACGTAACTCTTGATATAGTAAGGTCTCTACACCTGCAAGCATCATAGTTTTACTACTGAAGTATGCTGAGCGTTTCTTTTTTAAGAAGTCAAGTATATGTTTACCGTCTATAAAGAATTGATTAAGCTCATCTGCTGACGAAAAGTGTTCGTGTCCCATTTGAGCTTTTCCAATCTTATATGCTTTGACCATATTAGCATATAGTAACTTATCTAAATCTATAGCATTAGCGGCTTTAACTGATTCGTGGTACATTACAGTTAACCATTCTTGAATAGTTTCATGCATTGCAGTACCAAAACAGGTATAGATAGACTGAGTGAAGGGAACAACATTGCGAAGGTATTGAAGTTCCCATAGTTTAGGACATTTACTATATGTACTAAGAGAGCTATATGAAATATGGGTGTATTGAGAAGGAGTTTGTTTAATCTTACTTTCCCAAACTTCTTTTACTTTACCCGATAATTTTTTGGCCATAACCATTAATATTAGTTTATACTAGCCAACGCTTGATATAGCCCTAGCACTTAATCTTACACATAAGATACGAAATTTTTAGCAGAATTCCAACCAGAACTTAGTCTTTCTTCCACATGCCCTTATGTACTAATTGAGCAATAATTCCGTAGTTTGTAATGTCTTGAAAAGTATCTAAAAGAGATTCGTTTTGTGGACCTCTATTCGTTATGATCATATTCTTCCATCTATTGATCTTATCTGAAAGTCTATACCATAAACCTGTCATAGCAAACTCTTTTTCTTGAGCGTTAGATAGCTCAGTACCAGCTGAGATATTTCCCATACCGTAGTCTAAATGCTTTTTAGCAAACAGTTCAAACTGTTCATCAATAATCTGTTTATATCCATTATAGATTGTTGGATATTCGTTTTTTAACGTTTCTACTGCTGTAGGGTACTTACCTGGTATGCCCCTCTTTGCATTCATAATTTCTCTATCAGACATTGTCTCCGAAGTAATTAGAAATTGCTTGTAAAACGTCATCGGCTTCTGCCAACGCTTTAATTGCTTCTTCTGCATTATTATAAAAATCTTGAGTAGAGTGATCTCCTATACCTGCGGGATGTTCGGTAAGAAGTTCTAAAGTGAGTAGCGCCCTTTCTTTCTGTGCTTCGAAGGTCTTTTCGAGCATACGAATAACTCTAAACTGTGCCATTATTTACCTTTTTATTATAACTTAAAATTTAATATACGAACAAACTTGTTATAAACCTACTAGAAGTAAGTAATTTTGTTGTCATTTTCATCTGCTTTATTAACCCACCCTTCTGAGCCGTCAGTAAATTCAACTCTTTTTCTAGTAGGTGTCTTCTGTAAAACTCTTTTTACTTTTTTTTCAGTAATTTCTGTATCATCTTCATTACGAATTTGCCAATCATCGCTAACTTTAAGTTCTACATCATTAATATCTATATCATAATGTTCTCCTTCGTTACCGTTAGCTTCATCTGGTAAATCATCTTCCCATGGCTCATCATCCCATAAATCAGGCTCTATTTCATCTTCATACTCATTATAGAGGTTCTTTTTATTGGCTTGATCAAATGCAAAGTTTGCTGCTACTACCAATGATATAGCTAAAGGATCAAATACAAATATTATAACCAACAGTAAAATATTAATAATTTTATCCATTGGAGCTCCGGTAAGTCCGGAAAGGTATTGCAGTGGGCCTAACTCTGCGGCAAGTTCTGAATTGTTTTGAAGTTCTAATATTTCAACTCTATACTTCTGTAGACTATCAGCAGCAATCGTTCGCTTTTTGTTTACTTCTTGTCTGTTTACCTCTTCAGTTGCAATACGAGACTGTGCTAGTCTTAGTTCTGCAGTTGATACAGTGTTTCTAACTGTTCCATCTGCATCAGTATATTGAATTTGTTGAGATTTAGCAGATGATAAAGTACCTATATTGTTAGATATTCTTTCAAGCTCAGCATCGTATCTTATAACATCATCCTCATAGAATTTAGCTTTACTTTCAAGAAACGAAATTTCGTTTAAACTGACATTAAGTTTAGAGTATGATTCTTGATATGCCGCACTCAAAAATCCATATATACCCATACTAGTAATCAATACTAATACTGCAGCAGATACAGTAAGATACGTTCTGAGAAGTTTATTCAACGTGTCCCAATACTGGTATAGTAGGGATGCAATAACTAATTTAGCTACTTCTAAAGAGGCAGCCATTATTATTACTTCAAAGCTAGCTCCGGCAAATAGTTTTGATAGTCCACTAACAGAATAAAATGCTGCAGATAAAGAGACCGATAATGCTGAAAGAGCTATTATCGATGGAAAAATGTTTGCTTTTAATCTTTTAATCATTTTACTAGAAGTAAGAGAGTAGCTGTAGCACCTACGATAGATGTTACTTTATAAATAGCTGACTTCCTTTTCTCCCGCTTAAGTACTTTTTCAAACTCTTGTCTCAATTGAACTTCTAATCTAATTTGATCGTCTAATGCTCTGATTTGCGAATTGTAATTTACAATTTGAAACTCTAGATTTGTAACTAAATCAGATTGAGTAAGTAACTTACTATTAGTTTCTTCTATAATTTGCTGCAATGTTTGTAGCTGCAATAATGTACCGTCATACTTCACCAAGTCCTTTATCACTAATCTAGCAATAGGCTTTGTGAGCTGTATTTTACTGCTGTCCGTTAGCGATTGAGTCGGCAGCGTAGCGTTCTGCGAAAAAGCGCTCGAGCTCGTCATCACCAAACTGATCAATAGCATCAAGCTTAACTTGAGTTTCTTGTTTGATAACATATATTCTAGTATTAAGAGTTTTAATTTTCGTATCGTATTCGTTTAGTTTTCCTTTTAACGATACAGCTTCTATTTGTAAGCTATCATTCTTAGCGGATAGGGAGTCAACCTCTTCTCGGAGTATATTAATTTGAGTTTCATAAGACTCAATATCAATATCTATCTTAGTTTGGTTAAAATACAACCATGCTACCACGATACCAAGTACCATGAACAGCATGTATCCTAATATACCTTTGTTCTTCATATAATTAATATAGTAATAAATCTTTTACAATCCAACTAACATGTCCATTAATTCCTGTTGAGGGAACATGTCTACTTTATCTTTACGTGTATTAGTATGAGTCCACAGACCTTTTACTTTTCCATAATAAGCATCTTCGTTGAATTCAAAAGCGTCTGCTCCATTCTTTTTAATCAAAGCAGGAAGTCCTGCTCGTACATCTATGCTGTCTCTTTCTGCAATCCAAAGTATCCATTTTTGCAATACCTCTATTTGCTTATCTGAGTATCTATGCCAATCTGTATGTCCGCGGAAAGGTTTAGCTAATTTAACTATCTGTGAAGAATCAACAGATGCTCCAGCATATGTCTTTCCATTAACTACGTATCCAAAGTTACATACTTCTATACCTACAGAATTTTTATGCATAGTTTGAGAACCGTTTTTACCTAAATGGTAGCCCCAATTGCCAGCCGGAAATGCTTGTACCATTTCTCCGTCGTATTGATCATCATTTCCTTTAACTGACGGTCCACCCATTACAAACTCAGTAGCTATTTTTCCAATAGTATCAGCATCCCAAGCTTTAACTGTCTGGTAAGGGTTATGCCATCCGGCAGTATGGTGTAAAAATACCCACTCAGGTTTTACTGGGCCAGGTAAATATTCATCACTAGGCATAAAATACTCTACTACTTCTAATCCGTTTGATGTAGTGTACTTATTTTTAGTATAGTTTCCAGTAGGTTTAGTTGAAGCTTCTACGGCTAATGAGGCATCAGTATCGGCTAAGCCCATTTTACCTAACGTTCCCCTTCCTACTAATCCATCGGCAGTCAATCCATTAGCTGCTTGCCATTTTTTTACTGCAGCTTCCGTACCAGGACCAAAGTGACCATCGGCTGTAACACCAACTACCTCTTGTACGTCCTTTACAAGTTCTCCTTTTGAGCCAATTTTTAACAACATAGTTAGTTTAGTTTATTCTTTTTTACCTGCAAATTTTTCTAATCCAGCAATACCAAAGCTACCTAAAGTAATAATAGTAAAGGAATTATAAATAAATTCTTGTACTACTAAATCTTTACCAACAAAACCTGTGATAATATCTGCAAAGGCAAAAATTACCATTATTGCGAACGACATAAAACCGATTACGGTTTTTTCGTTGTAGTCGTTATTGTCTTTAAAAATTTCTTTAAATGCCATAATGTTTCTAATTGAAGTTTTTATACGTTTTAACATATGTAACGAATTTAATTAGTGAAACTTACTTTAATATAAATAGTTCTAAAAAGCGAATCTAGAGCCAACCGTAATAGCCCAGCTCAGTGGAACGTCCTTAATAGTTGAACCAATTGTAGTAAACCCTATATTAGCTTTAAATCTCTGAGTAAGGTTAAAGTCAAAATTGCTACCAATTACATATGAGCCATTGATATCATAATATCCCTGTCTAGTTTTAAGATCCACCGTTAAGGGCGTAGCTGAATATGCTAACATTGGTGCTACGGTTAGTCTTTTGTAGAAAGGTACAATGAATGGTTTAGTACCAAACACTGTTATAGCTGATGTAAATAAGGGGTTAACTTCATCCATGAACATTACCATTCCAGTAAATGCCCATCCTCCTGCAAAACCTTTCCAGAAGTTATCTTTTTGTCCTAAGAATACATCACTAATTCCTACTGTTATGATATCAGTAGTAAACATTTTCATGTATCCTGCAGATATAGATTGAACCTTGAGAATAGAACCTCTTTCAAGTACTGTTCCTAAAATTTCTTCTTCTCCAAAAGCATTTTTAATTTTAACTTCTCTCGGTTTATCATAGTTGAAAAATACATGGCTTTTAGATAGGTTGATACTGTATTGTTGAAGGTTTGACCATAACATTCCATTTACGTTATAGGTATCTAGACCTGTAAGAGATGATTGAGAATACCCAAAAGATGCTGCTTGAGATAAAGTACCATCAAGCATGGACATTGTTACTAAGTTAGCAGCTATGACTGGAGGAGCTAATTTCTTTTTCTTTTCTTCTTTCTTTTCTTCTTCTTCTGAGGAGTCTTCCGATGATTCTTCTTTCTTTTCTTCTTCTTCTTCTGAACTCTCTTCTTTTTCTACTTCTTCTTTTTCTTCAGAGCTTTCTTCAGAGCTTTCTTCAGACTTTTGTTCATTAGATTCTTCATTTTTAGTTTCTTCTCCTCCACCAGAGCCTTCTTCTCCGCTAGAGCCTCCTCCGTCTCCGGATGAACCTCCATCCCCGCTATTACCATCTCCAGAAGTACCACCTGTATCTGAAGAGCTTGAACCCGAATTCGAGTTAGAAGACCCACTTTCAGTTCCGCTTCCTGTACTTCCGGAACTGGTGTCCCCTGAGGAAGTTCCTCCAGTGGTTGCTGTACTGTTTGTGTTTGTTGATCCTGTTGTTGCATTTGTTGTAGTATTTTGAGTAGCATTAGTTGCTGCGGTTGTTGCTTGACTAGTTGCCTGTGTTGTGGTTTGTTGAGTTGTTGTAGTGTTAGCTTGATTTGTAGAACAAGGAGATAATGCAGACCACCACTGATAGGTTTGTTCTAACCATGCCTGTAAGGTACCGTCAGTAAATTCTTGAGCAGTAAAAGTTCTGGATTTATTATAAAAAGCTACTACTGTTTGACCGGTCATAGGTACAGAAAAAACGTGTACTTGTCCTGTACATCTATCTACGTAGGTTTGGACAAGAGCCTGTGAATAGCTCTTGCCCGTACCTATTGCAGCAAATAATAAAACGAGTAGTAACCTTCTCATAACAATTAATGATCAAAGACTTTCTTCTGAATCATTCTTTTTACAATTTTAGCTACTGCTGTTTCTAGAGCTTTTCTAGTAGCAACACCTACTGATGAAGAGTTAAATTGTACTTCATCTAAATTGGAATCGTTTAAGAATGTCAGTTCTCTCTTAGTAATCGCATCTCCTAATCCTGAACCAGTCATATATAATCCTGTTTCAGCATCAACCATACGAACTTGTAGTCCTAATCTTGTTACTAAAGTATTTTCTATACCGTCTTTTAAGTTTACAGTTTCATCTTCAGATACAGAGTAGTCATATACCTCTACATAGCAGAAGTATTTAGCTAATGTAATTTTACCAACTATATTAGTTTGGTTTGCAGTAAACCCTTTTTGAGATGCCTTATACTGCGTTACCATTCTATCTTTGATTTCTTCTCTAGTTTCTACAAATTCGAATCTAAAGGTTTCATCTAAGAATGCAACAGTAATATTAGTAAGTCCAAGACCTACTCTACCGTCTCTAAGTTCTGGGTACTGATTTAAAACTTCTTCTGATACACCTATGTCTAGGAGAGCAACAGGAACGGGTTCACCATTGTATTCTGGTATTGAATATATTGAGGCTTTTTTTTCAAAGTCAGATTGATAAGACTCCGTTGTTGTTTTCCCGACAACTTGGGCAAAAGTACTACTACAGGATAATACCGCAAGCAGTACTGTAGTAATGTATTTAATCACAGGTAATCAAATACCCCAAACGTAGCGTTACTAAAATCAGCTTTACCAATAATCATAGCGACTACTAATGTTGTCCATCCGACAACAAAGAGTAAAAATAATCCTGTTACCCAGAGGAATATAAGACTTTGTAAGATTTTTAAGCCTAAAGTTGGCTGTTTGAAAATTTCTTCATATATTTCAATGAAAGGGGTTGTGACGAATTTAATAGCTTGTGTCATAGTTGTTAAATTAAAGGTTACCAATCAAGTTCTCTTTCTTTTTTCTGAGGAGCCGGTTTCACTAGAACTGGCTTCTCTGTTTTTTGAATAACTACGATAGTATCTTTGCTGCTTTCCTTTATAGGGCTTTTACTATCGTTTACCACTTCTACTTTCTCTGGTTCTGATTGAACACCAAAGATAGTTTCCATGTTAGTAACAACCAATCCTCCAGCGGCAGTTATAATAACGCCAACCGTAGTTATTACCTGGTTTTTAATTTGGCTAAAAAAGCCGCCTTCTGATTTTTCTTCCATCTTTTTAATTAATTGCGAAAGCAGATCTTCCAACTAGAAGATTGTCTTCAGTTAATAGTTCTATTGTATAAGAGCTTGGCTCTAAAGTTCTAACATAAACATTCAGAATATTGTCTCCTGCATCTCCGTTTATGATTTCTTGACTTACTACTGTACTAGTAAAATTTCTTATCTTAATTCTATATTTACCAGCCGTGGGTAGCTTAGCATTTATTCTAACTTCTTCAGTAACTATATAGGACTCTAATTTTATACCTTTGAAATCTTCTATCATTAGTGATTCGGGAGTTTCAATAGTGTACTTAAAGTCTTCAATAGGATCTGTTATACAGCCTGCTACTAATATTAATAATAGTATTGATAATTTTTTCATATTATTGCATGTTAAATTTTACTTTTGTTCCATCTCCTTTTACTCCTTCTGTGAAAAAGAAGCTTACTAATCCTGCAGTATTCTGTAATGCTTGATTAGGTACAAAAACTAACTTATACGGTGCACCTGTTTTAATAGTACTTTCTCCTGTGCCATCCAAAGAGCCTACGAAAATTTTAGACAGATTAGCATTATGGTTACTAAAATTAGTCATTTCATTTCCTGTATCAAAATTAGCAGATTCGAAAGTTAAAACTGTATTGTCGTATCTTATATCAAACTGTGTACCTACTATTCCCGCTTCTGCTAAATTAATAGTCAAAACTACTTTACCGTTTACTAATTCAGAGACTATATCTAAATTAGCTGTTACAGGATTCTGAGCTCTAGATAGCATTGTCTGTGGAGCATAGTTTTTAGCAGATGAGTTAGTTTGTACGTCAGCTGTTGGTTCAAATCCATGTGAAAAATCCACATCACCTACGAGACCGTGGCCAAAATTAAAAGTAGTAGTACCGTCTAAAGTAAATACTTTCTTTTGACCAAAGTAGTATTCATTTGTACTTACACCGTATTGTCCTGTGTCTCCCCAAATATTTTTAGCTCCATTAGTAGTAGAAGTATACCAAGTGCTATTAGTTTCTACACCGCTAATATGAGCTAAAGCAATGTAAGAATCCTCAAATGTTACATTTCCAGAATTATTTAATTCTCCTAGTAGGTATTGAATACTCTTTGTAAATGCATTTTGTTGACCTCCTGGTGTTGTTCCAACAGAAAGTGCTTCTTGAAATATTAGATATGCATCTGTTACTGTCATAACATCATTTAACCAGGTTGCATTATCATCTACTTTAATGTCAATATTATAGGTCTCTCCTAATACTAAAGTATTGGTAATTATTTGTCCGTTTGCATCAAAGTCTCCAGATGCTGCTACTGTTTCATTATTATTTGCATCTGTCTGGTATATCTTATATGTAAAGTCTGTAGCATGTGATGCTGCTGCTGCAGAATTTAAGTTTATTGTTATATTTCCTGCGCCTACTCCTCCTACATTATTTACACTAATCTTTTCAGTACCTGCATGAATTACATATAGTCCAGATCCCCCTGCTATATCCTCTACTTTGGCCCAGTTTAAGTTCGTAATATTAGTATAATCTCCGTAGTTAGTACCTTGTCTATCTTTAAGTATAAATCTAAATTCAGCAAGTGGAGTTGAAAGGGGTAAATCACTAGCAGATTGAAGTGTTATTCTACCTACTGTCCAGTCGCTAGCATCAGAATAAGAACCACCTCTGTTTAACCATCCATGTTCATACTGAATGGATAATTCGCTTGATGCTACTGCTACGCCTTCGTGAGTAGTTAGTTCATTAAAAGAGTACCCTGTCCAATTAGACCAGTTCTTTTGAACATCTGAGGGCAGTTCAGTAGTATTCCAGGTTATATCAACAAACTGTAATAGTTTATTATTCCACTGGAAGTCCAACATAGTATGGTCTGGTGTAATGTTACTACTGTTATCTATTATTTCTATTTTTACTGTAAGCGTATCTCCTACAACAAACCCTCCTTCCGGTACTGCATTAGTATAGCTATGGCTTACATATCCCTGCTGTGCTAAAACAGATATAGGAAATAAAAAATAAAGTAGATACAAAAGTGTTTTCATAGTTTAAGATTTTTTATTAAGTCTTCACATAATTTTTTTATAGCTGTGGAAACGTTAGCTTGTGAGAAATTTCCTCCCTGATCTAAAATAAGGGTAGATGTAGATATAGATTTAGCTGTGCCTTTAGCTACAGCTGTTTTTGATTTACCGTCTATAATTGCTGTTCCTCTAGCTATGATTTGATATACATCTATGTTCTTACCATATGCACCTAATTGCAATGATCCTTTTTGAACATCAAAATAAAGTAGTTCTACTTCTAGAGTGTTGGGGGATTTTGGATTGAGGTCGTAGCCTTTATCCTGAATGACTTCTTCCAATACGTTTTTAACACCAAAAGACAGATCACGATTACCTGCCAGGTCTCCTATTTGTATTCGATTCTGTACGTCTACTACGTTTAGTTCTTGAGCAAAACTATTAGAACTAAAAACTAAACATAGTAACACTAGTAATTTTCTCATATAGTTATTCTAGTTTGTTTAAAACACTTTAAAACTCTTTAGTATAAAAGTTGGGAATAACTAGTGTGTACTTTTACCGTAGAAATCAGCCGGTTTATCGCACTTTTCGGGTATACTTATAAATATACTTAGTATCGTAAAGCACACAAAAAAAGGGACATAAAGTCCCTTAATTTGTTTCAATCATAAATTTCGTCTTGAAGACCTGCGTAATTATACTTAGTCCAAGGAGGCTCCTTGCTTTGGTTGGAATGCTTCATTGACATGTCCGCATTTATCACACGAGAAGACGGGAATGGGGATGTATGAAGTTTCTTTTTGACCAACAAGGATCCCTGGTATTTGTCTAATAACAAGAGTCTGCTTAAAGTACGGCGAACTACATTCTTCACAAGTTACTGGAACGGTTTGGTTGAAATCTACGTTTATGTTTTGATTCATAATCTTACGATTAATTAAGATCCGTAATAGTTTTTATTTTTTGGAGCTGTTGTTCCACCTTGATTAGGTTTCTGACTTGGCTTTCTTCCTCTTTTACGGTTACCTTGAGCTTGAGCTTTCGCATCATTAAACTCTTTCTTCACCCTTTGGGCTGCTTGATTTACTTTCTTTGCAGTGTCTTCTAGTTTGTCTGGAATTCCGTCTTTGTCTTCATCCTTAGCTAAACCGAAGTATTTAGTACCGAAATATACTACGGCACCAGCTACTGCAGTGAGAAGTAAAATAATTGCAATTGTTTTCATAATTTAATTTTAAGTTAACAATATTGTTATTAATAAATATAATGTACGAATGTTTTTTTAACGAAACAACTTTTTATTATATTTTTTTTCACAATAATAATAGTAGTCGATTAGGTCATCGAAATTTCCATCGTCAAAGTCATTTTCAATTTGTTCTCTAGAAATGCCGAATTCAATTTTAAAATCGTGAAAGATAGCTTCTAATTTTGTCTTCTCATCTTTCGTAAAGTCATCAAAGAGTCGTTTACGTCTGGCAAGATTTACGGATTCCTTTTCTAAAAACATTCCCATGTCAGGATGTACCTCTTGATATGTTTTGTTTAGCTTATGTTCTACAAGTTGAAGTTCATAAGAAAAAGGTCCCATGTCGTAGTCCCCATTTTTAATCTTATCTACTAGAGGCTGTCTCTTATGTAGAGGTTTAGTTTTAGGTGAATAACTTCGCCACCACATAAACCTATCATAAGGCTTTTTGTAGTAGTGCTTCTTTAAAAAGGAAGTTAACCACTCTTCAGAATGAACTGGGTTGTATAGTTTCTGACCTTTTTCCATACATTAAATATACGAAATAAAGATCAGAATTACAACTTATCCAGCGTGTTTCTGTACAATAGATTTAAGCATGAAGTTCACTGTCTCTTTAATCTTCTCTACTTCGCCGTAAATAGGAGTACGAGGATTAGAAGTCAATGGAGCTGCAGTAGACTTTTTTCTATAAATTAATTCTGGTGCAATTGGCTTATTCATATCTACTATTATTTAGGTGGTTCAATTTTTGCGTTGTGGATTGCTACTGCAATGATATCTGGATCAGCATCTGTATCAACAACAAGCAAATCGAAAGGTTCAGTATCTGCTACGATGAAGCTACCTGTAGGCTGATTAAGTACTACAAAGTTATTATACTCAATAGGAACTAAACTTCCATTTAAGTCAAATAAGAAATCTTTGTCAGAATTTAAGTTAACAACGCTTCTGAAAGCATAAGAATCTGATCCTGTGTTATATGTAATAACAGCAGCATTCATTCCTAAATATACAGGACTTGTACTACCTGATGGCTTCAATTCGAATACCACACCTTGCTTATCTTGGAAGAATAAAGGCTGAGATGCAGCTAAAGATGAAGTAGCTTGTGATCCTGCAGGAAGTACTTTTCCACTATGAGACCAAGAAGAATACTTAGTAGGATCATCTGTATCTGGAATAGTTGGAATATAGTAAGACTTCATTACAGTACCTGCAGTAATGTCTTCACTTTCGATTGGCTCTCCTGAGCCTGACATAAATCTATCTGTAAAGTATACACCATGTAATCTGCTTTTCTCTTTTGGTGTACTAGTAGAATATTCGTAGTAATGTTTCTTAGGAAGCAAATAAGAAGTTGCTCCTTCAGTTGTTAAATTATCAGGAGTACTAAATTGAGCACATTGAATAAATGTACCTAGGTGAGCCTGTTCTAATCCTCCTCCAAATGCAACACATAAGTGACGGAAAGATTGAACAACTCCATCTGCTTCAGCTTCTGGTGAAACGTGGTAATTTTCGATTATATAGTCTTCTTTATAAGTAGTTTTAACTTCTTCCCATCCTGCAGCATCTAAGACTTTAATAAACTCTAGGTTATCAAGAACACCTTGTTTCTTTTTTATTACTACATCTGGGTACCAAGCTGGGTTGTTAACTTCTAGAAGATTGTTAATTTCAGCGTCACTACCGCTGTAGAAGTAATTTACTGCTAAGCTAGCAGAATTATATTCTGTAAAAAGTCTAACAGCTTTATCTGCTTCTTTACAGTAGTACGAGTCGATGATAGCGTTATCATCATAAGCCATTCTCAAAATAAACTTCTCAGCTGAATCTTCAACAGCTGTAGGGAAATTTGAGTGAAGATCTTCTTGGTGTTTATTAACTGTAGTAATAAACGGAGCAGATGCTTGAACAGCTGCTTCTAAACTTGCCACAATATGGTTGTGAATCTCGGGTTTGTAAATTATATCTAATGTCGTGCTGTTAGAACTGGACATAACGTCTATTAGAGAAGTCCAGGAAATGTGATTATCCAAGTCCGGCTGGGAAATGGTTGTGTCAGTATTCATTTCCAGGAACTTTAAATCCCCGTTTGAGTCCTTTACAAAATCGAAAGATATTAGTGTTCCTTTCATAATTAAGTTTATTAAATTGTCTTATGTTAATAAATATCTACGTTTATCCTTTACGGCCCTACATTAGTAGGTCCTTTCTTCTAATTAAATTTTTTTTGCAATTGTACTTTATATTGTATCGATTTGCAACCGCAGTTAATGCTGCTCCTTCCAAAAACCCAATACCGAATTCAGTATATCTTTTAATTTTTTTACCAACGTTTGATTTGTCATCAAAGACATTTTCAAAAGAAGGTTGAAGATATTTTATATCCTCAATTATTTTGTCTATTAATTTAGGAAGATAAGGAATAGATATTACCTTTTCTGATATATACTCATTATCTTGCCAAGGATACTCTGCTTCTACAAAAAGGTCTCTTAATTTATCTCTATCTTTAGGTGTAATCCTGAGTCTAGATATCTCTGAGAATCTATGTGTATAAATTAGGTCTTCCTCTATATTAATAGAATCTGTTAAGTTGAAAATCCAATTAGCATCTACGTATGTAACTCTCTGTTTTAGTTGTTTAGTTAAAGCTAAAACCCAGTTTAACTTCTCATAATAACTAAAAACAGGTCTTGTGTATTCTGTGACATTTGAACATTCGGAAAAATATTCTGGATGGTCTGTCAAAATATAAATATCGTGAGTTTGTGCCTCTCTAACTATATTTGACGCAAATTTTTCATGCCATTGTTTTCCGTAGATCAATGTACAGTATATCATCTATTTTATAAAGTCAAATTTTTTGACTCCGTTTGCATAATTTACTTTTAATGCAACACGGTTCCAAGCATCACAGTATCCGTAAGCTACTTTGTACCCTGCGTCAAATAATTCTGCAAAGACCATATTATAGTTACTTAGTCCAGCATCAGCAGGTCTGTCTACAAGATTTGATACAAAGAAACCACCGCCGTAAAATGCTCCTTCTTCTAAAGGTTGAACGGTAGTCTTCCAATCATATGTTAGGCTTTCATTAATCCAATTCCATCCTATACATTTATTATTATAGTAGAAAAGAAGACAGAATGACTTTGCGGCAAACCTTTGCGTTAAATCTTCCCAGTCCGGGATTCCATCCCAGTCTAATTGTGCGTGTAACAGTTGTATGACTGTCTCAAGATCCTCGCGATATTCCGGAAAGTTTTCTTCGGTCACCCACTTCATATCGTAGTGGTCCTTCCTAGGAAGCCTCCTATGCTCTTCCGCAAGTAGTCTTAATTGTACGACTTCCTCTTTATTCATATTACTCTGCTCCTATACCGTCTAGAATTTTAACGGCAAGTCTTATTACCTCTTCATCGTAGTTACAAAGAAGGGTAAACGCTTTTTTTCTAACTACTTCCTCTTTAGTAGGTTGGCTCTTCTGCAATTGGTACGCAAACGCACTAGCATTTTCTTGTAAGTCCTCCTGCATTTCGTGCCATTTTTTGACTGTGTCTGACATAATTGTTTTGTTAAAAGTTTAACTAATATTCCTGTAGGGTTATGTGCATGTACTAACCTTGTATCTCTCTCAAAAGCTTTCATCTAATAGTCATCGTCCTCCTCGTCGTCGTAGGTTTTCCAAACATTACGTTTAGTTTGTTTACGGTTATATTTTGAATCATCTCCGTGATTCTTTTGCATCATCTTGCGGCGGGCTAATTGGCTTAGCTCCCCCATTGTGTACTTCTCGTCTCCGATTAGGTCTCGCTTGTTCTTCTTGCTCTTTCCCATTGTCGTGATTCCAACTTTCTTCGAAAAATATGAACTTGATTTTTTTGAGGTTATCCATTTATTATTTCAATATACGAAATATTCTGTTCATAAACAACTATTTTAAATAATTTGTTTTGGTAAGAGGTAAGTTGTGACTTTATTGGCGAATGCTTTATTGCCTTCTTCCCCCATGTGTAAGTTATCAAGTCCTTTTGGGTACTTGTTGTAATATGCATCGTAAACAAACGGGAAGACTCTCTTACTATTTTCTACTAGACTAATTAATGGTGTAGTGGTAAATCCAAAGTAAAAGTTAATGTTCTTGCTATTCAAGTAATTGTATGTGTAGTTGATGAATACCATATTCATAAAGGTCGAATCATATTCACTGAAGTACTCTCTGTAAAACCTCTTTGACCGAGCATCTTTATTTACTGGTAGAAAATCAACTGTTGTTAAATCATCTTGAATTACGCAATATCTATGGAGGTATGACCATAACACTATGACAGTATCGCTAGGATCAAAATTAAAGTTTAGAATCTTATGTGCAATATACTTGTTACTACTACCACCTTCACCTTGATTTTCGTGATCAAGATTAAGTTGATCACTAACTAATCGACCCCATACCTGAGTGTCTTTATTGGCAAGTCCAATACCCTCTGTTAAACTACATCCAAAAGTAAGTAATCTATTCATAACTTTTATTAAATTCGCGCGTGGCGACTTCGTCGAGAGAGAGAAAAGCGCCCCTGCAGCTCTTTCTCTAAAGCACCTAAATAACTACTATCTGCAAGATGACTATTAATCCAAGTACCTTGTATGAGATCCTTAGAGATTTGGTGTTCTGTATAGTTAGGTTGTTTTAATGCTGTATAAAATAAGAATGAAGACCAGAAATTGTCATCATAAATTGTATACTTATGAAAATGTTTTCCTTTTGTAAGAACTATCATATCCAAGTAGGTATAAAGAGTTTTAACAAATTGAAGGTCTTTAGGCACTTCTCTAGGGAGTATTGTAAAATGATTACTGAGTATTCCTTCTACAGGGTTGTGTATAGAGAGTAATTTTTTATCGCTTCTTTCTTTAACAGCTTTTTTAACTATAGAGCTATTACTTAATACTATGTCGTTATCTTCTAGGTTAGGAAGAACTAAGTCTACGATTTTAGAAACTTCTTGTTCTCTTTCATATCCGTCTATTAATCTAATATGGTGAGCTTGGTTAATTTCTAAATTATGTACCTTAATGATATTATCTACATAGTTCCTAGCAAACTCAGTAGTAATTTCAGGAAATACAGCTGTACGTCTACCTTCTCTAACTAAAGCTTCAGCACTAAGTAAATAAAATTCTGATAGACCTGTTTCATCTTCTGTTTTTAACATCCAATTATTCCCCCAATTCATAGTAGGGTTATCTAACTCAACTGGTGTTTCGGAAATTATAATTTCATCAAAGTAATCTCTCTGAAGTTTATCAAGATCAAAGAATAGATCTAACGTTCCGGGAGGAAAGTATCTATCAAGCTGGTGTGAGTAATCTATAATTAATTCAATATGGTGTCCTTTTTGCTTTTGGACTCTTGCTATATTAATAAGAGTGTACCAACTATGGAAAACTTCTCCAAGGCCGGCACACATCTTATGTAATAATACGGTTTTCATTCTTAGCCTTTGGCTTCGTCCATATTGGCTTTTTTGTAAGGAGTAATTAATTTTTTAAGTTCGCCTGCTGCTTTTCTAGCTCTTGCTTGAGAAGCTTTAGTACTACCGTTGTTGTTTTCCTCTAGGATTGCAAACTGTGTTGCAATTTGTTCAAATAATTCTTGTTTTAATGACATAATTTTAATTTTAATTTAGATTCTACTGTTTTGAAACTGTATTTAAGTACGTAGGTGAAAAATAAATCTCCTAGTACCGAATTTAGAAAAAATGGTATTGCTAATGTATAACATAAGACCAATCCTTCTAATGATTTAGGGTAACCTAAAATCCATACTCCAAAATTTGTTACTATAAAAAATACTGAGGAACTTAGTAAAACATATTGTAATTTAACCTCTTTCCAGTATATAGATAGCAAACTAATAAGAATAAAAGATCCGTAGACCCAAAATGTAATTGTACTAAACCCTAGAAATATATCGGATATACCTAATGCTATTAATGGTAATATAGTTCCTAAAGCTTTATTATTAAACGTTGTTGCACCAAAAATAGCAAGTGCAGTAACGGGTGTAAAATTAGGCGGATGGGGTAGTAGTCTAACTAAGACTGCTACTGCAACAAAAAGAATAAGTATTAATTCTCTCTTACTTAACATCTTGTGGTTTTAGACAGATAGGAATAGGATTCATTTTATGTTTATTTTGAATCTGGAGTCCGTAGAAGATATTAAGTACTTCTTTTTGTCTTTTTTTTAGTCCTGTTTTTTTACCTCCAAATGTCATAGCCCATTCTAATTCATCATAAGTAGCACCAATTTGATCTTCATCGGTTCGGCTATCATCCCATAAACCATCAGTAGGCTTAGCATCTATAATATCTAATAGTAATTGATACTCACAAGCTGCTTCTTTAACTTCTGATTTCATTAGATCAGCTATGGGTGAGATATCTACGCCGCCATCGCCATATTTGGTAAAAAATCCAATTCCAAAGTCTTCTACTTTATTACCAGTTCCTACTACTAGTGAATGGGTAACTTGAGCAATATGGTAAAGTGTGGTCATTCGAATTCTTGATCTAGAATTAGCGTTTGCTAAATCATTTACGTTTTCGAATAGAGATGTAAATTGCTCATACACTTTGTCTAATTCGTATTTTAACGGAATAACATTTGGATATTTGTTTACTAACCATTCAATATGGTCCTCCGCTAGTTGAACTTCTCTATGTCCTTGTTTAATTGGCATTGAAACAACATAAGTTGTAATACCGGTTTCAGCGCAGAGGGTAGAAGTAAGGGCGGAGTCAATACCGCCCGATACACCTACTACAAAGTTTCTATCATTATTAGAAGTACTATACTCCTTAAGCCAATCTACTATAAAACTGTATTTCATTATCCTAATAGCATTTGTTGTGCGTCTGGTTGTTTCTTAGTATTTTCTTCATCTCTCTCAACTGATACTACTGCTTCAGTAATTAACATTGTACCAGCAACAGAAACTGCATTCTCCAAAGCTAGACGCGTAACCTTAGTTGGGTCTATAATACCTTCTTTAAACATATCAGCATACTCTTCTTTTCTCGAATTATAACCGTACCAATCATCTTTTGTTTTAGAGTTAATTAGTTTCTGAATATCTTCTACTTCTTCTCTCTGTTTACCGGCATTGTACAAAATCTGAGTAAAGGGAGCTTGAATAGCCTCTGTAAGTATTTGAATACCTACTTGCTCACTAGCTGTCTTTGTTTTGAATTCACCTTTCTTTTTTAAATTAAGTAGGTAGGTACTTGCATTTAGTAACGCTACTCCTCCTCCAGGAAGAATACCTTCTTCTAAAGCAGCTCTGGTGGCGTGGAGAGCATCATCTACTCTATCTTTTTTCTCTTTTAACTCTACTTCTGTATAACCACCGACATGTACTACGGCCACACCACCTACAAGCTTGCCTAATCTATCTTGTAAATTTTCTTTTTCAAAAGGGGAATTAGAATCATCGATTTGATTTTTGATATCAATAATTCTTTCTTCAATATCAACATCTTTTCCTTTAGCATCAATAATAGTAGTCTTATCTTTAGTTACAGTAACCTTACCGGCTTTACCTAACCATTCGGGTTGAAACTTATCTAGTCTCATACCTTTTTGATCCGATACTACTGTTCCTCCGGTCAAGATTGCAATATCTTCTAAAGAAGCTTTTTTTCTATCTCCAAAGTCAGGAGCTTTTACTGCTACTACAGGTAAAATACCTCTCATCTTATTAACTACCATAGTAGATAATGCCTCTCCATCAATATCATCTGCAATAACTAATAGTGACTTGTTCTGTTGAGAGACTGCTTCTAGGATAGGAAGTAATTCTTTTACTGCGTTTAATCTTTTATCTGTAATTAAGATTAACGGATCACGAAGAACAGCTGTCATAGAGCCATTGTCAGTAACAAAATAAGGAGACTTATAACCTCTGCTAAATTGCATTCCTTCTACCGTTTCAAGGTAGGTCTCTCCTGTTTTTGATTCCTCAATAGTAACGACTCCATCTTGCCCTACTTTATCCATGGCAGCGGAAATTAACTCACCAACTTCATTATCGTTATTAGCTGAAATAGTAGCGACTTGTTTTAGCTGCTCTTCGTCCGTTATATCTTTAGATGTCTTTTGTAAATATTCTACTGCTGTTTTAGTAGCAAATTCAATTCCTTTTTTTACTTCTACTGCATTATTATTTCCAATGGTACCTAAACCTTTTTGAAAAATTTCTCTTGCTAGTAAGGTAGAGGTAGTAGTACCGTCTCCAGCTTGATCACCTGTCTTAATAGATGCCTGCTTTACTAACTGAGCTCCGATATCTTCTACTGGATGTTTTAAGTTAATAGATTTAGCTACAGTAACACCGTCTTTAGTAGAAGTAGGGTTACCTGCTTCCTGCTCAATAATTACATTTCTACCGGCAGGTCCAAGTGTGCAAACGACAGTCTTTGCTAATTTTTCTACTCCTTGTGAGAGTTGCTGTCTTGCTTCGTGATTAAAAACTAATTCTTTATTCATCTTCTGTGGTTCTTACAACTGCTAAAATTTCTCTATCTTGTGCTATAAAGTATTCCTCTCCCTCAAAATCGATTCTTAGAGTACCAATTTTAGGTATTAGTACAATATCACCTACTTTATGATTAACTGGAATAAAATGGCCAAACTCTGATAGTCTGCCTTTGCCTGTGGCGAGGACCTCTCCCATCTCCGGCTTTTCTTTTCCCATATCGGGAATTACAATATTTCCGTACGTTTTTTCGCCTTCATCTATAGGGCGAATTAACAATCTGTCATTTGACGGTAATAACTTTTTATCCATAAAACTTTTTATTTATATTAATATAAGAACTTTAATTTAGAAATCAAACCCCAGAGCAATAAAATTTAGCTAATTTTCAAAGTTTTTGGCTCTGATCCTTTAGCAAAAGGAATAATAATTTGAAGTAAGCCATTCTTAAACTCAGCTGTTGCTTTATTTAAGTCAAACCTACTATCAATCTTCCAACCTAAATTAAAAGATCTTTTAGCGATACCTTTATGTATAAATTCGCCTTGATCTTCGTCTTTCGGTTTATCGTAATTTACTCTGATTATATTACCCTCAATTAGAATTTCGATATCTTCTTTTGAGATCCCTGTACAAGCTATATCTAGTCCTAGACCGTTGTCTCTCTCGTAAATATCTACTGGGTGGGGTAATTTGGATTCTGCCAGAGGTCTGTAAGCCCCGGCTTCTTGGAAAAAATTCCTAACTAAAATGTCGAACGGATTACGTTCATAAAATAATGTACTCATATCATTTAAAATTTGTGACGTCCTAAGATCGTCGGGTTAAACATAAGAAAGCGCTCTGGGGTCGATTTCTATATTAATAAATATAGGGTTTTTAACTATTTTATCCAACTATATTATTATTTTTTTTGTATCTTCTTGTCTCAATTTCTTACTTATTTGAGGAATAAATCCATTAACTAATACTTCTCCAAAATAGATGTCCTCATAATATGTAATTTCAATACCTAGCTTCTCGCTAATGATTCCTAAATTTTCTGTATGTACTCCTACTTCATAAATTGCTTTTTCATTAGCAGGAGTTCCTTCTAATTTCTTATTCCACTTCCATTTAACATTAGAAGTATTATGATGAAACATCCAAGTAGCAGATTGAATTTGTTCTTCTTTATTTTTTCGATCAAGAAGAATTACACTATCAAACTTCTCTGAATAGGTTAGTAGGTCTTCGACTTTATGCTGTGCTGCGTTTGCTTTAACTACTACATGATTACCAAAATCTTCTAACTTAGTAGGTTCAAAAATTGCAGGACATTTATAATTTGAAGCAAGTGATCTTAAGAGAGTAGTTCCTCCACATCTTATATTTGCTATGATCAATATTTTATTAGTGTCCATCTCTCCAGTTAATTGAAATTTCAGGTGGTGCTTTCAAAGTAACTCCAGGAAGCTGTGTGGTACTTTCCATTAGATCTTTAACATAAGGAGCAAACATTTCTGCTTGATCTTCTCTAACGTTAATAACCAACTGGTCATGTACCTGAGCTTGTACACAAGCATCTACTCCTAGTTCTTTTGCTTTTCTGTTTATAGCAAGAGCAGCACGGTTAACAACCGCAGCGGCAAGAGACTGCAACTGAAAGTTTAAGCAGTTATTAAGTCCGTTTCGATAGTCTCGATATGCTTGCATTACTTGATCTTTACCGTATTGTAGCTCTAGTTCTTTTCTAAATCTCCAGTCCATCATTCTATCACCAAACTTAGAGTAAATTTGCTTCACTCTAGGTAAGTGTCGAACGCGTCCTACATAGTTTTTAATATATCCTTCATCCTTAACTTGGCGTCTAGAATTTTCTCTCCATTTAGCAAGACCAGGAAACCCATCCAAGTAACCTTTAATTAATCCTTCAGCAGTTTTCTGATCAACATCTAACGTCATTTTGAGAGCATAAGCTTCCATACCGTATGCAACCCCTAACGAATAAGCTTTAGCTTTATTTCTTTTAACTGGGTCTAGCTTCTTTAAGTAGTTAGGAGCAGATTTATCAGCAGAGACACCTTCAAGTTTTTCAGTCTGTATTGCTACATACGAATAGAAGTCGTAATTATTGTTAAAAATCTCTTGTAGTTTTTCATCACCGGATACTGAGGCAAAGCAGTGAGGTTCTAGAGATTCATAATCACAATCAATTACTTTTCTACCCTTACCTGCAATCAGGAATGCTCTAACAATATTAACATACTTCTCTATTACAGGAGCATCTTCACCTGGTTCAAGTGGTTTAGGAAGCTGTTGTGCATCTGATCCATATCGACCTGATACAGTACCGTTCTGCTTAAAGTAGAAGTAGTATTTACCGTCCTCATTACCGTTAACAAAACGTTCAATATAAGTAGACTTTATTTTTAAGAGCTTATTGTAGATACGAAGATTTTCTGCCCAAGGATACTCTTTAGCTAGCTCTTCTACCATATCCATATCAAACTTATCTCTACCAGACTTGGTATTAGCACCAGATACTTTAGGTTTAATACCCATGTATTTAAATACTATTTCACCTAAGTGAGCTTTAGATTGAATATTGAGATATTCTCCATCATTTTGCTCTTTCCATAGACTCATAGAAATTCTAGCTTGCTCTACTTCACTAATATAATGGTTTTCACCGGTAAGAAGAAACTGTTTTTGAGGAGAGTCTTCTAACTCTTCTATAGCTTTTTGAGTAAGGGTATACTTGCCTGTTTTCTCTGATTTAGGTAAAGGTAGAGAGTATCTCTCAACTAATTTTTGAGCCCAATTACCTTTATGGGATACAGGGTAGTTAGTCATAGCAGTATCTACTACCCACTGTTTAACTTCCGGAAGAGCTAATAGAGACTTCATTACAATCTCTTTATTCTTTTCTTGATCCTCGGTAATCTCAGCATAAGTTTTAGCTAATAACTCCATATCAAGATCTACACCGTAAGCTTCCATAGGTACAGTTACCTCACGGTAGATTGGCATTACTTCCTCGTTGAAGAAGAATTCTTCCAAACCTTCGTCTCTAAGCTTACCCAAATAAAGATTACAAATACGAAGGGTAAGATCAGTATCAGCTGAAGCATACTTGCTAAGAATATCCAGATCAGCTTTATAAATTTCAAAACTTTCTTTAGTGACAGAACCACCATTTTTCTTAATACTTTCTTTCAGTTCCAACTGCTCTTGGTTAGCTGCTTCTTGCACATTCAGGCCAAGAGCTTCCTGATTCATGATAGCAATAGATTTTAGTCCGAAAGGACTACCAAACCCGAAGGCTCCTTCTTCATAGACTGTATGAACAAGTAATCCAGTATCAACCCAAACACTAGGTAGTAAGTTAATACCAAAATAGTTATTAATAAACTGAACGTCGAAAGAAGCGTTGTGAAATACTAGCTTTTTTCCAATCAGTGCTTTTAGTAAATTTTTAGAAATTACTTCAGTAGAAGTATCATCAATAGTCTGCAGTTCTAATTCATCTTTCTGAAAGTTCCAGACTAAGGTAGGAAGATAGAAACCTATACCTTCTTCTCCAGATACAGACCAACCTACAATTTTATCTTTCCTAGGATTAAGTCCGGTAGTCTCCGTATCGACTGCTATAACATCTGAATCTTGAATATGCTGGAATAGTAGCTTTAAAGTTTCGCTATCTTGGACTGTGTAGTACTTTTTTTCTAATTGCATTTATCTAAAATCTTTTCTTATAAAATCTCCTTCGTCATATGATTTGAGTATATGACAATGTTTACAAACAAGCTGATAGTTAGAAGGTTGTTCTCCTTCATCAGTATGTTTAATATTAGAATTTATGTGATCTACATCAAATAAGCCACTTAATTCTTTTAAATCTCTATCGTAAAATTGAGTTGGATCGTAACCGCAACACTCACATTTTAAGTTACCTGCCACTATTTTTTCCGTTTTATAAAATAACCAAGGACGGACTGGAGCATTTTTACCGTAAGTTTGATACTGTCTATGAACTTTACAGTATTTGGTGGCAAAATGAGCTTCTTCTTCTATAGGGGTGTTACACCATGTAACTTTACACATAACCTTTCTAATTAATACTTAAATATACGAACTTTTATTCAAGATTCCAACTGATTTAGTATTTCTTTTTCGTCTATTTTTATATTGTGCTGGTGTTCGAGCTGTCTAATAACTCTAACCTTCATACGGTTATTACCTTTAAAAAAATTCCAAATGAGCGATGCTTCAATTGTCTGTATTCTTTTTTCTAATCCAAATACACTGGCTTTGAGAAGCTCTTCATCTTCATCATCTACTTCTACATTGATATTTTTTTCAGAAGCATAGGAAAGTAATCCTAAAAAGTCATTATTTTCGTAACAAGATTTTATACGGTCAAATTCCTCTTCTGTTCCTCCTTTATCTGGGTGTGCTTTTGTAGATGCTTTTCTATATAGTTTTTTCAGTTTATCTGGTTTAGCTACTTTTGGTTCTTCCTCTCCTGGAGGGGTATCTCTTATTTCACCTGTTTCTTCATTAATCCAGATCTCAGTTTTTATTTGACTAAAATATTTTCCAAAGATTTCTTTCCACTTAACTTCTAATGTAGAAAAGTATTCTTTTGTATCCTCATGCTCTAATTTGAGATACTGATACTTGAGAGAATATTTTTTTAAAAGTCTGGACATTAGAATTCACCATATAAGTCGAATAGCATTGGTTCTGGTTCTTCTACTATGATTTCTTCTTGTTTGATTATGTAGAGTTTACCTTCTAAGGGTTCTAATCTATAATGACCTTTAAACTTAGTTTTACGCATGTACATAGTTAAAGCCATAACCAAACCCTCAATAGTAGTTCCTGGATCGATTACTAATTCCCAGTTATCACCGGGTGGTACTCTAGTTGCAATTAGTTGCTTTTCTTCTTCTATAAGTACTTCTGGCATACTGTTAAATTTATTGTCTAAGGGTCTTCTTAATAGTAAATAGAGGCTCAGTAAAGAAGTCCGGTATATATAATGAGTGTGTAGCTCTAATAGGATTAATATCAATACCTCCTCTTCGAGTATATAAACAAGCCACCATTAACTGATCAGGGTTACAAGCATCCATCAAATGTTTAAAAATCATTTCACATATCTCCTCATGGAAGTGACTAACTGTTCTATGAGAAACAATATACTTAGCTACTGATTCTGGTGTGGGAATATTTTTACCCTCCATTCGAATAAACACATCACCCCAATCCGGTTGATTAGTAACTCTACAATTTGATCTAAGTAAATTAGAGGAGTACTTTATTTCGGTACTAGATGAATGCTCTTCAACATCTAGTTGAGAAGCATCAGATTTAAAGGCTGTAAAGTCTATAGCATCTAAGTTAGTTATTTGATCTAAAGGATCGTATCCCTGGAAAGTTAGACTTTCAAATTCCATTTCTGAGGTAAAGAATCTTGCTGTAACGTCTGCTTCTAAAAGTTCTCTTAAGTCTCTCTCTACTCTAGCTTCAATACCGGTAATACAGTCAGCAGCAGTACTACCAATCTGCGTCATATTAAAAGAGTTTAAATACAATTTTATAGACTTAGATTCTACGTGAAATTCCGAATTCGCGGGACATACGATTTTAAGCATACCAGCAACAGGTTGACCTTTAGTAGTAATAGCTGATACTTCGTAAGCATTCCATACATCAACTCCTACAAATTCTTTTCCGGAAAGACCATATCCTTCTCTATTTAAGATACGAGGAATTTTAACTAGTAGTGAAGGATCATAAGTATCCTTATACCCATCACCGCCTACCTTACCTAAGTGTTTAGATGCAATTGCTACAACGTCTTGATAATTCTTTACTTCTTCCATAATTAACCTTTAAAAATTTGTTTTGTACCGCCATCGTAAAAATACGCATGACCATTTTCTATTAGTAGTTGATTTAGAGATTTTTCCTCACCCTTAATGTATATATCTGCTAACACTCTACCGTACTTACCTACTCCAAATGATTGAATCTGAAATTTTCCATCATTACGTGTTAGGTAGGATTCAGTAAATTCTTTAGCAAGTAAACCTTTTTCTTTTTCTTCTAAATTTCGGGTTCTACTTTCCCAAGTATCTACTCCATTAAATCTTAATCTAGCTTTAGTCCAAACGTCAAAGCCAAGATCGATCATTACGTCGGCAGTATCTCCATCTACTACTCTGACTAGTTTTGCTTCGTATCTATACATTTATAAATTTTAATATTTGTTCAACTCTTTGCATAGGAGAACCAGTAACGGTTAAGTAAGGCTGTCTAACTCCTTCTAGTACAGCTTTAAATTCATCATCAATTTTAGTTCTCCATTCTTCGTTAACACTTCTTACTCCGTCATCTACTGATTCGAACTCAATAGGAAAGTAGATATAGTGAGTATATTCACCTTTAACTCTATTCCAAATATCTTCAATATAGTTATATGTCTTTACAGATAATTTATCCATAAACTTAGAATATACGAGTAAATCCATATAACACCTATCCAATACTAGATTATAAGGTTGCAGTAAAGCTTCTAAATGAAAACTACTTATAGCCAGTTGAGTAGCATCAGTACCTTCTTCATTAATAGGAAATCCGTAACTACCTACAGTTCTAGTAGATTCGTTTACGAATTCATATTTAGGTAATTTATTTTTAAGTAGTTCATAGACAGTAGTCTTACCTGTACTACTAGCCCCTACTAATGCTATTCTTTTTATCATAAAACCTATTTAAAGTATTGTACATTCCTGCTACTCCGAAATCAGCACCATATTTTTTATTTTGTTCTAAAAAGAACGTCATTAATCTTTGAAATGCATTGCTTTCGTTTTTTCTTACTAAATAAAATTCTTTATCCATACATTTAATCATTTAAAACCGTTGTTAAGTATACAAACCACATAAATAAACTGATATCTTTTAATTTACGAAAAATATCGTTAAGCTCCAACCCTTCGTTAAGAAAATAATCTTCCGCAATTATAGGACCTTCATCTACACCTGCTGTAACTTTATGTAAAACAGCTCCTATTTTTTCATACTTTCCTTCATACGCTCTAATTTGAGGATCCTTACCTTTAAGTTCTGGATATAATGTTATTAAGCCAGGATGCCCATTAAACACGCTAAATTTCTCACAGATTTCAGAAGGCATAATTCTCAACCAACCGTGAAGAGTTATTAATGCTCCAGGAAAGTAAACCAGAAGATCTTCATATTCTTCTAGGTCTGGTTTATTACTAAAAGTAAAGTACCCTCTTTTCTCAATTCTAGGATCTACAGTTCTGAGATGATCTGGTCTTTCATTTGTAATAATTCTATCAGGCCAAAATCCAAGCTTTTCTGATAGGTCAGCAATTTCTCCGCCTGTCTGACTAAAAAATGCTATCCACGTCCGTCTGCCCATTTGTAAACCATCTAAATTTTTGAATATTATACTTAATGAGATGAAGTTGATCCATACTTACTTCACTATTAATCATCTCAAATAGTTTCTGCGATTCTTTACTCCAAAGTCCTTGGTCTTTATACTCTATACCCTTAATACCGTGTACTACCGGATTAGAGGTATCTAAGGAATACAGCCAATTATAGTCTGAGTGTTTATAGTATTGGAATTCTTGAGGTAATCCACATCCTAATAGGTGATGAGGCTTCTTCTCGTTTATCACACCGTCTCTCATTAAGTCTCCGAGTAGTTTAACTCTCCCAAGCATCCAACTTACGTATTTGTTAGGATGAGGGACAGATTCAGTATAATACGAATAGTCAAAAGAGATAGCAATCATGTCTACCTTTGCGATTTCATCCATAAAGATGTAGCAAGCTTTAATTTGCTCATATGTCTTACCCTGAACAACTCCAATTTTCTTACCTGGAACGTTTGAGTATTTCATATTCCATTCAGCCATTTGATTCATAGTTCGCTTAGAATCCTCTAATGCATCCGGAACAATATACCAAGTAGGTCTCAATTCTTTAATCCAGTATGCAAATCTATCTGCATCAAAAGCTTCTTCTAACTCAAAAATAGAGTTATCGAGAATTACTTCTCTCCCTCTACTTACAGCTTTTTTAAACATATTTAAGTACTCTTCATCTTCTTCAAATAGATGAACTAATGCATAATCGTAATCTGTAAACTTCTGTACAGTATCAAAGATGCTTTTAGGACTCTCGTGAGCTATTCTAACCATAAACTATTTTATTTTTTATTAATTCTGCTATCTCAATATTCGTTTTTGCATCAAAGTGATTTTTATTATTAGAATCAAATTTCCACTTATTTACAAAACTTACTGAGTCTTTATATTCTGAATAAAAAGGGTCAAAAATAAACCTTCTATAACCTTGTAATTTACTATTAATCTTATCCCTTATTAGTTCATAAGTAAATTTAAAATAATCATCATCATACACATTTTCAAAAAACCATCTTGCTTCTTTTAAGTGCATACTGTCTAGATAAAGTAAATCACAATTACCATGTATTACGGTATTGTGAATTGACTGTCTAGAATGCACACGAGAATGTGACGTATGATTACCTATAATATACGAAAAATTATTCAGATCTAACGACTTTATTTGAGAAAAAATTTTATATTCTCCTACTCCTGCTTCCGCGACATTAACAACATCAAATTTCTTCGAAATAATATCTACCCAACTTCTTCTTGAATCTTTGCCCCAGTTGGAACTAAAACTATCTCCAAAAATTAATATAGGTTTATTCTTCACCTGTTAGTTTACTGATGTTTAAAGCTTGTGAAAGATCTTGAACTGAGGTCTCTATTAATTTCATTGCTGCATCAAATTTAGCTTGATTTTCTTCATACTCATGCTTTTGAGTATAAGCTTCTACAGCAAGTTCATAAGGTACGTACTTTTTACCTTCAATTACTACTATATGATCTTCTAAATTAACCATTAAAGTACTTAGTTAAATCTGGTCTAAAGTAATTAACTGATTTCATTACTTTTCTATCTCTTGTTCTGTAGACAATGAACTTCCCATTAACTTTTTCATAATGACAAGGCTCACCCTGTTCTTTAGCTCGTACGGTGACAGTCTGTGCGGCTTCTTCTTCAGTAGAGCAAGCTTTACTAAGATTACTCGCTTGAACCTCTTGATACGCTGGCCATATCTTATCCTTAAGGCCGTGTAACATAACACCGTTCCCAAGGGAAACATAAGTAATATCACACAAAGCATCCAAAACTTCCACGATGTTTCCGTCTTCGCAAGCTTGTCTATATTCTTCCAATTCTTCGAGTATAAAGTTATATACGAACTCCCACTCGGCTTTTGCTGGGATTGTTGGTTCATAGTTATTAGGTTTGCCAAATATGGCATTGAATTCTTCTACTTCTGAAACAAAGGGTACATACTCGTTATCATGCTTGCTACAAGGTCCCATTTCTTCTTCTGTAAATAATGTTAGTTGTTTACCCATTTTTTTATCTTTTAGGCATTGTTAATCCGCCAATATAATTTCCATCTCTTAAATGTTCTAACTCGGCTCTTCCAAAATCATCTTCATATCTTACGATATCATCTTCTCCAAAATAAGTTCCTGTTTGTACTTCTACAAATTGAACAGGAGTTTCTGTCTTATTCCAAGCTCTATGTTTAGAGCCTAAAGGAATGTGAATAGAATCACCGGTAGGTACAGAAATAGTTTTATCGTCAAGAATTACAGTTAAGGTACCTTGAACAACAGTCCAATATTCCTGTCTCTTTTCATGAGATTGGTACGATAGTTTTTTTTGAGGTTCTACAGTAATCAACTTTACTTTAGTATATTCAGCATCTAGCAACACTTCATATCTACCCCAAGGTCTAATATCTATTTCCATATCTATAATATAATAAAAATAATTTTAAAGTACAACTATTCCATGTAGAAAAGGGTACTTAGTAAAATTTACATTTTCCCACTGGTTAATATATACACTATGGTTATACTCTACTATATTTTGCAAAGAAGCTAGAAGCTGATTATACTCTTCGGTTGGAAGATTATTTATGCGTTCAATTTCAGAAGTTAGAGCAAGTAATCTTTGTTTATCATCTACGATTTCATCATAGGATTCATCAATAAATTCTCCGAAAGTTTTATATCCTAACTTTTTCAAATCTCTCAAAATAAATGGAGTTGCTGCAATAAAAAACGGTCTTTTACACGCAATAGGTTTCCATACTTTTTCTGTGATAAATCCAGGAGAGATTGTTAATTCATTATAGTCTTTTTTAGCAAACTCATAATTTATTCCTAAAAAAGGATCAAAATGAGATTCAACAACTATATGGTAGTCTGATGTGTTTAATGCTTCGTAAATAACATCAGAGAATTTGTTACTTCTGCTCCCCAAATCGTAGGGTACACCTTTAATAAATTCTTCTACTTCTTGGGTTATTACGTGTCCCTTTTTAATCGCATCAGCTTTTAGTCTTTCCTCATCGTATAATTCATTTGTATAAGGATTGTAATTATGAAAAGAGAAATTAGTATTTGCTAATACTCCTCTTTTAAGAAGTTCTAAATAAATATCAAACCTCCAATCCCAATAATTTCTACTAAATATTGAGAATTTATGAGTCTTTATTGCTTCATCATTATACCTAGGAGGTACCCTTTTCATGAGAATATTAATGTAATCAGCTGAAATATTATTTATTCCTCTAGCTGCTAGTCCATTAACTACAAACTCAATGAAATTTTGATCCATCAATACAAAAATAACTCTAGAACTATCTACATTTCTAAGCTTGATATCAGAGGCAAATCTATCTAAGTCTGCTGAGTTAATATAATCATCAGCAAAATTAATTACTATTAGAGCTTCTTCGTTAGTTCTAAAATGTTCCCACATTTCTTCTGTAACAAAGTCTCTAAACTCGAGATTTCTCATAGCTAAATCATGTCTATCATAATAGAAAATAGGGTTTTTGTCAGCAGAGGTCCATTCTGTATATTCTTTAGCTCCTTTATCTGCCCAATACCATTTATGGTCTTCACTCGAGTTCTTTCCAAAATTTACGTAAATCATTTTATTTTAAATCTATAGGTTCATTTAATTTTTCATCATACCAGTATAAACTACGGTGTGGTGGATCATCTGGGTTGTGTTCTGAGGTACTTACAAAATAAAACAGTCTCAAAGTATTTCTCGACAAATGAGATGGACATTGAATTGGATCTGGGTATCCATGAAAAGCATATTTACCATGTCTCCAAATTAACGCTGTATTAAATAAACAATCAGCTTTAAAAATTTCTTGCTGTCTATCTCTGTCGAGAAAGCTCAATGCTCCTCCATATTCAGCCTTCCATTCTGGTGTAATATAGATTATTAAACTTAATGCTCGATGAAGGCTTAATTCGTTATTCCAGTTAAAATCTGTATGTATCTTTAAGGTATCACCATTAAAGCTCTTACTGTATCCTGCTCCTATTAAATGGGGATCTGGGATAAGTCTTTCGATACCTGTTAATGTCTCTAAGTAAGTTAAAAATGGTCCGCTATTCAGGTAGTTAATAATATTGAATGCTATAGGCATAAGTTCAACTTTATTTAACTCCTTCATATGACTTCCATTTCTATCAAAAGTTTTCCAGTATACATTTGGTATACTTTGGCTTTCATAATAGAGTTTGTATGCTTCTGTTTCCGGAAGAAAATTTTCAAACCTTATAATAGGGTTTGGGCTTCCGGCTCTAAAGCGAACAGTGTCTTTATCAAGGTGCGCATATTTTTCTTTTATCCATTCAAACATAATATACTCCTAATATCTACATTTACCTGCTAATTCTATGTTTTTATAAAACTCAGCTCTTGCAGAATCTTCGTTAAGAAAGCAACCTGATAGTTTAGCTGTCTGCATTGAAGCTCCTTGGTGCTTAACTCCTCTACAACTTACACAGTTATGAGTTGCATCAATCATTACAGCTACTCCAAGGTTACCTTCACAAATCTTATCGATTGCATTATGAATGGCTACAGTAAGTTGCTCTTGTATAGCACCTCTTCGTCCAAAGTGTTCGACGATACGGTTGAGTTTAGACAGACCTACTACTTTACCATTCTCAGACGGTACATAGGCAATACTCACACGACCACCTATTGTTTGGTGGTGGTGGCTACACATTGACGTCACCGGTATATTTGACTCCTGTACGATACCGTTGTACCCATCAGAAGGGAATGCTGTAATTTCAGTCATTGCATCATAACGTCCTCTCCATAAATCTCTTACATATGCTTTAGCTACTCTACGAGGAGTATCAGCTGAGTTAGGGTCATTTCTCCAGTCACATCCTAAAGCATCTAGAAACTTTCCATAAGCATATGCTGCTTCTTCAATCATTTCACTTTTCTGTACTTCTGTAAGAGGAAACCCAGGGGCTACACCATTTGCAAATCCTTCTTTTACTAATTCTAATTCAATGTTATTCATTAATTTTTTGTTTTTAAAGTGGTACTGCGACACATTATCTATATCTTAATATACGAATTTTTGCTCAATTATCCAAATAGTCTTGAATTGGTTTTGAATCTTTTTTTTCCCAAGGGTAGACTATCCAACCGAAATCTCCTGGTACTTCCTTACCGAAGAAATCAGGTTTAAATTTAGAAGTGGATTTATAATGAAGTGCTGCTGTTTTTGGTAGTTTTATGTCTTCTTTTAAGTTTAAAAAAGTATCTCCTGTATCAGCTATATCGTCTATAATTAACAAATCATGATAATGATTACTTTTAAATTCAAAGTACTGTACATTAAATCTATGTGAATAAAGTACTGCTAAAAGAATTCCTCCTCTAGGAATACCGGTTACATATTTGATTTCTCCTTTTGTTTGTTCATGAATTTTGTCTAATAGCTCATAGACATCCTCCCAAGTTAAGTAGATTTTGTTTTCTCCCATGTGTTATTAATAAACCAATTACCGGCAGTGTAATCTGCTAGAGTATTTTTACTTTCTACTTCATCTAGTTTTTCCTTTAAGTACTCCCATTGCTGTGGAGTAATATTAAAGTGGTGAGCACCGTTGACAAAACCTCTAAACCAAATAACAAATTCTTCTGCTGTCATTGTTTGTATGTTAAACCATAAAATTGATAATTCTTTTTTACTGCTTCTAATTCTCCGGCTGCGATTGCTTGTTCTTCTGTATCAAATATAGCTTCTACAGGGCATTCCGGGACACATGCACCACAGTCAATGCATACTTCAGGATTAATGTACATAGATTCTTCTCCTTCTGCAATACAGTCTACTGGACAGACTGCAATACAGGCTCCATCTTTAGTACCAATACATTTTGATCCTATAATAAAACTCATACTTCTCGTTGTGTATCAAATGCCATTATGTGTGCTCTTCCTGTAAATCTGTAACCTTCATCTCTACAAAAATCCATAACTACAGGATAAGTTTCAAATAATGCAACTCTTGTATCTCCAGCTGGCATCATCCAGACTTTTTCATTAGGAATATTTAGGCTATCTAAAAACTGCCTAACCTCGCTGTATATAGTTAAGTCTTTATCTAATACCGGTTTAATATGGTAGTCCTTATGATACGCAATTGACTTTCTAATAGCGTCTAAATTTAATCTATACTTATTATGCTGTTTAACCATTCTATCATCTACTATACCACCTTGAGGTGTGGATACGCCAATAATAGGAACACTATTAGAGAACTTAGGGCTAATAGACAGGAGATCAATAGGATAATCGGTCTCAAGGTAATGACTACCTTCGTTCTCCATAGTGATAAAAATACCTCTTTCATGTGCTAGGTGTGTTAATTCGTTTACTAATTTGCCGTGCATTGAAGGAGAACCACCGGTTAACATCATTTCTGAGATATGAGGATTTTTATCGTACATATCTATGATATCATTAAAGGTATATCTACCTTTTTCTGGGTGAATAGAAGTATACCAGCTATCACACCAGCCACCTTCTCCAAAGTAGCATCTATGAGTACATCCTGTTGTTCTTATGACAATAGTCGGATAACCTTGTCTAGAACCTTCAGATTGTACTGCAGTATAAAGTTCAACGATGGGTAGTACTTTATTATAATCTTCTATTCTACCTAGGGACATAAATAGCTGAATTTTTATCGTGTTCTCTGAATTCTACTTTAGTAATAGTTACTCTACCGTTAGTTTCTTCCTCAATAAAAGGATTAACTTTTGAGTACACAAATTCGGCAAACTTCTCTGCTCCAGTAGCAGGTACTTCACGCAGTTGGATTGTACCGTTACGGTCCATTTTTCTGAAATAATTTCCTAATTGCGGATCATCTTCTGCTACAATAACAGTATGGTCAAACATATACTCAAACCATTCTTTAGGAGATAAACCGTCTATTTTACCTTTAGCTCTTTTCATACCGCCAAAGTCCCATACCCAGTTTCTTTCATCTAATTCACCTTCGAACCAAATTTTAATTGAAACTCCATACCCATGTAGAAACCTACAATGAGTATCTTCTGCTTTCCATTGTCTAAAGCAGGTACTAAATCCATCAAATACTTTTGTTGATTGAAATTTACTCATTATTACAACTTTTTTTATGATTAAACAATCCGCCGCATTTACATTTAATGTAGTTAACTGTAGCTACAAATAATGGACTGCTAGCTAATACTGTAAGTGCACTAGGATGCCAATGCTCTCCGCAAATTCCTAAAGTGTGCTTAACTACCTCTATCATACCAACTCTTCTAATATTCCAACAACTTCTGATAATACTAATATTCCTGCTGCCCAAAATAAATCAAAAGGAATAAGTATATATCCTAATATACGAATTCCTGATTTAATAAACGACACAATTTGATGTTTTTTTGCGTCGGGATAATCTTCAAGTGTGGGTGAGGTGGAGAGATCTTTAATTTTAGATACTCTTCTTGTCTCTACATCGTAGAGTTCGTCTAATAACCTTTGTTCTTCTGTTTTCATAAATGTGTTTTTAAAGTGGTGCTACGACACTGTTGTCTTCTATTATAATAATATAAGAACTTTTTATTTCATATGCAACTTTTTACTCAATAATTACTATACCGTAGTATTGTCCACCTGCTATAGTAGGCGTAACTTTGATGTGTATAGAATCAAATTGTGCTAAAGATAATCCAGTAAAACTAAATGTAGTTATTACATCGGTATTTAACGTACCTGAATCAGTAGCAATTGATGAAGCAGATGCAAAACCTGCTCCATCTGCATTCTTGAATACCTCCACTGTACATGCATTTGCTGATGCGGCATCATTTCTTAAGTAAATAGTAACTTTACTAAGTAAAGCTGATGTAAGTAAGAAAGCACTATCTGCAACTGGTGATGGAGAATCGGTTGCTGTACGGGTAATTGAATTGAAGAAAAATGTTGAACTATTACTTCTGGTAGTTGAAATAAATAATCGAGTTGTACCTTTAAACGTACTACTAGGTGCTGGTGCCCATTCTTGACTACCACTATCCCATGCTAACCTGTAACCGTCAGTAATAGTAGATGCATTGTAATCATTTACATCAGCAAGTTCATCTAATGTGTTGGCTGTTAAACTTGTTAAGAAAGAACTTGTTGCTGCATTTAAACTATTAACTTCTGCTTGTATCGAACCTGTAAATAAATTTAATGCTGCAATATCAGTATGTGACGATTAAATAAAGCCAAAATCAGTAATTTGGGCTGAACTACTTACTAAAGTTTTATTTTCTAAAACTGCTATTCTACTACTATCAAAAGCAATATCATTTCTAATAGAGGCTGAATGGAAAGTCCATTCTTCTTCTGATAGAAATAGTGTGTCTAAAGAAGAACTTAACGTCTCTAAGCTTATTACTCTAGCATCTATAGAACTTGTATAAGCATTTACAGCACTAATATCAGGTACATTTAATGCATGTGAAGCAGTAGTTGCAAAATTAGCATATGAAGATGATAGCTCATAAGTAATTTCATGAGATGCAGAAATTGCATAGGATGCGGTAATAGCTTGTGCTGCGATTCCTGTAGCTTGGCTAAGATTTATTTGACTAGAACCAGAAACTAAAGTTTTATTTTCAAAGAAAGCTATTCTGACACTATCTGCAAAGATATCATTTCTTATAGATGCTGAGTGGAAAGTCCATTCATCATTAGAAAGGTATGTAGAAGCAACAGAACTAGAAAGTGCGGACAATTCAGCATCAGTAGCAAAAGTTGCATCTAAAGAAGCACTAAAATTTTGTAGATCTGCTATAGAACTAGAAATCGCACTATAGTTGGTTGTTTGAGTTAAATCAATTTGACTAGAACCAGAAACTAAAGTTTTATTTTCAAAGAAGGCAATTCTAACACTGTCTGCAAAAATGTCGTTTCTGATAGAAGCAGAGTGGAAAATCCATTCATCATTAGAAAGGTATGTAGCAGAAATCGAGCTTGATAAGCTACTTAATTCTGCATCAGTAGCAAAAGTTGCATCTAAAGAAGCACTAAAATTTAATAGTTGTGCTGTCTCTAAAGCAAGAGAGCTAGAAACTGCTGCTAGTTCATTATCTGTAGCGAAGGTATTGTCTAATGACGAACTAAAAGTATGAAGTTGAGCTAAAGATGCAGATACATCAGAATATCCAGTGATACCTAATGTACCGTTAACAGTTAGATCACCCATAGAACCAGACAATTGTCTACCTAGACCGTCCTGTAGTTCGGCATTGCCGTTAACTTGAACGACTCTTTGAAAAGTCTGATTAATTTTTGTGTTAGTGAAATTCGCCATGTTGCTACTGATATTATATAAATAGGGTAGGTATAACTAGCTAGAAGTTTTTGTAAATAAAAGGATCTCTTTTTTTCAATTCTTTAAGCTTTTTCTTATATTTTCTGTTTTGCTTCCACTTAAATATAAGATTTTTGATAAATTTAATTAATTTCATTTTTTAATAATAATATAGTTGTTTAAAATCAAATAATCGATATCGCTATCTAAATACCTCTCTATTGCTTGAGTAGCTGTTCTAGTGATAGTCTGATCTTTTAAGTTGTATGAGGTATTTAGTACAACTCCATGACCAGTTAGCTTTCTTAGCTCAGTTAATAATAAATAGTACTTTGGATTGTCTTTTATATTTACTGATTGTATTCTAGCAGTATTATCTACGTGTGTAGCAGCAGGAAATAAACTTTGTGCATTTCTTTTAACCTTTACTACTTGGTTCATATAAGGTACATTATCCTTGGCAATGAAGTAATTGTTTACATCGGTAGCTATTACGGAAGGTGCAAAAGGTCTAAACCCTTCTCTTTTCTTAATAACATAGTTTAATTTTTCTCTCATTTTAGGATCATGAGGTGATGCTAAAATTGACCTATTACCTAAAGCTCTAGCTCCAAATTCCATTCTATCTTGTACCCAGGCAACTATTTTACCGTTTAGTATTAGTTTTGCTACTCTGTTACAGAGTTGATCTTCTGCAAATTCTAAGTAGTTTACTCTATCTTTGTAAGATTCTAGTAAAATAGGTAAATCATCGTTATTAATTTTTTCTCCTAAGTATGGAGATGTATTATTACGTCTAGGTCCCTGGTAATTTACGAGACATGCACCAATAGCAGATCCTGCATCAGATGGAGCATAGGGGATATAAATATTTTGATAAAATTTGTAAGCCTTATTGTTGGCTACTCCATTATATGCACATCCACCTCCTAGGCATAAATTATCTGAACCGCTAGCAGATTTGATCATCTCTACAAACTTTAAAAAGTAAAATTCGTAAATAGCTTGAGTTGCTGCTGCTAGGTCTTTATGATCTTGTGTTACTTCAGTTCCTGGATCTCTTGGAACAATCTCTAAAAGCATCATTAGCTTTTCTGTAAACATTCCCTTATCGCTATACTCCCATGTAAAGTATTTTTGGTTGATTTCTGTACCGGAATCATTAAAGATGCTTTTTAATTTGTCGTAGTACTTTGCAGGTTTACCATAAGGAGCTAATCCCATTACTTTATACTCACCTTCATTAGGTTTAAATCCTAGGAAAGCAGTCATCGTAGAGTAAAACATACCCAAAGAATAGGGAAACTGGAAGCTTTCTATTAGGTCTACTTTCTTATCTTTACCTTTCCAGAGACTTACTGTATCCCATTCTCCTACTCCGTCAATTACTAGAATATCTGATTCTGAGTAAGGGCTGGTAAAATAAGAAAATGCAGCGTGGCTTAAATGGTGAGCAATATACGATATTTCTCCTTCGTACCCTATTTCTTTTAGAAGTTTTTCTGGATTATTGTTTTCGAATTCTTTAAGAAATTTTCTTTTAGTAAAGAGAGTCCTTATCCATCTTTTTTTAAATATACTTAAAACTCTATGTTTTTTTACTGCTGGGATTTCATACCAACATACTTGACGTACATCATTGATAGATATTCCCGCTTCTTTCAAGCAATAATTAATTGCATTTATTGGAAAAGATAAGTCGTGTTTTATTTCTGTAAATCTTTCTTCTTCGGCTGCTGCTACTACCTTTCCGTCTATAACAATACATGCTGCGGCATCATGGTAAAAAGCTGAAATTCCTAATTGTATCATAACAGTATCTGCTCGGTATTACGTTGTCTATATTTATACTTAGGGTCAAAAAATGGTCTTGCTTTCTGACTAACCAGACCCCAACTTTCTAATATTGAGTCTTTAGTACTAGAGTCTCCAGAGTACAAATCCTCGTAGTATATAATATTATTATTTAATTCAACAGATAAACATTCTAGTTGTGCTTTTTGTTTTTCAACATAACTTCTCAGTCCTTGCAGTTCTTCTACAGATTGGGTTTTAACAGTATATTTTTTATGCCATTCATCTGTCTTTTTAGCATATAGCAGACTCTCTATTTGTAGTTGTGTATTAAATCTATCTAGAAGTATTACCTTATCAAAGTATTTAGCCATCTCAACATGAAAGGTATAAGCAGGACCTTTATGAGATTCTGGTACAGCATCAATCATTGTTTTCACTACAATAGGACTGTCTTTATGTACCTCTTTTAAGCTAAAAGTATTATAGGATTCAAAAGATGATGGATTCCAAGGTTCAGCGTAAATCTTCCACCCGTGCTGTGCACCAAAAGCTTTGGTGAGCATGGTGGACCCTGTTCTCGGTAATGCAACAATATAGACTCCCATATATTTTACTCTTTGAGCCTCCAGAGGGATTCGAACCCACGACCTGCTGATTACAAATCAGCTGCTCTAGCCAACTGAGCTACGGAGGCGTTTGATCCAATCACTTTACATCTGCAAGTGCAAGAGGTTGAGGAGCTAATTGCATGCACAACCTAATTGGATCTATAATTTAAGCTACGTAATCGGTTAATACCTTTTCAACTGCAGCCTTAGCTACTTCCCAAGACACAGGTCCTGTCTCATCTTCATACTGAACTGGATCTTTTCTACCTAACTTAATGAACGCTTCAATACGTTCTACGGAAGAAGCAGATTTATAATCCGAGTTACCTGAAGGGTAAGGTTTGTAAGAAGTATTCGTACGTTTGTAAACTTCATCGAATTCTATTTGTAAATCCTTACATAATTTTTCACCATCTTGTAGAATACCAAACTTATCAGTTTCTAAATAAGGTGTAAAGTAACCTACCTTTTCAGCATCCCAGTTACCTATTCTAAAAGCAGCATCATCTGCATCTCTAAACTCTTGACGGCAGTCAGGGTAGATAGCATGATCACCAGCATGAATACCTAATGCAATATCTGTATTGTTTCCATTAGCATTAGCTGCTGATAAAGCAACTGCTTGAACTAAAGAAGCAAATATTTTGTTTCTGTTAGGTACTACTGTAGCTTTCATATTATCTTGCTCATAATGTCCTTCTGGTACATCAGCACCTCCGGTTACTAAAGCAGAGTTAAGAAGATTTACTAACCCGTCTAATTTAATAACCTGATACTTAATCTGATCACCGTTTCTAAAATAGACATTATCATTTAGATAATCTACTAAAGATTGAGCTCTTTCAAGTTCTACTCTATGCTTTTGACCGTAATCAAAAGATAAAGCTGTTACATTGTCGTACTCAGATAAACATCTAAGTAGTAAAGTAGAGGAGTCCATCCCTCCAGAAAGACTTACAACAACATTTTTTGCCATAATTTTATAATTTAAATATTTGCCAGGTATTATTAAGCGTATAGGCTGACGCTATTGTTCAAAAATAGATGCTATAGAGTTATTTACCTCTTCCCATCTAGTTGCATACTCTTTTAAAGTATACTCTGTCTGTTCTTTTCCTGTACTGTAGTTGAGTAGCTCTCTTGCTACAGCTTTCAATGCATTAGAAAAGTTAGAAGGATAACATACTGTTTTAATATATTCAGTATTATTTTCTCCTTTAATAACATTTTCAAATACAGTATAACCTCCGGTTTGAGATCTAGAGATAAAAAACGGTTCCATTGCCGGATCTTTAATAATAACATCCTTTGCAGGAATTGAGTTTGGTTTTCGTAACATATTAAAATAAGATTAATTCTTTAAGTTCTAGTTCTGATAGTGATCCTGTTTTTCTTTTTTCAGTTCCATCTTCTTTTACTACAATAGTAGTAGGTATGCTCATCACTTTATATTTAGCTGCCAATCCAGCATGATCTTTATCGATATCTACATTTAAAAATCGAATATCTTTATCTGCAAGCTCTTCAGTAACTCTATTCCACATAGGAGCGTAGTTTCTACATGGTTGACACCATTCTGCATAAAACTTAATTGCTTTTGTTGCCATATCTTTCTCTTGTTTTGTTGTAATGATCTGCCTTAGAAAATCTAACAGAATTAGTAGTAGATTTAGAGCTAGTATTGGTGGTAGCTTTTCTCCATGCTAACCAGTCTTTTAATTGCTCTACATTTTGTTTAGCTGAATTTTTTGACATATAACTGTATTATTAATTAATAATATACGAATTTATTTACTGAATAGCAACTATTATTCTATTTTTGCATACCAGTTTGTTTCCCCGCTAAAACTTCCTGAAGTGATAGAAACTGGGTTAGAATTGGATAATCTTGTTCCAGTGTAGCTAGAATTATTATACCAACCGGCGAACTCATACGGGTAGGTTGGTAAACTTTCTAAAGTAAGAGTAGGATAAAGGCTAAAATTATGTCTGGTAGTAGAAATACTTGACCTAGTTCTAGAATCTTCTCCTGTAATTTGTACTGATGCGTTAGAACCTGGGTCTACAGTGTAATATGCTACATAATTACTATTTTCAGAAAGTGATCCTGAACCAACATTAGTACATCTGGTTAGATTCTTAACAAAAAATTGATCAATACTGTCTTCTACTTGAAACTCCAGTCCATTAAATAAATCCTGTCCAGTAAATACCCCGCTTTGAGACACACTACTAGTTAGTAGATTACTACCTGTAATGCTACTATGGTATATCTGCAGAGTAACCATGTCTGCTGAATTGACGGTATTTTTAATTCTAACTGTTTTCATTTATAATAAATAGTTATCCATCACAACTTAAGCAATCAGTAGATGTTCTACTACCTATATCTCCATTAATTACAGAATCTGTTCTTAAATAATATAGAGTCTTTACTCCTTCTCTCCAAGCTGCTTGATGTACCTCGTTAATAAACTTAGGACTATCTGTTGGATCAAAAGCCAAGTTTAATGATTGAGTTTGATCAATATACTGCTGTCTAATACCAGCTTGCTTTACTAATTCTAGTTGATTAATTTCTGCAAATGTTAAAAAGATGGGTTTATCTTCTGCTGGCATAACATCTTCGGGTAAATTAGCAATAGATCCTCTATCCTTCATAATCTGATCCCATACCTCTTCAGTATTTGCTCCTCTTTCTTCTAGGTAATTAACTAATGCTTCATTCTTACGAATAAACGTACCTTTAGCGGAATTAAACGTCCAGACGTTTGCGGGTAGCGGTTCTATACCAGCTGATACTCCTCCGGCAATCGTACTGTTAGTAACGGTAGGAGCAACTGCAATCAAATGTGAGTTTCTCATACCAGTTCCTTTGCACCATACTGGTTCTCCGTATTCTTCTGCTAATTTTCTAGAAGCAGCTTCTGCTTTATTTTTAATGTCAGAAAATATCTGATGAGTATAGGAAGTAGCAGCAATAGAAGTAAAAGGTATTCTTTCATTCTGCAGGAATGTATGCCATCCTAAAACACCTAATCCAATCGCTCTTCCTTTTTTAGCAGATCTATGAGCTCTAATTAGCGAATCTCTACCGGATGTTTTAGCTAAAAATTCTTCTAATACTCCGTCAAGAAAATAAATCGCTGTCTCAATGAGATCTGTATTTTTCCATTCATGCCATTTCGTTAAGTTGACTGAGGATAAGCAGCAAATAAATGAGTGTTCTTCATCTGTAAAGAGGGTAATCTCAGAACAGATATTTGTCATAGATACTTCTAGGTTATTTCTTTTATATGCAGGTGGATTAGCGTTATTAACAGTGTCCTTATACATAATATACGGTTCACCTGTCTCTACTCTAGATTTAAGTATTTCTACCCATAACTGCATTGCATCAGGGTCTCTCATTTCTAACCTACGCATAAAGTCATCTCCAATTGTAACACATTGGTGTAGATTGAGACACTGTCTGTTAGGATCTCCTTTAGGTCTTCTGATTTGTAAGAATTCCTCAATATCTGGGTGTTCTATATCAAGGTTAACAGATGCTGCTCCTCTACGAACTGCGCCTTGGTTAGTTGCAATAATAGTAGAGTCGTATATCTTAGCCCAAGGAATTACTCCTTCAGATTGACCAATATCTCCATTGCCAATTTTCTGCCCTCTTCCTCTAATTTTGGAAAGTCCAATACCTACACCACCTCCTAAGGAAGTTAGCCTCATTAACTCAGCGTTAGTAAGGCCAATTCCTCTAATAGAATCAGGAGTATCAATACCGAAACAAGAGATAGGTAATCCTTTATCTGTACCGGTGTTTGATAAAACGGGTGAGGCTAAGTTCAACCAACCCTTCCACATATAACGCCAAAATTTATTAGCTAGGTCAGGTCGATCAAGTCTTTTTGCTACTGTTTCTGCTACACGTCTGTATGCTGTACGGGGAGTTTCTCCAGGTAACAAATATCCTTTAGAGATAGTTGCTAATGAAACTTCGTTCATCCATTCTGGATAATCTTTTCCTGCCTCCCAAGTTGAGGTATCTACCATTAATGTCATAAATTAAAATTAAAACGCCTTAGACCAGTCCATATGACCTTTTGCATAGTTAGTCACTCTGTTTGCAAAGAAATCTGTTTGCTGTTTACCTGCAATCACTGCATCAAACCATTTCATAGTTTTTAACGCACCTTTATCGATTTCAGATGCTGGGATAATAGGTTTTAAACCTAAATCACTCATCTTAGTGTTGACTCTATGTTTAATAAAGTTTTTGAGCTCATCCTTACTTAAGTTTTCTAGATCACCCATTTCAAATACTTTATCAATAAAGTCAAATTCAAGCTGTAAAGCATTTTTAGCTGCTTCTTCAATATCTGCAATTAATTCTGGTGTTTTAAACTCAGGATGTTCTTGCATTAAGGTTCTAAATAACCAACAACCGGCCTCTGAATGTAAAGATTCGTCTCTTACAGACCATTCTACAATCTGGCCAACTCCTTTTAGCATGTTTCTCATCTTAAATGATAAAAGAACTGCAAAAGAAGAGAATAAATTTACTCCTTCTGTAAACGCAGAAAAAATTGCAAGAGATTTAGCTCTATCATGCCAGTTAGGAGTGCCGTCATGTCCGTCTCTAACATTCATCAACGATTCAATCTTTGCCATTGTAGTCTCATCTTCTAAGAACTCAGCAAAGTTGTCTAAACCTAACTGCTCATTAAGTAAAGAATACGCTTCGGCATGAATTGTTTCAGAAGAACCTAAAGTAGTTCCCATCATAATAATTTCTGGTTTTCTAAACCACTTAGTTACAAGGGTAGACCAGTAATCGTTAACGATAGTTTCTGTTTGAGCAAATCCTTTTAAGATTCCTCCCACTACATTTTTTTCGTGATCTTTTAAATTACCCTTCCAATCAGTAACATCTTGAGCCATAGGTACTTCTGTGTGAAGCCAATGCGCTTGTTGTTGTTTCAACCAGTAATCGTATGCTTTAGGGTATTCAAAGGGCTTATAAACAATCCGTTCTTCTAATAAACTCATATATCTTTATATATTTGGTGGTTGATAAGACAAAAATGTCCCCTTGGTGTGACCTCGGGGACGTGAATATAAATATAATATATATTCTAGTTTCGTCCCGATTTTTACTTAGATTTTTTCAAAAATTTTGTTAACTGTCTGTCTGTCAAAGGTAAAATTATTATCTGACCTGTTTTCTAATTCTGCACCAGATGCTCTATCTATGAACTCTATATGTCCGTTATTAGTATCCATCTTAATATTATATGTCATGCCATCTTGACCATATCTATTTTTCATAACGTGAATTCTACCGGTACCTAGTACCTTATCTTCTTTCTGACGAGATAATGATAGACAGATATCTGCAACCATCATTTTATCGTAAGAACCAGCAGCCTTATCACCTTCAATAACATTATCTTTAGCCCCCATACGGTTAACTTGAGAAGGTGTAATAATAGGTATCTTAAGTTCTTTAGCAAGACCTTTAGTGGCAATAAAAACGTCATCTATTTCATCTTTTCGTTCTGCATATTTACTTTTCGAAGGTGCTCTTAAGTAATCTACGTAATCTATAATAACTATATCTGGCTTATGATCCATATCTATACACTTCTGTATGTGGGATCTGATAGTTCCAACTGTAGCATTCTTAGGAGCGTACTCTTTAACAATGAGTTTACCCTTTAATCCTTCGATGTACGTTTGGACTTGACCGCGATGTTTATTAACTTCATCAATAGAGTGCCCTGTAAAGTAGCAGTCAAATCTCTTACCCACATAGTCCTCTCCGAGCTCGAGCGTATAGTAATTAACTTTATACCCGAGAGCAACAGCATGAGCAGCAATAGCAACACAAGTCCACGATTTACCGCCACCAGGGTTCCCAAAAACAATAGCCAGGTCACCAGGTCCGAAACCTCCCTGAATACCGTCATTAAGAATAGGCCAAGGGGAAGGAATAGTAGGACGGTAATCAACTCTGTAGCGAGTTTCAATATCTTTATTATATTCATGTCCAATATTTTTATCCATTCCGGCCTTCATGGCTTTTTCTACCATATTACGAATACCATCAAAGTCTCCTTCTTTTAGTAGGTCCGCTGAAGCAAGAATAGCTTGTTTCATTTCTTGATTTTTACAGAAGCCTAGAAATTCCTCTTGTACATATTCTAGGTCGTCTTGTGATGCTTGATAAGAGTTTCTAAGTTCTTCTTTTAGTGCGACTACTAATACTTCATTTTCTACTTTTTGAAGTTCTACTTTAAGAACATCCATAGTAATATTAGTATGGTATTTATCAAAGTAGTTTATAATCTGTCCTACAATCCACTTATGTGAATCTGCGTCGAAGTAATGGTCATAAAGTACGTCTCTAACATTAAGTAAAAACTTTTTATCTGTAAGTAAAGAACCAAGTACCTTTAGTTGGAATCCTTTACCGTATTGCTGCAAACTTTTTAATGTCATAATAACCTTTTAGTGTATCTTATCTTATGTTTAATATAGCTATTTTTCCCCTAATAACCAACTGCTTGATTGTATTTTTTCTCCTAATCCGTCAATTAGTTCTATACCAAACTGCTTACAGATTTCACTTTCCGGGATAGTGTCGTTGTTCTGATCTCCGCCGTTGGCAAAGGCAAGCTTTAAGGTGTCGTAAAATTTACCAGCTAACACTTTTAAGGTTTTATTCTGTGTTCTATCTTCATCGACAGATATCCAAGCCATATCTACGTCTTTAAGTGCTCTAATAATTCGTATTCGTTCATTTTCATCTTGAAAAAACTTTGAACCCTTTAACTCTCTTTGATGATCGTTATTTACAATCACACATAGTAAGTCTCCATGTTCTTTAGCTTTTTCAAATAAATCTAAATGACCTTTATGAAGAGGGTTGAAGTACCCGCTAACTATTACTAATTTTTTCATAACTTTCTGCAATTAATTTTTTATACTTAGTTGTTGACCATCCATGACTTCTATCCAAGTAGTGAATAGGTAGTCGTAAATCATCACCAGTGAATGGTTTATTAATATAGTCATCTCCTAAAAACCTTATATCAAAATCTCCTACTTTAAGTAAATCGTACAACTGCTCTTCATAAGTGTAACACAGTACATCGTCTACATACTTTAATGATAGTAGAATATCTTTTCTTTCTTGTACTGAAAGAATAGGTTTTAACTTATGAGGCCGTTCAATTGAAGGATCGGTATGCAGTAAAACTATTAAACAGGAACATTTATTCTTCATCTGTTTAAACATGTCAATATATCCTGGGTGTATTACGTCAAAATTTCCTGCTATAACTCCTTTAATCATACCACTGTTGTTAACCCTCTAAAATTTTCTAACCAGCCATCTGTATTTTTAGTAACACCTTCTATTTTATCTTGATCCAATAAATGTAGAAAAGCTCCAGTCTGTAATGCAGGTACTGGGTGTCTTAGTACTTCTTCTATAAGTTGAATTTCACCTTCGTCAAGAACAGAATCATGTAAATCCATCATTTTAAAATTAGTTGTTATTTTATCCCAATCGTGTAGTATCTTAGCAAAGATTTTCTTGGGTTTCTCTGTGTCTAGCTGTGTCTCACAGTGGTCCCAGATGTCTTGTAGTGATGCATTAGGATCGTATATAAAACTGCTCCATTCCGATAATATGGTTTTTATTCCTAGTCCTTTTACACCAGGTAAATTGTCTGAACTATCACCGAGGAGTGCTTTGACTATATTATAATTTTTAGGATGTACTCCTATCTCACTAACTACGTTGGCATTTGTATATACGTGTTTCTTGACAGGTGCATATACTTGAATATTCTCATCTACTAATTGTAAGAAGTCTTTATCTGAAGAAGCTATGGTTATCTTTTTGCCGGCTTTTGATGCTCTCAAAGCTATATAGGCAATTATATCATCTGCTTCAAGCTTATCCATCACTATCTGCTGTACTGGAAGGCATTCTAGATAATCCTGTACTCTAAATAACTGACCGATAAGTGCTTCGGTTTCTTCTTCCTTGGTATCGTATAATCCCCAGTGAGTAATACGTGCATTTGCCCTTTGAGCTTTATATTCGGGATTTATATTCTGTCTGTTTCCAGAGCCTCCTTTTCCGTCCCAAATTATAAGTACTCTTGTTGGATCAAAAATACGTGTCATATACCCTAAAGAGCGAAGGAACCCCACGAGGCCTCCGATATGCGTACCTGTGGGATTCATCGCTTTGAGCAGTGAAAACGACCTAATCAAGGTGTTCATTCCATCTACTACCAGTATATGGTCATTTAATGCTCTCGGTGGGGTTTCTTTAAGATTGTTAAGTATATTTTTATAGTCCACTAGTCTAGAAGATTTGGAGTGATGATATCTTCTTCTAAATCTCCCTCTTCTATTAAATCAAAATCAAGACTTCCAACTAACTTCAACCAGTGGTCTTTATGCTCATCTTTATATCTATCGATAGCACGTTTATCGTCGGCAATAAAGCCATGAGAAGTCATTACAATTCTTCCTCGTGACTGTACTCCACCGATATGGTTCTTTTCAATTTGAACGTTAGTACGCTTAGCAAATTCTACTTGCATACCGTTCTTGATAGCCTTAATCTTAGATGTACCTGGGTTAGTGATATTACCGAAGGTGACAACTAATGTAGCATCATACCACATCGACATACCTCCTTTATTCTGTAATTTAGGCTGTCCCATAGGTGATTCAGGCTTCATAGTCCAAACCTTATTGATAGCAACCATAGTATTAGTATAGGGAGAATTTTCCTTTCTAGATAATAAAATCTTTTGATTTAGGTTATTACCAAATTGAGTAGACATTGCACCAGCATTCCACTCATTATTATTCTTATTTGATCTAACAGAGAGCTCGCAAGGGACTGATCCAATACTATCCCAGAAGAAACACATATCAAAAGGTAGGTTACCTTTAGCTTGTTCATCTAGTAGATCAGCAATATAGACTGCTACATCTTCAATAGTATTTAAAGTACCTCTATCAGCATATAGAAAATGTCCTTCGTAGTCAGTAACAGTTCCGTTAGTATCTGTTACTTCGTTGAACTCTAATCCCATCTCTTTAGCATGTTCCCAAGACCATTTCATCTCAGTAATAATGAAGACTGGGAGAATGCCCATTTTTTGAGCATTCACCGCAGCTTCTAACAAGGCAGTGGTCTTGCCTGTATCACTATGTCCGCGAAGGAGAGTGATGTGTCCGGTGGGAATACCGGGAAGAGATGTTATGTCTTGAAAAGCAGTAGAGAGAGGTATCCATCCTTGTTCTTTAAATTTTACAGAAGCATTGGAATATCCTTTTTTCTTCTTAAAATTACCTAAATTGAAAGACTTTCTTACCTCAGCGGTTGCCTTCTCTATTACTTCTTCTTTTTTCTTAGCCATTATTCGTTGAATAAGTCGTCAAATTGTGAAACAGTGTCCTTTTTCCCAGCAGTAGCAGTCTCCATAGTAAAGTTAGAAACAGGAGCAGGTGCTGAATTACTTTCGTTATCAATACCTCCAGGAATTGCAGCAGGTGCATCATCTTCTTGAGATCCTGGTGATAGATAATTTTGTAATTGCTTTTTAATAAACTCGTAATCATACTGAGTAAAAGCTTCTACAGGATTAGGTTGTTCTTTTAACCACTTATCAACTTCGTTATTATTATCTGAAAGAGGGGTTTGCTTAGGTTTAATTCGTACTGTAGTAGTAGGGTACGGGCTACCTTGAGTCATTTCAACTACTAGGTCCCATCCATTGATAACATCTGTGTAGTCTCCTACGTCTTCGTCTTCAGCTAAAGCAAGAAGAGCTTTGTAGATAGTAATACCGAATCCCCACAGTCTAACACCTTTATCTTCTTCTCCTCTAACTACTACAGGAGCAAAGATTCTAGTCTTAGGACTAATTTTACCAGATAGAGACCAGTTGTCTTTATCGTTGGTCTTTCTTAATTCCTTAACAAACTCTTCAATAGGATCTTGCTTACCGAAATTCGATAAAGCTACCATAGGGTATTTACCTATACCGTAGTGAAATTTTAACTCTTTGAAAGGAAAAGTAGGGTCAAAAGCAGATGGTACGATTCTAATCGTCTGCTTGCCCAGTTCGGGTTTCCAAAAGATTTCGGAATAGTCAGTCTTCTCTCTTTGCTGACCGTTGTTGTTTAAGGCGTCTAGCTTAGCCTTGATCGCTTCTAAATTCATATAACTAATTTTAAATTATAACGTTAATGTCTATTCTATAATATAAGAACATTATTTCAGGATTCCAACTCTACTATACGAAAAAGTTTTGTATTAATTCGTTTTAGTTCTGGTCCTTTTGTGAGTAGTATGCAGTTTCTGTAGTCATTCCAGTCAATCTTAAAGTCCTTATCAAGGACGCCGTTGTTAAGTTCCTTAACTAGTGTATTAAGTGCGTTGATTGTATAAAGTGTGTTGGACTCTTTTTTTCTGTGTACTAATATAGTATTTTCTAGAAAATTAGAAACATTAACATAATCTACATTATACGTGCAGATATATTCGTCTTGACTTTTTGAGTACAAAACAAATATTTTGTTGTAAATAATTCTATATCTCTCCTGTATCTCATTTAAAGTATTCTCTAACTCATCAGTAGTAGAGAATGTACAGAATAGTTTATTGCTCATATCTTCGTTTAAACTTGTTACCCCGAAATCATAGTCGAATCGGTTACTTTCTATAACTGTTTTCATTTACATATAAATATATTATTAATCTATAAAACTAAGTTTTGTGAATACTTAAATCTAACTGGGTATTTCCCGTTTTCGCTTAGTATTCGTTCAATATCGTCTAATGTGTCTTTACCATCCTCTTTATAAAAGTCAAAAAGTAATGCATCGTAAGTATAAAGTACTACTTTAGATTTTTTATCTTTTAAATATCTAAGAACATCTTTTAGTATGTTAATATTTCGTGATGTTTCTAAAGATTGCATCATATAGTTCATTAATTTCTGCGGATGCATGTCTTTTAGTTCTTTTGTAAAAGGCTTATTAGAGATAGGGTTGTAAACCACCCCATCATTAGTATAAGCACTCCATATGCTATCGATATACCCTTGAATTTTTTCAAATATTTCTAAAAAAGCAAACTTTTCGGGTATTTTACCATAAATTGCGTGAAAGTTAATCTGTTTTGCTTGATTATATTCTTCATCAGTAATCTCTTCTTTTTCAAAATAGAGTTTAGCTAACTGTTTATGAGCAGATTCGTTAGTTAGCGGGTAACCTATCTGTTCAGATAAGAGCCTAAGATGATAGCCATCAAAATCAAACTCCACAAAGTAATCTCCTTGCGGTCGGAAACATTTTCTGTGTTCTGCTGTTTTTGGAATAGCAGCAAAATTAACAGAATTGAAAGCGTTAGTAGGGCGAGATGTAGCATTGTATAAATTATAAGAGGTATATACTGTATTATCTTTAATATTATTTAAAGGATCTTTAGGAGTAAAAAGATTTACAAATGCGTCATAGTACACCCCTAATCCATCTTGTTCTAAAAGGTAAAAAACATTCGTTGCAGTTGTATTATAAAATTCAAATCCTTTTGGAACTTCGTACTCAATTACTTTTTCTACCTGACTGTAAATGTTTTCACAATTACCGTATAGAATACTAATAGGAATAATCTTATTTACTTCAGAAAAATTCCTATGTTTATTGTAAAAGTGATTAATCTTATTAGATTCACGAACATATTCTAGCCGGTCATACTTAACCATGCTATAAAGTAAGGATAAATCTGTTGCTCCCTGTAGATTAAAGTAGTAGAGTAAGTCTTTCTTATCTAATGTATATAGTTTAGTAGCCTTACTTAGAAGTGCTAAGACACGTTCTTTTTCTACGTTTAAGCCTTCACTATGATTTATTGGAATGATGTAGCCGTTCTTTGAACCTATCAATCTGATATATACGGCAACTAAAGAGGAAAGCTTTGAGTGGTAGTTGTTATTTGACTTTATTATATCAACATAACATCCAAGCCTAACTAGCCTTTCTAATCTTTCTAACTTATCTTCTTGTTCAACTATATAAAACACTTTTGTAAAACCTTTTACTTTATACTAATATACGCACAAAAAGTTAAAGGACAAACTCTTTTGGGTCTTTTAGGTAATTTTTTATACCTTTCATTACTTTTTCTGATTCGTTTATAGTATTCTGATTTTTGGTAGCAGAACCGATGTATAGATATCCTCTGTACATTGTATCATCTGCAGGTTTAGATAGATCCCAAACTAACTGAAGTACAGAATATGCTGGGTATTCTTTGGCAGTGTTGAATTCTTTAAGGTTAACCTCCAGTATCTTACCCTTACGCAAGTCTTTTACAAAATATCTTGTATATTTTTTATTTTTATAATCGCTTTCTGATGGTCCTTCATTGAAGGCTACTAATGGTCTAAGGTTATTGTCTTGCTTTAGAGATTGTTCATAATCTTTTTTAAAGATTAATTCTTTCTTAGCTTCTTGAGGTGTTTCGCCTTCAAAGTATTGGTTTTTGTAAGTAACAATATACTTTCCTCTATATGGCTGTAGAGTATCTTTAACCAATAGTTCATTATCACCACCAGTGGCGGTAAAGGGTCCTTTATATTTAGATTTAGGTAAAAACATATTACTTTCCTAAAATTATTGCTCTAGCTTCTATCTTAGTTAACCATTTACCATTTTGTATATCATGAGATATGTTTATAATTTGGAATGCTACTCCTGCTTCTTTATAACTATAAGGTAACAGTTCAGCAGGTATGTTAAAAAATTCAAGAACTTTAAGTCCACCAATACCAAGTAATTCTATTGAAAGATTTGCTCCGATATGTCCTTTCTTTTTTCCGTCTTCTCCTTCCTCTGATATTGCTTTTGCTAATTCATACTGTATGTAATAACTAGCTTCTTCGGTCATGGCTGTAAAGGTATCTTCATCAATAGAGCCCTTAGCCATCATATCTGTCCATATTTTCTTATAATCAGCTAAAGTTTCACTATATGTTTTTTCTGCTGTAACATCATCACCAGATTTAGTATCATCAGTAGATTCTATAAATCTTTTTTTCACTCCTGAGTTGAATCTACTCATTGAATCCCCAACGCCTCTTGCTGCAGACTGTCCAGTTATTATTGCTTGAGCAGCTATATAATCAATCATATTTTTACTAAGCTGACTGTTAATACTAAAACTAGAAACCATAGAATTTTTTCCTGCTACCGGTAAGGTGTAGTTCTCTGGATCATTACCTTCTGGTGCGGGCACGGCTTCCATGTCTACAATTGAACTTGGACCTAATTCATTTTTTAGGTAATAATCATTATATAGTTGAAAATTATTAACATTGCCAAGTGATACTTGAATTTTCGATAAAAGATTTGATAAAAATGCATCAATTGTAAATTTTTCTGTGTCGTTAGACTGTGATTTCATTTCATTGTACAGGGAGTGTACTGTACTTACATTTACATAAATGTCTAAAATATCACCTGCTAGCTTTTCTCTTTTACCTGGGAGATCTTTTGTGTCTATTCCTACTGTTCCGGTCTGTTGAGGTAGAAGACAAGTTGAAATATCAGCACTAAAATGATCCGGGTATGTAACATAGTAACATCTATCTGCATCTGTGGTAAATTTACCAGTAGGTGCTGAATCTCCGTTCAACTTAGGAATAAAGTAGTAGTTTATAAGCCCTATTAAAAACTTTAATTTTACATATACAAACTCTACTTCTAATGCTTTTGAAGTAACTGGTAAGCAGTACGCTTCAAGTTTAAAACCATTACCGATCTGTTCTACTATTTTATCTATATCAGACTTAAAAGGCCTTATTGCTTTATTTAAACTATCTTCTTTAATTAAATACGGTTTAAATCCTTGATCTAATTTAGGCTTAACACAATTACTGATAGCTTTAAAAATACCACTTAGGGGATTAGTTGCTATTAATTTTTCATCAAATTCAATTCCGACTCCTTCTTGGTTTTCACTTGGTTTTTTTCCTCCCGTTCCATACACAGACTTAACTAACGCAGATGCATCTCCTTCGCCCATAATATCAACAGCTAGCTCATAGTATCCGGGTTCATACTTCCAATTGTAATTAAATACTACTCCACTTAAATAATCATAATTATACCCACTCTTACTAACTAGTGATCCTGCCTCTTCTTTTAATTCAGATGGTTTTGGTTTAGCTTCTAGTACTTTAGTACTCAATGCCGGATTAAATACCGGTTTTCCATCAATGTCTAGGTATACTGAATGTCCCCATTCAACAAAAACAGGAAACCCTGGTCTCATGTATAGCTGTTCCATAAATGCTAACTGTTCTCTAGAATAGCATTTTATGGTAAGAGAAACTTTTCTAGACCATCCTCCAGAGCCTTTATTGACTACTTGAAAGCTAGTAATACCTGGTGAAGGAACTAATCCTTCATTTTCTTCAAAATTATAAAATGTAGAAGGGCTAATGTCATAAGGTCGAGTTGTATCAAACCCTGCTCTTAATTTGGCACCTTCTTGATCTAATGTACCTCCTTGGAGAATAAATTTTTTCCACGCATCAGGTTCTTGATCAAGATCAACTCCAGATACTACCCTTACCCACGCATTATTAGAATTTAAAAATTGCTGAGTAAAATGGGGTTGGTCAAACTGCTTAGAATAAAGTTTGCTTCTATAATTTAACTGCTGAATTACCTCTTTATTGATTGTAGAAATGGAGGGTAAAGAGGGTTGTAAAAATATATTTGACATAACCTACCTTTTATTGTTTATAATCTCATAATCTCTAAGTATGCTAGTATGGTTTCCAGGAATTCTTAATTGTAATCCTGGGGTAGGTACCAGGCTATCGCTTTTGTTGCTAGGATTAGCACTTGCAATAATCCACCAGAGAGATGAATCTCTGTAGAACTGTTGAGCTAAAGTATCGTATCTATCTCCTACAGTGGTAATAACATATATATCCTCAACAGATTCAGGTATATCCGGATATATAGCATTTTGTATATATCTTTTACCCTCTTCGGTTTTATTTTTCAATATTGTTTGATATCTGTTCATTAGCCTGTAATGTTGTCAAAGGAAGACATTGATTCTCCTGCTTTTTTAGTTGGACCTTTACCATCATAAGGTAAAAACTTTTGATTATTTAATCCTATATACGGCATATACCCGGTTTGAGGAATAAAATCATGATGAATATCGGCCGATAAAGTAACATCGAGAACATGGGGTAGAACCATTATGTCTTTTTCTTTTCCATCGTCTAGTCTGATTTCCCAAGGATAGTTTGTTTGCCAGTTAAGCCCTATAGTACCTATATTAGCCCATGCTTTATCTAGGTAATCTCCTAAAGTTATCCTAACTAAAGTACCTCTCATGAAGAGTCCATCATCTGAGAAAGTTGGAGCGGTTGTGGATACTAGATAGTTAAGTTTAGCATATAAAGGCATTAATTCAGCTCTACTAAAAGCTGCTATTTTAAATCCAATACTTACGTTTCTACCAAATCCAGTATAGTTAACAAAAGATTCTGGTCTACCTATAAGCTGACTTGAGTTCCAGTTAGCAGTAAAGTTATCACTAAAGCTATCTAATAAAGCTCTAAACTGTATTAATGCTGCTTCTTCTGTATTTCCTTGATCATATACGTATATTTTAAAATCAACTAGATCTTTGATTTTATCACTATCTCCACCGGGAACTGTTTTGCGAACATATCCTTCTGAGCCAAGTCCATCAAGTGTGTTAAAATCTGCTGATTTATGCTTGTAGTTTATTTTACCTTGATTTGCTGCATCACCGACCTCGTTTAAAGGTATTTTTTTAGTCTTTTTAACACCTGCAGCAATATTAGTAGAATGCCCTTGTGTTATCATCCTACCTTTGTGGTCAAAGGTTTTTCCTCCAAATTCTCTTTTAGTATAATCTCTATATGCATCTCCTTTAAATTCTAAGTTACCTTTATGTAAATGTAGTCCTAGTCCATTTAAAGGAGTCTGTCCAATATTAGTTACAGCAGTAGTAAGTAAGTCTAAAGCTTTATCTATTAGTTCTTTTCCTAACTTGAAGTTTCCACCTTCGTACTGTGCTTTTGTATCAGCAGAATTGATAAAAGCGTTTATTGCTTGTTTTGCGACATGAGATAGACCCGGTTTTGCTATAACTAATTTAGCCATACGTATAGTGTCATCCAATCGCTTACTAGCGAGAATGCCTTGTACGGCTAACATTGAGTTAGCGCCGCCTTCTTCATCTATATCTTTAACAACGAATGGTTTATTATTTAAACCTGATTCGAACTTTAAAGATTTAAGATCTGTTTTAAGGTCTACTAATGCCATTTTTTATTGTACTTCTGGGTTTGCGTAAGGAGTAGTCTGATTAAATTTAGATCCTTGTAAAGTACCTGCTGCAGTTCCTAACTGAGTCATTGGCTTATTAGCATCTGAATGTACGTGATTTCCTCCAACAAAGTGTAAATCATTTATAGCTTCTGCTCCAGGTCTTACTGCAGGAGTTTCACCTTTTAACGATAATGTGCTTTGAGTTACTAAGTCTTTAAGTGGCATAATTGTTTTAGTTTTAAGGTTAATGTTTGTTATAAATAGTCTGTTTTATAGGCCATTTCTGAGTGCCATTCCCACATCAAATGTATCTAGCCTAATAGTTGTATTTTGCGGTTGTGCAATATACTTGTAAAGTAGCATTGACTGAGCTTTCAATTCCTTTAGTTCTTTTTTATGCATATCATCATTCGCTACCATCATATTTCTAAGTTCGGTAACCTCATTATTGCTGGTGTCGACTATTTCTTTTTTAAGTACATCAATTTCTGTCTTAAAGAAGGTGTCTATTTCCAGTCGTGCCTGTATAGTTCCTGTTGCCATAGCACGGGCAAATCTTTGAGCTGCTCGAGCATTACCCGGTAGTCCATCTAAATCTATATCTGCTAAAGGTTTTAAGTATTTAGTTACTGCTCTTTTTAATGAAGCAACCCCTGCAAGATCTATTTCCTTCATCTTACTCAACTTCTTAGCTGCAGATATCGCATCATCTATTCCATCTTCCATATCATCTGCATAGTCATCAAAATCCTCCATTGACGACATTGCAGTTCCAAATTTAGAAATAGTTTCGGCATTTGCCTTAATAGCATCAGCATGTTGAGCTAGTGGCAACTTACCAAATTCAATCATTTTATCAACCGGTATAGTATCATTACCGGAATCTCCACCTCCAAAAAAGCTCTTAATTCCGTCAAATACTGCACTGCCCACCTCTGCTAAAGAACCTAATGCTCCTGCTCCTTGAGCTTTTGCCAAGGCAGCCATTGCAGTAGCATAAGCAGCCACTGCTTCTGCGTTTGCTTTAATTGGACCGGCGTCAAGTTGAATTTTACCAAACTCCTTCATTTTACGTATGTTCTTGGTTAGAGGATCTTCTCCACCAAAGAAACCATTGATACCGTCTAATAAGGTACTTCCTAAGTTACCTAAAGAACCTAACATTCCTGCTCCACCTGAAGCTGCTAGTGCTAGCATAGCCTTTGCGTACTCTACAGAAGCTTCAGCGTTATTCTTGATAGCTTCAGTTGGCAGTATTACTGAACCGAATTCTTTGACCTTATCTAGCTGTGATTTACCAGCCATTGAATCAAATAAAGAGCTAAACATACTACCTAACGAACCGAGAGCACTAGCTACTCCTGCTACACCTAATGCAGCCATACCTTTCATGTACGCTACTAAAGCATTGGCGTTATTCTTGATAGCTTCAACTGGTAGTTCTATTGAACCGAACTCTTTAACTTTATCTAGCTGTGATTTCCCAACTGCTGCATCAAATAAAGAGCTAAACATACTACCTAACGAACCGACGGCGCTAGCTATTCCTGCTGCACCTAATGCAGCCATACCTTTTGAGTAGGCTACTACAGCAGCTGCATTTTTCTTGATTTTATTATCATCTAAATTATACTTTTCAAAATCTTCAATTTTACTCATGGTCTCTTCATCAAGACCTCCTCCGCCGCCGAATAAACCTCCAATTGCGCCGAATAAACCTCCAACTGCCATTGCTGCCATACCAACTCCTAAAGCAGCAAAACCAGCTCCAACAGCAACTAAGGATAAACCTCCCTTAGTCATTTTAGCAGCATCAATTTCTTCAATAGGTTTCATTCCTTTGACGATTTTAGGCATCATGGAGGCTAATATTAATCCGCCAATTCCAATTGCTGCTGCTAATGTTATGATAACACCGCCTAATACAGCTGCACCTATCAGAATTTGGGCAGCACCCGACCCGAATGCTTTTAACCCCATAGCAAAGCCTTTAAGGATTCCACCGCTCTTATCATCTACTCCTGGTGGCATAACAGACTTACCGTCTCCTCCTCCACTTGCTGCTGCTTCTTGAGTTTTATCTCCTTTCTTTTTACCGCCGAATAGACCACCAACGCCGCCCTTTAGCTTATCTTTCAATCCTCCAACAGAATCTCCCAGCCTTTGTTTTATACCTGCACCTAAACCAGCGGCGCCTGCTCCTAAACCTCCTTTTCCAAAAAATCCTGCTCGAGCGCCTGCAGCGGCTCTTCCGCCGCCTTTTATAAACTGTCCTCCTATCTTTTTTCCTAGTAGTTTATCTTTTAAAGTATCTCCTACTTTACCAAACTTATCTCCTACTTTACTAAACTTCCCAAGAACACCAGCAAACATACCTGTTGTTTTGGCGGCTCCTGGTAATGGAGGTGGTTTTTTTCTACCAAACAGGCCGCCGAGCATACCAGCAGCTTTATCACCTACGTTTTTAACCCACATAGGCATCATTCTAGTACCTCTCATCTTACTGAACATACCGCCTAAAGCGCTAAGTCCTTTAATTCCAAGAGTAATCGTTCCGCCTGCTATCGCTCCTGCACCTAAAAGTTTACCTAATATACCTCCATTAGCTAATATACCTTTATTAGCTCCTTTAAATGCATCTCTAAAGGTTTTAACAATTAGGTCTTTAATTCTCCCTATAGATGCTCCGATATTTTTAGGATCAAATGCAGCTTTTAAATCATCAAAAAATGCCTTAGCTCCTAACGCCATCGCATCTTGAAATGCTTGGATTCTGTCAGATAGCTTAGCTACAGTCTGGTATACTTTTAATTGGGCTTTTCCAAGATCTTCTGCTCTCATTTTAGCAGCCTTGTCATTAGCTTCTTTTCTTGCTGCGTCTTGTTTAGCGATTTTTTGTTGCTTTTCTGTCATATTGACAGCTTTGGCTACTTCTTCTTTGGAAACGCCGTAAGCCTCAGCAAATAATTTCTGTGCCTGTACGTTTCCTTTTAATTTATCTTTATTTTCCGCAATAGCTTTAGACAATTCTTTTTGAGCAGTTACAGTATCTCCAGTAGCGGCCGCTGCGCGGTATCTATCTAAATTTAACTGTTTTCCTAGAATTAACTCAGCTTCCATTTCTTTTTGAAGTGAACCTTCAAAATCTAAAGTAGATTCAGCTGCTTCTGCAACCCTATTTAATTCCATACCCATTAATCTTGCACCGTATGCTGCTTTAATTAACGCGTTAGGGTTTTTACTGTTGTTAAAAAGTATTTCTTGAGATAGTTTGCCCATCTCTTCGAATACTGCTTTGGGAGCGATTGCTGCTTTGTTAGAAGCATTTAATTTTTCAGTAGTACCTCCAATAAGTTCGACCATTTCGCCAAACTCTTGATTTGACTTAGCAGCCATACCGTATAGATTAGCTGCTGCTTCGGCAGATACCCCCATTTTGGTAGTAAGAGTACCAAAGGTAGTTAAAATCTTTCCTGAAAATCCAGCTGAGGTTCCTAAGGCGTCGTTCATTTGACCTACGAAAGCAGCTGCTTGTTGAATTGGAATACTAAGTGCACCAGCTGCTTGACCAACCGCTGCAATTGATTTTCCGGCATCAATCATTCCACCTCCTAGTCCCTTTCTTACCTCTACCCCTATTTCACTAGCAAGCTTTGCTCCATCAAATAGTAATTTAATAAAGCCTGTTGCCATTGCTACTGAAAGTAATTTTACCATTCCAGTAGCAGCTTTAAGTCCGGCTCCTAATTTACTTGTACCTTGTGCTGCTGCAGTTTGATACATTTCAGCTGCCTTACCTAGTGAACCAAATAATGTATTGAACGCACCGCCAAGTATAGGTAAAGTTGACGAAAGCGTTTCACCTAACTTAGCAAATGCCTGTAGGGTCTTACCTCCAGCTTTATTTATTTTATCTATTTCTTTGTGAAACTCCTTAGCTTTTTCTATACTCTCCTTTTGATGTTTAACTCTTTCATCAACTAAGTGAGCTTGACCTTTGAGGTTTGATATTGCTGTTTTACTATCTGCAATATCTAATTGAGCATATTTAGCCTGTGCTTCAGCAGCTTTAAGTTTTTGTTCTGCTGATGTTATCGCTTTTTTATTTCCTTTCTCTAAAGCCTCTTGATACTCTTTAGTAGCTTCTTTAATAATATTTCTAGCTTCCTGTTCTTTTCTAGCTGCATCTTGTTCAAGCTTAGAAATTTCAAGACCTATAGCTTTTCTTTTTTGCATTAAAGCAGCTTCTTCTTGTTCTGCTTTAACGATATCATTCATAAAGGATTTACGGGCTGATGCAGATTTAAGCGTATCAACAGTCATTTTAGACATTGCATCTTGTAATTTAGATACCTTGCCTACTTCCGCAGAAGTTACATACTGCTTTACTCCTATTTCTTTAGCGCTTTTTTCTAGTTCCTTAAATTCTTGGGCTAGAGTTTTTATCTCTGCTTGAGCATCGACCGCACTCTTTCTCAGGTCGTCTAATTGCTTTTTTCTAGCTTTAGATCCTGCAGCGTCACCAGAAGGAATATCAAATTCGTCAGCCATGGTAAGTAGTCTTATTTCTTATAAATAGTAAAGGCCTCTATTATTTAGAAGCCTTTGTACTATAGGACGGAGATATATTTGGTCCTCTTGCTATTTCATTGGAAGATGAAGGAGCTTTATTCTGTTTGTTCTGATCTTCATAGAATTCAGCTATTCTCTTAAAGGTTAATCTTCGTAACCATATTGGCATGTTATACACGGTTCCGAAATCATAGCCGCCTTTACCATGAAAAACAATTTCGTGTATCTGAGAGAAGAGCCCTGCTCTATACTCAGCTGCCTCGTTAGGCGTCAGGCCAAAAAAAGTTGACTGTGACCGGCACATCGATGTCCTCCCCTACACCGTTTTCGTCTACATGGTACACTTTAAATTCAACATCTGGCTGTACTCTGGTATATTCCTCTCTAAGAGCTCTAGCGTCTTGTGCTAAGAGTCCTTGGTCGACAAACTGTCTAACAGTAGATTGCTCTCTGTCTCCATTTACTGAAGTAATAATATATTTAAGTCTGGTAGACATGGAAGTATCGTTATCTCTGCTAATCTTTTTAAGTCCTTCTACTTCTCTATCAATTTTTCTATCATCACCATGAGTAAGGAGCTTAAATGTTACTTCATTACCGCTTTTAGGTAAATTAAAAGTAAATTCTTGCTGTCCCTCACTAATTGTAGAAAAATCTAGTTCTTTATCTTTTATTTCAGATAAGTCTGCTACTACCTTCTGTCCTTTATACTCAAATTCGTAATCCTTTCCGTAAGAAAGAATTCTTGCTGCGACCATTAGAGCATTCTTATCACCAATCAATAGATCATTATAATCAAATTTGGTGACAATAAGTGATTGAAGTAGTTTATCAATAACTATACCTTTCTGTATAAAGTTTTGATTTGTAAGAATATCCTCTTCTTTAGCTGTCATGTACTTCATTTCGATAGTACCGCTCTTGAGGGGATGTCCTTCAGGGTAAAGTTTTCCCTTGGAAGGTAGATCTACCGTTTCAGTAGGAATTTTAAATTTTGGTTCCATAAATATTTAATTGTAAACTAGTTTATATATAAATATATGAACTTTTATTTTTTTAAGCAACTATATTTTAAAAAAAAGAGGCTTATTTAGCCTCTTCTTCTTTTTTAAGTTGTTTTAATGCTTTCTTCCATTTACGTTGAGCTTCTTTAATAGTAATGTCTCCATCTTGTAATTGCGCTCTAATCGCATAATACTCTGCTTTATAGTGGCAGTGTCGAGTGTTTTTTTCTCCTACCGGGTCGGTAGTGTTTGCTACTGCTATCATTCCGAATAACAGCAACAGAGTGGTCAGTGCTTTCTTCATTTGGAATATTATCTATTAATAAATAGGTAATACTTCCTTAAACTTCTCTTGAACTTCTCTTAATATTGAAAATATTATTTTGGATATACTCAAATAACTGTTTATGTGCTAAATGGTTCATATGGTACCCATCAGGAGCAAAATATTTTTTGAATTCCTTTGAAGTAGTTCTTTCATGTTCATTTTTACCTGAGATAAATTTATCAATATCGTGTAAGCTAAATCTACTATCAATCCAGTTAACCCACGGTCCAGGTTGAAGTGGGGGATGTATAAAGTCAGGGTATAAGTACTCAATCATACTTGGTACTACTATTTCTAAATTTTGATAATTCTGTATAATGCTTTTTTCTGCTTTAAATCCACATCCTATGATATGAATTTTTTTATTCAAGTTATTCCAAATATCAAAATATTTTTTTTGAATGTCTATAACTGTGTTAAGTACTCCTCTATACGTGTTAATTAATCTAAAAGCTTCTTCATCAAAACCTCTTAAAGGGTCTGGAAGAAATACAAAAATGTAGTCGTATTCGTTTATAGGTTGATTTAGTAACTCATAGATTCTTTTCCCTCCAGTGCTCCAATTATCTACACTGTAGCCTTCTTCATTCAGGTATTGTGTTAATCCAGGATGGTATATTTTATTATCATAACCTGCCCAACAGCCAACACCCCAGCTATCTCCTTCTATTAGTATTTTCATGGTAAAAAAAAAGCCCGACAAGCGGGCTTTCTTTATTATAATTAAGTACTTTGATCCTAGTAATTAAGTACGCAGTAATCCATATTAATAGTAATTGCTAAATCAACTACTGCATCAGATGTCCAGTCATATTGACCGAAATCACCGTTAGTCACGAATGCACCTTTGATGATCCACTCTCCAATAACGTCCCCTACAGGTCCTAAAATATTAAGAGTTAAATCTTTTTTGTAGAAGTCAGAATATCCAGCTCTACCTGTTACTGATTCGTATCCTAATCTAGCCCATTCCATTACTGCCTGAGCTCCAGAAGGAGTGATCGGATCGTATAGAGTCATGGTCATCTCTGCCCATTCTCTCTTCCCACGTATTTTTCTATACGTGTTCATATGATCAAGCTTAATTACGTTGTCTGTAAAAGTAGGAGCTTTTACGTTTTTAATCATGAACGATGGAATTGCATCGATATACATGACAAATCTGTTCTGTACCTTCGGTTCGAAGGCTTTAAACATTATTTCGTTAGGATCTAGTACTGCCATTTCTTTGTTGTTTATTTATAAATATCCAAGTTTAAATTTATGCGCCGAATGATGCTCCAGTTGGTTCAATTACGAAGTCAAGGGTAATGAATTCTGCAGTTTTAGCTGGCTGAATATATACTTGTCCTATCAATTGGTTTCTATCGATTACATCGGCTGTGTTATTAGTATCGTCCATTACCACTCTGTAAGCATAAAGACCTTGTCTCTGTACTACTGATTCTAAGTATGGATTAACTGCTGCCAAGAAGCTATTTCTAGTAGCAATAGTATTTTGTTCGAATACTAATGACTTAGCTTGATCACCTAAGAATTTCTTAAGGTCAATTAATAATCTTCTTACGTTAACTCTATCAAGAGCTGATTTCTTCTTCTGTAAAGTCTTCTGACCAAATACTGAAATACCGCTTCCTGGGAATGTAGCAATTGGGTTAACGTTTGCTGCATATAGAGTATCTCTTTGAGATCTTGTAAGTTTTCTTTCTGCTTGGATTACGTTAGGAATTCCTCCTCTTGTTAAACCAGCAGGTGCAAACCAAGGTGCTGCTGCACTATCAGTAAATGCATATACTCCAGGAATCACTACAGAAGCAGGAGCAAATTCTAACTTACCAGTTGAGCTTGCCATTTGTAACCATGGCCAGTAAGAAGCTGCATAAGAGCTGTTTACTGTAGAAGCATGTCCAGCTGCGTTAGATACTGTGCTTCCGTAAGGAGAAAGGTCTACTACTGCGATACAATCGCCTCTAGAAGACGCTAAGGAAATTACGCTATCTAATTGAGTTTTGTGATCTCCAAAGTTATAAATCAAACCAGGAGTAGATACGATATTGAATACATATTCATCTTGGTTAGTTAAGATCGAGATAGCATCTGCATAATCTGCTGCATCAAGACCTTGAGTGTTTCCGTTTGTAATAGCGCTAAAGTGCTTATTAGGTGCAGAAGCTTGATATAAATCACCCTGTGCTCCGTGGAACGAACCTGAGCTAGCTACTGGAAGGGAACCAGTATAAGCGTTATCTCTTATGTTTACTCCATCGTTTGCAAGGTAGTTAATTGTCTGTCTATCAACTGAGTTAACATAGATGTATCTTGATCTATTAACATAAGAACCTACAGTAGAAATATAAGTAGAAGTTCCATCAGTTGATTTAGTTTTATACTGATCTCCAACTACTCTGGCAACGTAGCCTTCGTTGTTAGGATCTAGGCTCAAATCATTGAACGATTCTAATACAGTTTTTTGTTTAGTACTGTCATCTCCTCTTCTTACGATTAAAGAGAAAGTACCTGCGTTAGCGTCAACATTTGCAATCTCCCATCTAATGTTGTCTTCTGAACCAGATACTAATGAACCGTCACTGTTTAAAGAACCAGGATCGCTAGCTCCAGTAGAGTTGTTTAGAAGTGATCCTTTGCTAAGAGTTTTTAAAGTAAAAGGAGCGCTTCCGCCGTCATTAGCAGCAATGTTAGTGTTACTAGCACCTGAGAAGGAGCCGTTTACTACTCTGGTGATCAATGCTGTATTACCGCCTTGCTCAAAGTAAGACTTAACTGCTAGGGAAGTTAAAAATTCATATTTGTTAGAACCAGAAGCAAAAGTTACACCAAACTTTCTTTGGTAATCACCGTATGATGTTACTACTGTTGGTTCTTCTACTGGTCCAAGTACTGTTGGGCCAATAAATGCTGCGCCTGCCTCTAGTGCTGCTGGTGCAATAAAAGATCTATCTTGCTCTCTTGATAAGACCCCTGGGGAGATTAAAGATTCTGCCATTTTATCTTAAATTAGATTATTCGTTCTATAATAAATATCGTCTGTTAATCGAAAACGTTTTCTATGTAACTGTTCTATCAACATTTATAAATAGGGAAAGAGGTCCGAAACCTCTTCCTATAAAAGAACTAAATAAATTTATTTCTTAACTTAAGCTAGTAAATTCTCCAGTTTCTGTATTGACTGTTCCTTTACCGTACTTATCTTGAAGCTCTTTAGCAATATTTTGCTCAGCTTGTTGTAATTCCTTATAGAAAAGTTCTATTCTTTCTTTACGTTCTTTGAGGTTAATTTCCTGTAAATAAATATTACCAAATTCTGCTTTCATCGCAGTAAACTTGTCGGAAATATTTCTTAGTGTACTTATTTCTTGTTCTGTAAGTTTAATAGTGTTTGCCATTTTATATAATTTGCTTTGCTTTTTCGTAATCGTAATCTTTTACTCTAATAAATAGAGCAAGTAAATACCTAGTTCCTTCGGAAACCTCACTTACATGATGAAACATAGTAGAACGGTACGAATATATTTCTCCTACCTCTTTAATGTACGGTTTATCATCTAAGTAGAAAATTCCACCTTTGTATTCATTATTTAATCTTATGTTTAGTGTATATACCCTATTTGCATTTTGTGGATTATCTGACCTGTTATCATTATGTCTTTCGAAACCGTCTCCTTTTGTATATTTCAAAAATGCTGAGTCTTTGAAGTCGAGGTTTAAAAGTTCAATGTTCAGTTCTTTTCTTGTGTACTCTTTTACTTTACTAATAATAGATTCTGGTAACGTGACGTTGTAGTTAATAAAGTACTTAGTTAAAATTCTTTCTACTCTATGCCAATCATGAGATTCACTTTGTTGTATTAGTTGGATACATTCTTCATTAGTAAGTTTCATATTTACTACGTATATTATTAGGTAGAACTAAATCAGTATCTTGAATAATAGGAATATTTAAATTATCAAACCATTTCGTCCAAAACAGGCTTCCTTCGTAGTTACCGTACTTGGTAGATAGTTCCTGATTAATGTTTTGCATTTTAATATCTAGTTCTTCTTCTAAGATACGAAATATTTTTTCAAATACCAACGGGTGTCCGGAAAAAAATCTTTCATCTATAGTCTTATAGTATATACTGCCGTACATACAGTCTTTATATGTATAGTTATTTAATAAAGGTCTATTAGATATGTATGCTTTATAAAAGTAATCTTCTATATTACCTTGGTATTCTATCTTCTCTGTCTCTAAATTAGGTTTAAGTTTAACTACCAGGTTATATTTACTAGCATCTTGAATAATATTAAATGCTTTCCAAGTAGAATAGAAATGAGAGAAGAGTTTAGATTCATACTTCGGTTCATCAACAGTTATATACAGATTGGTTGTGTATTTTTTAAATCTATTGAGTTTGTTTATCCACCGTTCATTTTCTTTGTTATACCAGGTATGAACGTATACATCCTTATTCTTGATTATAGGAATAATATTTTCAGAAAGACTATCTAAAAGTCCAGAAATAATTACTGCTTTAGCCATCTCTTTACCGGGTCATTAGAGTATCCATGTATATCTAAAGAATGGTGGCGTTGAAAATAATGACCCTTGGCTTTTACTTTATGGTAAAAGTACTGTGGGTCATAACTTACGTTTGATTTCGCCGAAGATTCGTACATTTTATCTTTTCTAGATTTTATAAAGGAGAATGTAGGGTCTGTTTGATCTGCATGTACTTTATCTACTACTGCTGTAACAGCATCAGAATATATATGGTTACATCCTAATTCATATAATTTATCTATATACTTAGCGTACTCGTGATGTCCTTTAGTGGTAGGGTGAGTATCTCTTTGAGTACCATCAGGAAGATCAGTATCGTATATACCTTGGCCTGTCTTATTAAATAAATAAGGCTGCGCGAAAGGACCAACTTGCCACTGGTATTCTTCGATACTTGTTGGAAAGTTTAACTCTTGACAAGTTCTTTGCATTAATTCTTTTGGAAAGTATCTATTAATGTACTTGAGTTGGGAGTTAAATACTTCTGTTTGAAAAGGTTCTCCGTAAAACATACCATGCCACGGGTCAAACATATTAGTATTAATAAAAGTGGCTTCTGATTGTTTGGCGAGTGCGGCGATGGCAGTAATATAGCTAACATATTCGTACGCTCTTTCCACTATATTAAACCAAGGCTTAACAAATTCGTCTAGAGGATAGATACCTTGCCAATTTAAGTTTCCCGGGGTAGACCAATCTACACTTTGTCCTATAATTGAATCATATCTAGCAATTCCTGACCATTGGGCTATTACTACGTCGCCTTTTTTAGGCTTAAGTTCATTAAATACATAACAAAGTGTATTAAATATGTACCTATTACCTCCGCCTGATTTACCCATGTTGACTGTTTTGTAGAAATTCAGCCCTAGTATGTCAGCGTAGGTAGGAGTCGCGTAATTAGTATAACTACATCCTACTGCAAAAAGCCTATTGTATTCTGGTGTTGCCATAGTGCACTACATCAATTGAGTCGTTCTTTGGTATAAACGCTCTCCATGGATCTACAACTACGGAACCAGCAGGGAAATCATAATCATGATCCTTACCCATATGTGCTAATAGGTAAACTGCTTTGTACGGATTAGGTTGATCAAATTCAGGTACTATACCCAATTCAGAACAATAATGACCGACTAATATAGAAGAAGAACCGTCAATATAGTCTACGTCTGGTTTATATGCTTTGCCTAGAATAATGATAGGTAGTTTACTGTCGTTAGCAATATCAACTAACTTTTGAGCCATATTTTTAGCTTGTACTTCTCTAGCATTCATAATTGCATCAAACAAGTCATAACCTAAATCTAGACTTTCAGCCATATAGCGCAAAGCGATATTATCTCTTGGGTGACAACCACCACCATCTCCCATTCCTGCTTTCATGTAAGCTGGTCCTAAGATTCTATAAGTTGATCTCTCTAATGCTCCTGCTACTACGTCTACATTCATGTTACCTGATTTTTCAGCAACGTCTTGAATCATATTAACTAGTGCAACTTTTGTAGAGATAAATGTATTATAGAAAATTTTAATTCCTTCTGCTTCATCCCAAGTACCAACTTCATATCTAGTACCTTCTTTAATAAATGTTCTATAAAAATCTAAAAGTAACTGTGCATCACCGGTCATAGAACCGTCCTCAGTTCCAATAATAACCATTTCAGGATTAACCATATCCCACTTTACTGTTCCCATAGCAATTAAGTATGGGTTATAAATAAATCTACCGTTAGGAATTAAGTTAATAAACTCTCTACGGATTGTTCCGGGAAGTACTGTTGAAATTAAAACTACAAGTTGATCCTTAGTTACATGCTTATTTACTTCTGTTAATACATCTTTTACTATCGTATAGTTAAAGTCTTTGTTAGGTAAATGAGCAGTAGGATATCTACCATCGTAGTCTGGGTGGTGTGGAGTAGGTACGGCAATGAAAATCATTTCTCGATCTTGGCATACATCCTTGATCGTAGGTACCATTTGAAAATTTTCTGGTTTGACGTCGGCAACGTCGTATCCTAATACGTCGTGTTTTTCTGCCATTACTTCGGCTGCGTCTTTTCCTAATTTGCCGACTCCTATAAATCCTATTTTCATGAAAACTGTGTTTTAGTTAATAACAATATATAAAATAAATATCAAAAAAACAACTTTTTTAAAGTAAAAAATCAAATCCTCCCACTTTATTTGCTACATTGTATCTTTCTAAAAGCTCTTTGATAGCAGGAGGTATAAATTTTTTTTCTTTAAGAATTGTAATCATTAGTTGCTTATTGTGTTCTGCTTTTGGTTTAAGTAGATTATAAAGTTCTTTTTCTTTACCCAAATATTCTTGTTTTATATTTGCTAGGTTTTGAGCATATCTACTGTATCTAGATTGATAATTTGGATCTAAATCAATACTGTAATCGATAACCTCATCAAATTTTTCAAATCCATAAGGACTAAGACCGATATTCATATCTTCCCCGCCTAAAATTAAAAAGGGTTTACCTAGTAGTATTGCAGTAAATGTTTTTTCGGTCCAAAATGTTTCGTGCATATGAGATTCAAAAACTATATTAAATGCAGAACTAAATTGTTCATCAGGGGTAGTCATATATGAATCTAAATTCACAGAATAAGGATCAGATAAAGAGGTCTTTTGGTACTTCCAATACACGAATGGGTAGTCTTTACTCTGATCTAACTGATCGTGCCAGCTATAATTTATAATTCCATTTTTAGCTACTCCGTTTGTAAGTATCTTATACCTAGCAAGTTGATCCATTCCATAACAGCGATGGTCGTGTGCTTTATTAACTAGGCTAATAAACAATGTATCTGGGTTGATGGGTTGAGAATGTCTTTTATTATGTTCAAGATCATATGTTAAGATATGTCCTTCAGGATCATCTACGGCTCCTCTTCCATAAAACCCTGTACAGTATAGCCAAAATAAAGGAAAGTGCATATAAACAGTATCTCCAGGTACAGTAGTTTTTACTCTTCCTTTATGTATAGGACCGTTTGTACCATGGAGTATATAAATTTGTACTCCTCTTTCGTATACTAATTTTTCAAATTTATATTTCCATTCGTTTTTATGATCCCAAGGATGATAAAATTCCCATTCCCATAGTCCGTTAAAAATTAGAACATCGTAATTTTGCTCTAATAAATCATTGTACCACCATTGATAGTCGGCGACATTATACTCATTACTCCACTGATTTATTATTCTTACTTTAGGTGACATCTTATAATTGTATCTGGTGTTGACATATATTTAATTCGTCAAAATTAAAGATAAGTTGACTAAATCTGGAGGTTAGTTTGCTTATTTGAGAAAAAATAGGTCTCTCAGATTTTTCATTATAAATAATCTCTATAGCCTGTTTTCTATTTGTTTCACAAACATCTCTCATATCACTGTACATTTGTTGATAATTACCGGATGAAAGTCTTTTTAACTCACTAACTAATGCTTTAGCTCTTTCCTCTGTGTCTTCTATTTCGTCAAAACTATAATCTACTACAGAATCAAATAATTTAAATCCAAACTCTTTTAATCTACTATTAATTTTTGGTGCTCCCCAAATAATGAAAGGCTTTTCATATAAAACAGGCTTCCAGGTTTTTTCTGTCCAGAATATATGATCAGGGCTGGTTTCTTGAACTAAATCAAATAAGCTATTAATGTACTGTTCTCCAGGTTTAGCATAATTGTCAATAAAAGCAGTCTCTACTCCTTTATCACTACTATCAATAAGTTTAGTTTCTGTCCAATATTTGTATTTAAAATAACCGTCTATATGTTCCTTGTTATTTGAACCAATATATTCACTTATATTAATTACATAGCTCATAGTAGAGTAATCAAATAAACCTTCCTTACTTAAGTAGTCTATAAGCATACATCTATGCTCTCTAGGTCTACCTATATGGGAATGAAATAAAGTTTTTATGTTCTCTTTATCAAAAGTTAAAAGAGGAAAATTAAAACCAGTATGTGAGCATGCTGCTGTTTTACTTAGAAAAATGAATGGAAAAGTACTGAATTTTAAATTAGGGAATTTGTTTATAGTTTCATTATCTATAAAATGACCTGTAAATATATTACACTTTCTTAAATTGAGATTATTTAATCCATCAAAAAAAAGTTCATCCAAGCGATTGTTGGGGTCAAATAAAAACGGTTCAGAAGTAGAATCAAAAACTAGGTTATCTACTTTATGTAAATTAATAAAATTTAGTACATCGTCTGGGGTTAACCATTCCCATACGTTTACATAGAGAAAGCTATCTTTAGAGTCGTATATCATTTTGTTTATCTATAAAATTTGACATCTCCAATATCTATTTTTACGTTGATAGTGATAGGCCGTATGAAAAAACTCTTTTTCTGTCATTTCTGTTTTGTCGTAGTGGTCTATCGTTATAGTCTTATCATAACTATTTAAACAGTTAAGTACCGTATCTTCCTCGTATGTGTTAGTAAGAGGATAATTACGATTAGGATCGTGACACATATCTAAGTTGAGCCTAATAGCGTCTGATGCATCTATATTAAGGGCTTCTTTACAGAAATTGTTTAGTTCTAAACTTAGTTTATCTCTGTTTTGAAAAAATACTATACTAGTCGCTCCTTTGTACTCCCAAAATACATCATCGTCGCCTAAAACCTGTCTACCCCAAAATTTTTGTTCATTAAATACTCCTGTTAGTCCATTAATAGTCTCTTGTAATTCAGATCCAATTAAACTAGGAGTTTCCATAAAGTATTCTAACATTTTTTCTATAACATCTACATGATCAATGTTATATTTAGATTTAAGATATTCAAGAAGATAATGACCCCAGCCGTAATAGTACATAACTATTAATAGATGGGATAATAAATGACCTCTATATACCTCTTGTGGGGATGCTGTGTTAGTTCCAATTACACCCCATGTCTTTTCAACGATATAGTCTTCTAAATCTTCTACACTAAGGTAAAAAGTATCTAAAGGAACTTCTTTAAATAATAACCCGTATTTTTCTCTATATGCAGGTTGTCCCATTTCAGCATTAAAAGTTAAAACAAGTGGGTGTACCATTAAGAAATCTTTTTGACCAATATCAATAAGTTTCTGTATCCCGCTTTTAAGAGAGTCATAAGTTTCTTCAGGCATAGGCCAGATTAACTCTGAGTAAGTAGGTATATCTGCTTCACGGTACTTAATTAAGTATTCAAAAGCATCCTCATACTTTAAATTTAACCTTCTAGAGGCATCTAAGGTCTCTTGATGAAGGGATTGCATAGCAAAAGTAACTCCTTTAAACAAACGAGTACCGGCTTTTTTATCAAGCATTGCAATTTCATAGATTCTGTCTGAGTTAGCTTTTGCCCAGGTTACATCCCAGAATTTAGGAAATCCAGTTTCTAATTTCTTTTTAATTACATACTTTGTTATATCAACATCTCTAGGCATTAATCCCCAATTGGAGTCGCAAACTGCTACATATTCTATTTTTCTATCTGACATCCAATCTATTTCTTTTTCTACTCTAGGTAGGTCAAAAAGTTTTAGCTTTTGCCAGTATAAGTCTCCGATATCGCAAAAAGAACACCTATAGGGACAACCTCTTAGTGTTTCATAAGTTACCTGCCACATTTGAGGTCCGTGCTCTGCTTCAACTCTTTCTATTATCCAGTCATAAAAGCCTGTAAGTATAGGTGAGGGTATTATGTTTAAGTCTTCAGCTCTTTGAGGTAATGGGCATAGCTCACCTCCTTTTGGAAATACATGAGGAATACCTTTATAAGATTCTTTTTTGAGATATCTTTTTAAGATCTCTTTTGATGCTTGTTCTCCTTCGCCCATGACTGCTATATCAAACATAGGATAGTTAGTAAAAAAGTCTTTATCTCTTTTATCTACATTAGGTCCACCTGTAACTACAAGACAGTTTGGGAATTTAGCTTTAATTAGTCTAGCTAAGACTTTATTATATTCCCAATTCCATACGTAAGAACTGAGCATTATAACGTGAGGTTCGTCTACTATAGAGTCAACATATTTATGTGGATTCTTTTTTTCAATAAGTACATCAGCTACTCTAAAGTTTTCTTTTACTAACTTACTTGTACTAGCAAACATCCACTGATAGCTAATCGCTACAGGCAGAAAGCTATTTGGACCATATTTGTCGGCTACTTGTACAAGGTATAAGTTTTTCATATTAGTTTAGAGTCCTCGCAGAGAGTTTTCCATTCGTTTTTGATTTCTCCTTCTATAGGAAGGTAGTATCTATGCTTAAACTTTAGAGCTGCTTGTTCTAGATAGTGTCTTTTATTATGAAGTAAAACATCTTTCATCTCCTCCCTAATGGAGCTTAATTTTTCTTGGGTAAGATTTTTTAACTTTATTATTTCTTTTACAATCAATTCTGTACGTTTAAATTCATCTACTTCATTATCATAAGATTCATCGAACCATGTATCAAACGTTTTATACCCCATTTCTTTTAACTTACTCAAAGAGTGGGGGTTTCCTAAAAGTAAAAAAGGATGTCCAAACGCCATTGGCTTAAATATTTTTTCCGAAAAAAAGATGCATCCTGGGTTAATAGTTGTTTCTGTAATTATGCTTAAGAATGTTTTTTCGTAGTGAGATATGTTTGTATTTTGTGCCAGATTTTCTAGTTGATCAGAATCTATAAATTTAGGTCCTAATAATTTTAATTTTCTCCATTTTTCTCTATCGTATAGATTTGGTGTTAATCTACTAAAATCTGCCTCGGATATCTGATAGCTTATTAATCCTCTATTTAGTAAATTATTTTCATTTAATTTAGCTACTAAATAAGCTCTATGTAATCGTTGTGCTCTATTATAAGATAAGAAAATATTTGCATCATTACAAGGAATATAGTCAACTATTTTATTAGGATCTTTATCTTCTTCAGACAATGGGAAAAACCCTTCAAAAGAAGATATAGGATATGCATTCAATTTTAAATCTGCTTCCTGTACAATTTTTTGACAAAGCAAATTTCCGGAAAGTATAGTTACGCTATGAGGAGGTAATCCTTCTTTAACTCTCCATCTCTCAATAACAGAAAATTCAGTACCCGCATGAGAAAAGTATAAACCTTCTGATGTCATTTCTATTATTATTCTTGCTTTTCCTTCTTTTACGTCTACTAGTACTTTGGGAGATATTACACTGAATCCAGTATTAAGGTTTAGTTTAAAAAATTGGTGATTAAGTACTCGAATAACATATAGGTGTTTCTGATTTTCAATTTCATGTATTTCTACTTTATGAAAATCATCTGAGGACATAAAAAGGGTGGTATTATGAAAGATTTCATCAGGAGAGCTATTAAGTAAGTCCTCAGTAATTGTATACAGTATAGATGGAGTACCTGTCTCTTGATAATTCCATGTTCTAGATGTACCATTAGGTCTATTAGTTCCTAATATACTATCCCATGGTTCTACACTAAGAAGTATTTTTTGCTTTTTCATTATAGTAACACAATTTTGTTTCTATTAACGAGTTTTTGATAGATCTTATCTAATTCTTTTAGTACCCATACCGGCTTATTAGACTGGTGGAAGCCCCATTTATCTACTAACTGTCTATAGTGTAGTTTTTTGTTAAACTCTAAAATGTCTTTCATTTCACTCCTAATAGTTTTCAAATCTTCAATAGAGTACTTTTCTAACCTCCTAATCTCACTTATAATAGAATTAATTCGTAATCTATAGTCGTCTATATTATCATATGATTCGTCAAACCATTCACCAAAAGTTTGATATCCTTCATTCCTAAGGTGGTTTAGTGTAAATCTATTACCTACTAAAAAGAAAGGATGCCCAACTTGAAAACACTTCCAAGTTTTTTCTGAGATAAAAATAGTTCCTGGTTCGACTAATGTTTCTGTTACTATTGAACAAAACGTTTTAATATAGTCTTCATGGGTTACGTTACAAGCTAAGTTAAAATGTAAATTTTTTCCTAATTCAATAGGAAGATTTTTAGATAGCCAAATCCAGTCTTTATCTCGAATACCATCATGTCTCATTGTATTGCCTACATTAGAATCTAACCACTCTGGTTTTCCGAGACTTACTTTGCCTTTATCTAATAAACCTTCTTCGTGTAATTTTGCCCCTAAGTATACTCTAGGTTGACGTGGGTTTCTATTATAGGAAAGAAAAAGGTATTTATTCTCTTCTGGTTCAAACCCAATTAAAGGGTAATCTGCTGTATCACTGTTCCAATTATCAAAAGTACTTAAAGTATGAAACACTGTTCCACTCTCTTTAGTATGTGGATGATATTTTGCAGTTAAATTACCTGTAAAAAAATGAACAGATCCTTCAGGGAATTTAGCTTTTTTTCTCCATTCCTCAACAATTAAAAAGTCGTTGTTACCTTCCATCCCGGAATAACCTTCCCAGGGGTAGAATATAACAATAGCACATCGACCTTCAATTACATCTTTTTTGTATCTTTCATCAATTACTGAAAATCCTAGTTCTCTATTTATGTTAAAATAGTGAGGGTTAAAAACAGTAATAATGTAAAGGTGTTCTTCTCCTTCCTTTAATTCTTCTTTAAATTTATAATGACAGTGGTGTTGATCTATAACATGCGGTTGATGCTGTAACCGAAGCATATCGTTTTGAAACCACTTACCTTCTTCATCAAAAAAGTTCCATCTACCTAATGTGTATGGAGGTTGAATTTTACCTGTCTCTTTATAGTACCAAGTACGGGAAGTTCCATTAGGTCTTGGACCCCCATAAATAGAATCATACCCTTCCATACTTAAAGTAAGTCTAAAGTCTTCCCATTTAAATGTATCTTTACCGACCGGTAGGTATGTTTCCATCAAAGTACGTTTTCTTTTAAGTGTTGGTAAATTAGTTTTGCATAAAGTTCATGCCCTTTAATAGTTGGGTGAGCACATGGTGTAAAATATCCGTTAGGGGTACCTTTTTTATATTCTTTAGCCCAAAAATAAAATTTATGCTGGCTATCAGTTAGATCTAATCTTCCTTCTGCATCTAATAATTCATCTATTAGTGCTCGTTTTCCGTTAGGATGTTTCATTACTAGGTCCCAAGGAAATTCATCAACTAATAGTTTTACGTACTTAGGGTAGTTATGGCTCTGTGCTACTTTTAGAAAATGAGTTTTATCAAAATTGTATTCAAAAGAATTAATTAATACTAACTTAGCATTATGTAATGCACACCACATTTGTAATTCCTTTACTAAAAATATAAGTTCTAACATTTCTGTTAAATCGTTATGTATTTCAGTAGCGTAACCATTCCACAAATGTTTTATTCCAATATTATCAGTAACGGGATCAGCATGAGGCCAAATAGTATGCCACATAGAATGTGAATCATAATCTTTAGCAACAAAATCAAACCTACATAACTGACCTACAAGAAATATTACAATTTTTTCTTTAGGAAGATGTAAATTGAGATCTGGGTAGCATGTGGTTAGTGCTTTTACTCCAGCTCGGTTTCCATTACCCCTAAATCCTAAATTTACCGGTGTCCAATCTTTCAGATAATTCCGACATATAACACTTGGAAATGCATTATTCATTTCTTCAGTTCTAATATACTCATGCTCAGGATTCCAAGTCCCATCTTTGACACATCCTATACGGTTAAAGTTTTCTTCAGACCAGCCGTATTTTTCCCATACATAGTCAGTCAACGCTCCTTGTCCTTCGACAAAAGAATCTCCTAACACTATTAGGGCTTTGGAATTTTTAGTTAACTTAAGTTTTTCTCTATGATAGTGCCACATAATTCATTTAATATATGGAAACCTGGGGGTGGTTTCATTGTACTGTTAAACTTTAAGACCAGTCTGTTGTATTCTAGTCTAGGTCTCATCCATTGGAACCATTCTAAATGGTTATCCATATGTCTAAAGTCATTGATTATTTTTTCTATTGCTTCTAGTCTTTCGATATTATCTAATTCATCATAAGTCTCATTAATAAGAAAATCAAAAGTGTAGAATCCTAATTTTCTCAATTCCTTCAAGCTACCTTTATTACCTAATATAACAAAAGGATGACAACAGGCTATAGGCTTAAAAGTTTTTTCAGATAAAAATATAGTCCCTTCTGAGTCGTCAAATCTTGCTTCACTAACAACTGTGAACCAGGAGTTAAGCATTGCTGTTTCGTTTAACCTATTAATTTTATCTTGAGCATTACTAATATTATCTTCTCCGTTCCATCTCAAAGGAGTATATTCTAGGGAATGTTCAAGCTGTATTGGATCAGCATACCATCCGTCTATATAGCAGTCCTTATTTCCTTCCCAAGGATTCATACTTACTAGTCCGTTACTTAGGTGTCCGTTGTGAAAAAGCATATTGAAAAATGCAATTCTATGTGACCTAGGTTTACGGTTTAGAAAATTATAATCTTTAATTAATTCGTAATTTCTTGTTTTATAGTCAAACTGGTCTTGCCAAGTAGGTATGTACTGTCTCTTTGCATTAAAGAAATCTATGTTATCTGTAATGTCGTATTGAAAGTGACTATATCCTATAACTCTAATGCATTCTTTGCCAGTCATGTTACTCCACTCAAAAGCTCTATCTTCTATGATAGAATTTCCAGATACCCAAATTATATTCTTTATTGGTATTTTAAGTCTATTACATTCAGAATGAGCAAATTCAAAAAAAGCATCATCATGATATCCTTCTAAGGAACTATCAAACATAATATATGCTCTTCCTTCTCTTAAATGCTTTAAATATAGAGGACTTATAAGGTCGAATATAGAACTCACGTTTTTATATCCTGCCCAGCTTTGGGGCGATTCATGAACGCCTACCGGAATAATATACGATATTCCATCTGGGATATCATCTGCGTGGTATTTAGTAACTTCAAATATGTCATTTTCGTATATTAGCTTATTATCTAATTGATGGAGAGAATGCTGTCTATCTCTCATTATATTTACTCTATTAGCATATGGAGATACACATACACGGTCTTCACCGCTTAGTATTTTATCATCCTCCTTATAGAGGTTTAGTTGAAATTTTAAATCTTCAAATACCAGGTTCATTTTTCCAGAAGCTATATATTCCTTTATCTAATTCATATTCATTCCAAAAGAATCTACTTCTTTTAGGTTGTTTTTGTGCCCAATCCCACATTTTATAAAGACCTGTATGTAAGTCTGTCTTGTGTTCATAGCCTAAAATTTCTTGAGACTTAGCCCATGTAGGATATGCATCTTTAACTTCATGTCTACCTTCTCTATACTCTACGGTACCGTTTTTAATTACATCTCTTAAAATAGCATTAGCTTCATTAATTGAAGTAAATTTAGTACCTCCAAGATTGATAATCTGTTTAGACGCCTCTGGTTTGATTGCAGCTCTTTCTAGTGGTTCTAAACAATCGTCAATATAGCTAAATGCTCTAGTTTGTTGACCATCACCAAAAATCGTCATTGGCTGGTCATTTAAGTACTGGTACATCCATATACCTAATACATTTCTATATTTATCCCAAATGTTCTGTTTAACTCCATATACGTTATGAGGTCTAATTATACACCAGTCTAATCCGTGCTGTTCACCTGCTACTTGTATATCCATTTCACAAGCATATTTTGCAATACCGTAAGGATCAATAGGTTTAGGTATATCACCTTCCTCAAAAGGTCTTTTACCTTCCCATCCGTGTCCATAAACAGCCATAGAAGAAGTAAATACTAAACGTTTTACTCCTGTTCTAATACATGCATTTATTACTTTAGCAGTAGCTATTGTATTATTCTTGTAATTGTATGTTCTAATAAAAGGAGAAAGTCCTTCTGCTGCGTATGCTGCAAAATGAAAAACATATTCTGGTTTATGCCAAGAGAAAACACCGTTAATATTATCTTCCGCTAAATCTATATTATGAAAGTTTACTTTACTGTTTACATTCTCCATAAAACCACCTGATAGATTATCAATACCTACGACTTTAAGGTCTGGGTATTTTTCTATTAGGTGGTCAGCTAATCTACTTCCTAGAAGTCCTGCTACCCCTGTTATTAAAACTGTTCCTTTCATAATTGTTCACGTATTTTATTTATACCATCTTCATAAGAGGTATATGTACTAAAAGTTAATAGAGTTTTTAATAAATCAAATTTAACTTTATAGCTTCTACTATCTTGTGGGGCGTAATATTTTACACTAAAATCAAATTTATTTTTAGAGACTAATGTTAGTATTAAATCTTGCTTAGTAGTATTTAACTCATTAAAGCCAATATTCAATATAGGCCTAAATCGTTTATGTTCCGACAGATCTATTAAAATATTTATTAAGTCCTCTAAAAATATATTAGGTCTCCAAGCTAATGGATCGTATACTTCTAAAAATTTACTAAATGTTATATCTCTGATAAAGTTATTAATGAGTAGGTCATTTCTAGAAACACTAGAAAGTCCGTACAGAGTAGATAGTCTAATTATTTTAAGTCTATTATCTCCTTTATATATTAAATTGTTTTCTGAGTCAACTTTCAGTTTGGAATATAGAGAGGTAATTTTAGTAGGAGATGTCTCATCAACTATCTGTGCATTGTATCCGTACACAGAACAGCTACTAAAGAATATTAATTCTGTTTTTTCTCCTAAGCAATCTACTGTATCGTTTAAAGCATCTACAAAAGGTAAAGGTTGAGGTAAATCATTAATTTCATTTAACCTAGGTGATGCCATAAAGAATACATAATCAGCAGAGGCAATATCTGCTTGATGTGTTCTTATATTCTCAACTGTATCGTTTATTACTTTTACCTTTGGTGGCATGAAAGGAGACTGATTATAGGTAAAATTATCTATAACTGTAACTTCGTGCCCTCTTGTATCTAATGCAACAGTTAATTGGCTTCCAATATAACCTGCTCCTCCTATTAAAACAAACTTCATATCATTCTCTTATTGTATCGCAAGTAACGCAGTGAAAAGAACCCCCTAATGTTCTAGAGTGTCTTATTTTTGCATCTAATGCTTCTATTTTATATTTTTTTAACACCTTTATTAGTTCTGTTTGTCTATTATCTACTATAACAGTATTTTCATCTACTGAGAGTAAATTAATACCGACCCATACAGAAGCTCTTTCTACTTTGTGGTATCCTATATCTACCATTTCTGGTGAGTATATCACATCCCAGTTTTTAAATAATGCAGGGAGGTTTTTTTCATTTACTCTAGATGGATTTACTAAAACTAACCCATCTCTAAGAATAGCAATAGTTGAATCTATGTGAGAGTAAGAATACATGTTTTGTAAAAAGTGTACATTATACTCATCACCAAGTAGATTCTTTAACCATAAATATCCTGCAAAATTACCTGTATTAGATTCTAGGTACAAAATATCTCTATTATGTCTTAAAATATTTGCAGCATCAAATACGGGTTCTGTGTTAGTTAATGTTAGTTTAGATAGATCATCTCTTTGGTAACAGTTATCTAAGAGTCTAGGTTTAGGTGCACATACCCACTTTGCCCCACCTACCATGTAGTGGTGAAAAATTTCTCTATAAGCATCTGTTTCAAATTGTCTAGACCTTAACGTCATAGGTGCTTCCACAATGGTATTTCCTATAACTGTCATAGTATCTCTTGGGCAGAACGTATAGTACTGGTCTGTGGTCCAGTGTCCGTTAGAAACGGTTTTTGTTGTGTCTAAAGTTGAAGGTCTATGTACAACTACTCCACAGTCTTTCAATATACTAACGAGATTTTCTAAGTCTTCAGCTGTTTCTTCATACACTTTTTGATCAAAAAAGCCAAGTTCATTACTAGGAATTGTATCTTTGTCTGCGTAATTAATAGCATGAAGATCAAATCCATGTTTAGGCATGTTAGCATTATCTATAGTACCAACTATTACCTCTTTTAATTTGCTATATTCATTATGTACATTAACCATCTTTAAATACTTTTAGCTTCATTATGTTTGGATAATCCTCCCAGCTCCATTCTTTGGGCTTTCTTTGTATAAATTCTGGGTTATTCATTTTTTGCAAACCTGAGTATGCAGTTTCAGGGGTCATGTAATAGTGGTACCCTATTGTCTCTATCTCTTGGTCTGCCCACGGTATGTCTTCTGGTGAGCGACCATCGTAGGACATCGCTTTTAAAGCTAACCAGTCTTCTACACTGTCTGTTAAAATCATTCCTCCTCTACCTAAGCTGAGATGTTTTTTAAATTGAAAGCTTAGAACCATAAGAGAACCCTTTACGTAAGAACCTTCTTCCCATAAGACTGCTGCATCGATTATTCTATGTGTTATATTATAGTAGTTTTTCCACCGTTCTTCTTTCCACATTCTACCTATACCTAACTTATTAGATAACATAGGTACCGAAAGATATGTATGTGTTGGTACTAGTATTCTATCTGCTTTTGTATGCCTTAAACAAAGTTCTAATCCATGAGTACAGCAGTCTACGGCAACTCCATAAGTAGCACCAAAGAATTCAGCGACTTTATTTTCGAAACTTTCTACTATTCCAAAACTCATAATACTCCTCTTGAATTTATTTTTGCCTTATTATAATGTCTCAAAAGTATATCTCTCGACTGATTGATAAAACCGTGGGGCACTTGTCTTATTCTTTGAATAGAATCTAGCCAGGTTGAGTGCTGTGCTCCAACAATAAAATCACAGTATGAAAGTACCATCATATCTACTACACTCTCTAATGCAATTCTTCTTTCATCTTTTACATCTGTAAAGTCTATTCCCTGTATAATTGAATCGGGTAAATCTCTAATTACATCTTGTCGGGTTTTAATATTATCCCCAAATTTTTCTTTTAAAAATTCATACTCTCCAACTTGTAAATCACAGCTTATATAAAATTTTTGATTAGGTTCTATTTGCCTGATTTCCCTTATTAACGATTCATATACGTTATTATTCCAGTACTTATATATAGTAGTAGGATGAAGTGTTTGTAAAAATGGATTATTCTGTACTGTTTTAGGAAGCTCTAGTAGTTGCGCTGGTGTTTTAAATACTCCTGCGCCTCTACGTAAATGTATTCCTACACAATTTACTCCCATACTTCTAATTGTATTAAAAAGTATTTTATTTTTAATAGCAATTCTACTTAAACCTGTGTTATCTATTGCTATTTTTTCAGTTAGTTGAAGAAATTTCCAATCAAAACAAGTATAGTAGTTTTTTGGTTCCAGTTTATATTCTTCATCAACACTAAATTGATCTAAAATATCATCACCTAGAGGACTTAGTGGGGTTATTTTTTGACTTTTTATATTAAAGTCATATTTGTGAAGTAGTTTTTGAAGCTCCTCATTTGTACCTGTATTAATGTTCAACGGACGAGTACCAGGTAGTTCTATAAACTCTAATTCACGCCAATATCTTGCTTCTACCTCTAGAAAAAATTTATAGTTATTACTTTTATTAATAGCATATACAACATCCCAGTGTAACAATCTATTACCCAACCCCGTATCCCATGGGGTATGTCCTCCACCCCAGGGCTCTGGTATTCTTATATAGTTATAATTTACAGGAGCTTTTGCCATTTTACTTTACTTTGTTTTTCGTTTCTTTCTTTTATAGCAGGAGGTAGCTCTTTTGGTTTATTTTTATCTGGTTCGTATTCACCTGATTCAAAATGGGTAATTCGTCCATCATTAACCGGTACATCTGGTATAGACTGGTCTACTTCAATGGAGTCATACCACTCTAGTAAATCTGGGTCCGGGAATGCTTTTCTAAAATCAGAACCTCTTCTTGCATCATGCTGTTCGTAAAAAGACTTAAAATCATGGAAGTGTTTTTCTTTATCATCTTCTGTTGTTACGTGTCCTTGATCTACTACTTCAATATAGTCTATTAATCTTTCTATTTGAGCTTTTTCATGATCCATCATAAGAGGGTGCTCTTTTTTAATCTCATACCAATCAGCTAATTTCTTATGAAGTTTTTTCTTCTCTGAGTCTGGTAGGTTTAGTGGTGACATAAAAGCAGGCCATCTAAGAATATTTAAATCTATACCTGGTTTATTCATGCCGTACTTCTCTTTAAGGGTAAACATATCATCCATGAATTCAGTAATAGAGTAAAGACATAGAGAATTAATAGTCATCATACAAATAATTTGTCTAAAGTTTCCTTCTTCAATCATTCGTACTAAGTTATTTCTCCATACGTCCCAAACTAATCCATGTCTAATATATTCTGCTTGAATACCAAATGCCTCACAGGAAGTATATAGATCAAACTCTTTAATAGGGAGAGTATTAGACATATCAATTAACTTATTAATTAATTTATCATTTACTCCTAAATTAGAGTTAACAGCTAATCTTAGATTAGGTGCAGGTACTTCTTGCATTTTCTCTAAGAACTTCCAAAAATTAAATGATGCAGATGGCTCTCCTCCAGTAACTCTTAACTCTTGTAGTTCAGGTGCAAGTTCTGGCCACCATTCTATAAATGCATCTACATATGGATTATCTTTATTATTTTTACCAAATACGTCTGCCCAAGAACCATCACTATGATAAGCTCCTGCAGATGTAGTCTTAAATTTTTGATAAGGTCCGTTCTCTTCTATGTCTTTAGCCCATGTAGTAGAGTATCCAGTATTACAGTATGAGCAAGCAAAGTTACATGTTCTATCAAAAGAAACTTCTACTGTTTTAAGATTTACATCTGCATCCCAAGGAAGTTCAGCTAACTTAGCTATATCTTCATCAGAGTATATACGGCTTTTAAATACCCTATCACCTATCGAATTTGCACCTATATCTTCTACTTTCCAGCAATACGAGCATTCAGCAGGTCTTGTACCTTCAAGCATCATTTTTCTAATCTTCTTCTTAAACATAGTATTATGTAATGCTGAAGGATTAGTTTTAATCTCCTCTAGATCAATAGGGTGGGGTAGAGGTAAATGACATGAATTAGTAAATCCATGGCCTAGGTGTAAAGAAGCATTATACCACTTAGCAGCACAAAAGCTTTTACTTACCGAATTGAGGTGTTTATCTCTCCACTCTACTAGTTGTTTATCTGCCATAAGTCTTTAAAATAGTTAATCCAATTTTTTGCTAATATGTTTTGAGTTTCTGCAGTGGTATGCCATCTGTAGGGTCCTCCGCCAGGTTGATTTTGTGGGTTAAGATTTTTACTTCCCCTTTTATCTCTACGATCATCCGTAGGGTCTCCTAGTCCTAGTATATAATACTCTATCTTAGACTTATTTAATAAATCTATAGTATGATTCATCAATATATTACTATATAAAGATTGAATAGAAGGGCTCCAGAATGAAGTAAAATAATCCTTATATATTTTCAAATTATTATCACTAAAAAGCCTGCCTTTGTCTTCAAAATTTTCTGGGAAATCTATTACGTTAATTACAGATGTAGAAATATACCTTGGTTTATTATTCCACTTTTCTTTTCTTAATGCAGTAGATAAATCAGGGTACTCATGATAGTTAAATTGATAAACATCAATACTATTACCATCTAAATCCTTATTGTAGTATTCTGCGTTTAAAATCTCTACTCTATTACTGTCTGTAAACCCTACCATAATGAGGTCTGGTTTTAGTTTAATTGCTTCTTTTACTTGAAGGTAAATAAGAAAGTTAGATGACCCGCCTCTAGCAAAAGTGTCGTACTCTAAGTTTAATTCTTTAGCAAGTATTTGAGTAAAATGTCCTTCACCTAGGCAATCTGCTCTATCAGGAAGATCCTGCGTAGCAGCCATATACGAATCACCACAGACTATTAACTTTTTCATTTACAGTTTATTCATAAAATTACAATTATCAGTAATATCTACTGATTTGTCAAATATAAAGTCTTCAAAAGTATGGTGGCAAAGTAATTGATTATTTTGCATAACCTTAAATTCGTATAACTCTATATCAGTGTAGTTCAAGTTGTAGCCATTTTTAGGAAAGTTTCCTGCGCCGAAGATTATGTGAGGATCGTCTTCTGTGGCAAATGCTTTCTCAGTTAAGTCTACTTCATGAACTTGTCTACTATTAATAAATACTGTGAAAGTTTTATTTGGGACATGTTTCCACAATATTCTTAATCTTAAATCATCATATATAGGTTGGGGTAAATCCCAATAGGTTGTTTCTCTATCTTGATTCATCATAGTAAAGAGTAAACGGCCTTCATATATATCCATAGCTGTATAATGTGGAAGCAGAGTAAATAAGGTTCCAATTACTTTCTCAGTCTTATTTAACTTTAAATCTACATATACTTCAAATTCCTGATCTCCAGTCATAACCTTATTTGCAGGTTTTTCTGGAAAGGTATCGCATATATGGCTTGGCCAAAAGACCCATGGCTTACCCTCTTTTATTTCTAGCATAAAACTCTTTTAGTTCAGGGAATGTCTCTAAGAAATTTGTACCTCTTCGTTTATCTAATTCGTCTACAAATATAATAAAGTCATCTATATTTTTTTGTTTATCGTATGTAACGCTATGACCTTTAGCATAGTCGTATATTCTTTTAATTTTCTGTATCTCTACGTTTGTAAATCCGTATGTGTTATGAGAAAATTCTCTCTGTCCATAGTATAGTGCTTTTTTAGCAGCTTGGAGTATATACTCTTTATGCTCTTCATCTAATATACGAACAGAAAGGTGATTAGGCCAACGTAAGTACGAAGTATCTAATTGTACAGCAGAAATGGAATAACGTTTACCATTGTGGTGTTTTTTCTTCATTTCAAATACCTTATCGACTAAATCGCTATATGTGAAGACAGACAGTGCATTAAAGGTAGCCATAATATTAACCGTTACTTTAGGTAGCTCCGTTAATATCTTATCTACGTTTTGCCAAAATTTATCATACTCCAAACCGAATCTTGTATATTCAGCCTGCTTACCTTTAGCTTCTACAGATGTAAAGACTACTAACTCTTTCACCTTATCTTGTTCACACAATATCTTAGCTTTAGCAATAAATTTATCAAGTAAGTTATCTGGTATTCCTAAATTAGAGTTTATAGATAATGCTAATTCTGTGTTAGGTTCTTCTTGTTCTATAATATAATCTAGAACTTTAAAAGTGTCCTTGGCAAGTAGAGGCTCTCCACCTGTAATTCTAAAAGTATGCAAATCACGATACAAACTTGGCCACCATTCCCAAAATGCATCTAGATAAGGATTATCTTCTGAGTGCTTATAAGGCATTTCATTTTTTGCCTTGAGGTGTTCGATGCCGTTAAAATTAGTGGAAGTGGGATACGGACCGTGTTTTTCTATTTCATCTACCCACTTAGATGAGAATTGAGGACCACAGTAAGCGCATTTGAAATTACAAGTATTAGAGAAAGCAACCTCTACGTACCTAGGATTAAAATCATCTCTCCAATGTGAATTTACTATATCATCGTAACTCTTAATTGACCAAGGTTCTGATGATTTAAATACTCTATCAGAAAATGAATTAGAATTATCTTCAACATTCCAGCAATAGTTACACTCTTGAGGTTTTTTTCCCTCAAGCATTTCTTTTCTTTTAAGTTTTTTAAACTTTGTATTATGAAGCGCAGTAGGATTTCTTTTAATCTCGTTTAACCCTATTTTGTGAGGAGAAGGGTGGTGACAAGAATGAGTCATTCCCATAGAAAGGTGCATAGTTACTTGAGTCCATTTTGCTAAACAGAATCCACAACCTACCTTATCTAATTTATCTTTTACTTCTTGAGATGTCATAATTTAATATTAATCATTTTAGCCCAAGGAGTAAGCAGCTCTTCGCTAACTAATTCATATTGAACTTGCTTTATACCGTCTTCTTTATAATTTATTTTTTCTTGCTGCATTTGAAGAACATATCTTTGTTCGTTTCTAGCAGTTGTTTCACCTTTGACAAATTTTCCATTTACTATACCTTCATCAGGATGAGGTAAACATCTAAACTTTCCTTCTATTCTATGTGGTAAAATAGAATTAGGTACTAATATATCTTCTTTTCTATCTTCTGTACCGTATTCAAAAAATTCTGATTTAGGATTGTTAAAATCTAGATCAATAACTAAATCATCAGTAGGTAGTTCATTATGTAAATTTGCCACTTCTTTTGTAGAAAGAGGACGCTTCCAGGCATATACTTTTGCAATATCTCCTTTAAAGTACTTAACTGTACTATCATCTGGTTCTGAAGGTGAGGTTCCTATGTACCAATCTTCTGTACCGTAATTTTTAAGTCTTCCAGTAAACGATAATGGTGAATGCGTACCATAACCTCCTCTAGAATCAACCTCTGAGCCGTTCAGGTAGAAGTGAGATTTTCTTTCAAAACTATCGAATACAGCTGTTACCCAAGTCCATTGCTCATCGTACCTTTTAACCCACATGTAGTTATGTTGATGGAATGTATTCCAATAGGTTAGAGAAACTGTTCTTGAGTTGTTAAATCCAATTCCGTAGTCGTACCCTTTCACTCTAACAACAGGATATTCTACATACTTTCTTTTATTACTTCCAATAAGAAATATAGGATTTTTTTCTGGTTGTTGCCTAGCACGGAGTAGTACAGAAAGTGTATGAGATCTAGAATTTAAGGATCTCATCTCTCTCTGAAATGGAACTTTTATAAATGATTTATCTCCATCAAATCTTTTAAAATACTGACCTTCAATTTTTTTGTCTATATAAGTCTGATTTGTAAGCCCTTCTAACTGACATCTCCAAAATAAATCATCATCTTCCATTCCCCAATCCCAGTAGTCATTTGAATACCCATTAGTAGCTAGTACTTGTTCTTTGCTGAATAAAACTGCTCCTCCAAAGTATTCATGATACTTAAGCTGGTAATCCATTTGAGAAATCTGAGTAGCAATATGTCTAGGGCCTTCTGTGGGAAAACTATAATCTGCTCCTCCATTTTCTTCAGGTATCATATCTATATCATGCCATACTATATAATCACATCCGTCTTGAAATGCATGTTTAGCAGCAATATTTTTGGTAGCTCCTCTATTAAAAAGTTTATCATCTACCTGATGAGCAAAATACATACAAAAGTCTATACCTTGACTTTTTAAGTACTTCCCTACTTTCGGTACAAACTCATTTAAGTGAGCTTCTCTATTTCTGTACGGAACACATACTCCTAATTTCATAAGTGTGCTATTAATTGTGTTAAGTTTCCGACTTTAGAATGAGATAATAGCCTGTACTTACAGGTAGTAAGACCATCTTCCTCTGGCATACCATACCCTCTCATAACTTCGTTCATAAACTTTAATTGGTTGTATCTTGTTGTAATATCTTTCCATCCTGTATTTAAGAATCCTTCGTGTTCGTGGTTTAGAGTTCTATATTTACTATCTCTTCTATAAGGAATAGACATTCTTTTCATTTTTGGTAAGTCGTACGCTACTAATTCACAGTCTACAATTTCTCCGTCTATAGCAGTATCGGACATGTCTATTAGTTTGTATTTCTTAATAAATTTAGCATCATAATAAGAAGTCAAATTGCCTGCAGATTGATAGTTTTTAAAGTTATCTGCTAATCCAAAGTAATTATTATCTGTGATATCTTGAATTTCATCAAAAGTTAATTCTTTATCCCAAGCAGCAAACTGATTAATAACTCCTCTAAACCAGTTATTTTCTTCTTTTCTTTTTGGGTCTGAGCATCCTAAGTACATATGTTCCTCTTTCATATATAAATAAAGAGGTTTTTCTAACTCTACTTTTTTTATCAGATTGGTATTATGGAAAAAGTTAAGTTCGTTTCTATCTTTACTATAGGTAATAAATAAATTAGCTTTAACTAATGGTATAATATTAGAGAATGCAAACTGGTGTTGTTTTCTTGCATCAAAAAATTCTACAGCAAATCTACGAAAGCTGGTGTACATAATGTTAAAGTCAAACCCGGGAATACCAAAAGCTACATACTTATCTTCTCTCGCATTTGGATCAAGAGTAATGTCTGTTGGTTCCATCGACACAAGTATACTAAAATCTCCTCTAGTCCGAATGGTATTAGGAAGCTTAACATAAGAAGAGTTTCCGTTAAACTTTAAAGCAGCACCACTAGTACCAGCATCAGTTACTTTGATTGAGTTTAACATAACGCCTTTTATCTTACATCTCCAAAGCAAGTCATCGTCTTCAAAACCCCATCCCCAGTATTTATTTGAAAAACCATTTATTTTTTTGAAATCATCTAGGGGAAACATAGTAATACCTCCAAAGTATTCATCAAATGGAATATCTTGTGTAGCTAAGTGTATAGGATGATCGCAGTATGAATAGTCTACTTTTTGAGGTATCATATCTACGTCATGAAAACAAACGTAATCACACCCTAGCTTTTCTGCTTCAATAAAACCGACATTAAGTAGCTTACCTCTATTAAAGTTAGCGCTATCATCTTGCTCTACAACAATTAATTCGTAAGGAATTTTAGCTTCATAGAGTTTAGCTTGAATAGCCATTTTAAACTTTAAGAGATGCTCATACCTATTTCTATACGGTACAATAACTCCAAGTTTCTTTAGCATACTATTTTTGTCCTTCTACAAGATTTTTATGCCATTCCGCTAAATAGAATTGGATTCTACTATCCCAATCTTCTTTATCTATTTCTTCAAACCATACAGTTAATGCGTCTAAAGACATAGCAATTTTTTCTAATGCTTTAACTTTTCTCTCTTCAATGAGAAGTTTTTCTTGATCTAAATTAATTTCTGTTTGTGCACTCATATAGTTATAATTAAATTTCTAAGCTCATCCCAGTATGGATAGTCCATATACTCAATATACGAACTTTCTTTCAGTTCAGCAACTAAGTATAAAGAATTATTGATATCTATTTTCCAGTCATTTCTAGCAATAGCTCTATACATTTTGTTATACTCTTTTGAAAATGCATAATCTTTTTTAATCTCTGCTACCTCCTGTATTCTATCTACACAGCTCTTATCCCATTTAAAATGATGAACTTGGGTAAATACTTCATCCACCGGCATCCTTCTAGGATGGCTTTTACCCCAGCTATTTGAACCATCGGAGAATAGGGCATAGTGTTGTCCTGGTGTTACTTTTTGATAACCTTTCATTAAGGTACATTTGTTAGGACATGCTCCAGACATATGATATCTAAAGAAAGAAGCCAAAGGAAAAGTTTTGTGTATATTTGTGTCTCTGTCCACAAAAGGAAAAGTACCATCTATACCTATTCTATCTATGAACCCACCTGTGACAAAGTCATAACCGTTTCTCTCACATGCTTCTATTATGTCTTCTACTGCGTAAGGATATACTTGTAGTTCATCATCATCAGATACTATCCACCATTCATTTGGCTTGGTAGATTTGATTTCATTGTAGATGTCTGTTACTTTCTCCCAGTTGTATTTTTCGTGTGTATAAACTCTAAATGGAATAATACCTAGTTCTTCTATTTCCTCTAGGATGCCGTCATCGTCTGAGTGTCTATATACTGCTACGTGTATGTTTTCAGGTGCTACTATATTTTTATAGTGGTTAAGCATATGCGGTAGCATATGAGTATTTTTCCCTACTACTGTAACTAAATTTAACATTATAACGATACGTTAGGAAATGATTTCTTAACTAGTGTGAATCCTGTTGAAGAAGGTTTAGTTTTTAATGCTCCGTTATTGAAAAAGTTAAAAACTTCAAAGTTCGGATCATTCTTAAGTAAGTCAACTAAGTCAGCAGGACCAGAAGCAAATTCATCATGGTGATTTTGATCTTTAATATCTTTAGAAACTATATAGGATTTTTCATAAGACCTATCTGTATCGTGTATTGATATTACTCCGTAATCAGATAATATGTTTTTATATAGCTCAAAATCTCTTTTAACATCCTCAAACGAATGTCCTGCGTCAATATGAAGATAATCAATTTTAATATCCTCTTTTACGAAAAAATTATAAAATGCATTTTCAGTTGTATCGTTTATAACTCTAGGATGAAATATGTTTCTGAAAAATGAATCTTCTTCTAGCCAGTCTACGTTTCCTCCTACTCCGTTTGCTGCATCTACGATAAAAGTTGCACCGATATCTCCCCAATTAAAATCTGAATTACCTTCAAATATTTCTTGATCATATAGATCTAGTCTTGCCTGTGTCATAATACGAGGAATAAAGCCTCCTCCAGAGCCTAAACATACACAGTTCTTTGCTCTCATAAATTGAATGATAGAGTATACTAATAGACCATCTCCTAAGTGGTAACGTGTTGCTCCATGTGCCCATGCATACTTAACTCTTTCATAGTCAATAATAATCTCACCACTTGGTGCTTTTTTATAAACTTGATTATTCGTAATCTTATCGTAAACAAAATTCTTATCAACTATGCTCATGGTTTCTCTATCATACTTAAGTCTATTAATTTATGAAAATTAATGCAATTAAGCAACATATCTATCTCTTTTTTGTAAGGAAATCCAGGGTCATCTGCTTTGTACCATTGCTTTAAAGGACCGTAGTGGTTATAGTACTTCCAAGAATCTTTTATAGTCCATAGTCCGCTAAGTTCTGTTTTACTCCATTCCCATGCATCGCAGTCCCAAGCAGTAGATAACATACCTCGATGAGGTATATCATGCTTATCTAATAAATGTTTAAGTAGCAGTTGTTCTGCAAAAATTAAATATTTGGAATTTGGAGCTTCCATTTTTGTAAACTCATCCATTAACTGTAGGCTGAGTTTGGCATAATACTGAGTGAACTCCGGGTCTGGTAGGTGAAGAAATGATACATTAACCGAATCAGTTTTCCATCTTGGTCTGTAAGATAATTTTCTTATATATGGATCTATTGAAGTAGGATAGTAGCCTCTTCCTATTTCAAAATTACTTACCATCACCTCATTAGGGTTTATTAACTCTTTTACTCTTTTGAAAACTAAAGTATCTCCATCCATTATAATAATGGGTTCAGTCTGTCTTGATAGTACTTCTAGCTTAGAACTAGCCCAAAAAGTTTTTTTATCAATCTGATTATCAAAAGCTAATATTTCTACTTCATCATATATAGAAAGAACTCCTATAGATTTATAGAAGTCATATGTGAAGGGATCACAGTAGAGAACAGTACGGTCTTCGGGATGGTTCTTTTTCCATAAGCTTGCAGATGCAAGCATAACTAAGATATTGAACTTACTGAATGCAGATAGTTCTCTCTTAATATTCTCATAAACCCATATTACTTTCAAAACCGTTTTCTTTTAGTTATTAACTAGCTGGGTCGACGTGAGTTGTAGTAAAGTAAGCGTAGAATGTACCAACACCTGTATGAGTGCCGGATGTTAATGTAATAGTTCCTGATGTAGTTCCTTGTCCTGTAGTACTTAATTCTGTACCACCGCCAGATGCAGCAGTTCTAAAGGAATGAAAAGTATAAGGATATGATGCGGTTGCTGTAATTGTTACAGATGCAACTGAAGCAAAGTTAACGTTTTTAAGAGTAAAAGAAGACGTAGCAGCTTCTGTATATCCTGAAGTAACAGCGACTGTACCTCCGGTTCCTGCAATAACAGTTCCGTAAAGAAATGCATTAGAACGTAATTCCGATGCTGCGTAAGGTGCTGAATCTGCAGGTTGTAGGTTTGACATTACTGTAGCTAATGAGATATTGCTATCACTAGCGTACTGGGTAGACCAAGTATCAAATGAGCTCCAGCTTATATTAGTTGTTGAGTATGCTGCTACTGCCATGTTTTAAATTTTTTCTATTGTTTCTTCTGGAAACAGTTTTTTTAAATTCTGTTTTACAACACCGTATGAATATTCATACAAATTACTAATAACGCTTGGATCAATAACCTTCCTTACTTCTTTATAACTAGATGCGATTTCTTTTTCTACTACTATCTCATCTTTATACTTTGTAATCTCGTCTCCATTGAAGTCGAAACTAACATATGGAACTTGAACTAGTTTTTCTACCTCTTTGTAAGTATTAAACTCTACTTCTTGTTCTACTACAACGTTTGCTTTAAAAACATTTGGAATTGTTATTTCCTCTCCTTCGCTTTCCGCATCAGGATAGTACAACACTTCTGCACCTATTAGACCAACAGCGTTCTTTAACGGCTCTTCTAAATACTGCCTGTTAAAGTTATGAGCCTTATCTATATCTAACCACGATGTAGTAGTTAAGACAATCTCACTTGTCACTTTATTGAAGCGGTAATTATCAATTCTAATATACGCTTCTTGTGTTGGTCCAGAACTTGTTTCTAAATCTACGTTTAATTTAAAACCCATTATTTTATTTTATTTTAACAGTTGCATTTGCTCTCTAAAGCATCAACCTTAGCCGATAATTCTTTTACAGCTTCGATTAATACAGCAGTTAGTTTAACGTAATCTACTGCTTTAGAGTCATTATGCTCTCTGTAATGTACTAATTCTGGGTATACTGCTTCTACTTCTTGGGCGATAACTCCGATATCATGTCCTTCGTATACATCTTGCTTATCATTCCAATCGAAGCTTACACCTCTAATTTGCTTAACCTTATCAAGAGCTCCTTCTAATTGAGTTACATTGTCTTTAAATTGTGCATCAGAAGAATAGTATGCTACGATATCTCCAACACATCGAATAGTGTTAGCAGTTGCTCCTGTTGTTTGACCCACCATTAAACCTTCAAAGTGAACGTTTGATGTATTGTCTAGAGTCTGGTTAGCAGAATATGTGGTATAACCAGCACCGTTAGTTAACTGGTTGTTATTTGTAATATAGTTCGCATTAGTAGCTCCTGAGTATCCAAGGTCTGCTAATGTCATTGTACGTTTAGTGACGCTTGTAACGTGTCCGCTAGTATCTGATGTAAATACATCTAATACTTCAGCTCCTGCAGTGTCAATACTTCTTGCAGTATACGATGGGTGAGTATAAACTGTATTAGTATCAGTTGATGCGATTGTAAAGTTAGGATAAGTACCAGTAATAGTTACGTTAGATCCTGCTGTTAACGATACTGTTTGATCAGGGGCAGTGTTAGTAATAGTAAGTACATCATCTGCTGTAAAGTTAGAGGTAATACCTGTACCGGCAGCAATTTGTAATGTGTCTCCTGATGTAATAGTATAGGTAGTAGTATCTCCGTCTCTAATAGTCCAAGATGAGTAGTTATCTGCGTTCGTAGCTCCTGAGTATCCAAGGTCTGCTAATGTCATTGTACGCTTGGTAATAGCAGTAACGTGACCGCTAGTGTCCGAGGTAAATGTATCTAATACTTCAGCACCTGTAGTGTCAACACTTCTTGCAGTATACGATGGGTGAGTGTAGTTGTTAGCACTTGCTGCAATACCGTCAAGTTTAGAATGGTCAGCATCTGTAAATACATTAGAATCAGTAGCTGATTCAACTAAAGTTCTAATTTCAGCTGCTGTCTGATCACCAGTTGCACCTGCTTCGATACCGTCTAATTTAGTCCCATCTGCTGCTACATCTCTGCCGTCTACTGTTCCTGTAACAGTAATACTACCAGGTACGTATAAAGAATTAGATAACGCCCATCTTGTATTTCCATTATCCCAAGTGAATGATTGATTAGATCCACTCAAGAAAAATCCACCACCATCAGAAGAAGCGGCAGTTGATCCACCTCTATTTAAAGAGATTAATTTATCTTCAACTCTTAGGTTAGTAGCATTTAACGATACTGTATCACCGTTAACTGTTAAGTCACCGGAAAGAGTTAAACTTCCAAATGTTACGTTAGATGTAGTCGTTAAACCGCTTACTACACCTGAGATAGTATCTCCTGATAATGTTAAGTTAATACCTGTTTGTCCAGTTGTATCTGAAACTGCAAGGTTAGTATCGTCAGAAATATCAATTACATTTCTAGTGATAACTTGACCTGCTATTGTTATATAGTCTCTTGTACCAGCTAAAGTAACATCAGTTGAGTTATCAGTTCCTGCTGCATCTACTCCTAGAGTTGTTCTAGCAGCACCTGCATCGGCATCGTCTACTAAACTCTTACCGAAGGTAGAGATTGTAGTGTTGTCTGGAACTGTAAGTGTTTTAACTCCAGATAAAGAAGTTAATTCAGAATCCATTAATGCACCTGCAGCAGTTACATTTGCATTATCTGTTACATCTGCACCTGCTTCAATTCCGTCTAACTTTGTACCGTCTGCTGATAAATCTCTACCATCTACTGTCTGTGCACCAGAGAAGGTAATGTTACCTGTCATCGTACCTCCTGCTTTAGGAAGTGCTGCATCTGCTGTAGTACCTTGAGCTGCGGTTGCGTAATCAGCTGAGTTGAATGCTTTAACTTGAGCTAGATTAGTTACTTCTGAATCCATTAACGCGCCAGCTGCTTGTACATTGGTAGAATCGGTTACATCAGCATTTGCTTCAATACCATCTAATTTAGTACCATCTGCTGCTACATCTCTGCCGTCTACGTTTCCAGTTACTGTGATAGCGCCATTAACTGTTAAACCAGCGAAGGTAGGAGAGTCAGAAGTTTGAAGACCTAAATCTGTAGCTGTTGCAGCAACTCCGTTTGTTGTAAGAGTTACTTCACCTTGTGCCGCAGAAGATAGAGATGAACCTGAGATTAATCCATCTACATTAAATAATTCGTCTATTTGAGCGGAAGAAGAAACGATTCCGCTAGGAATGCTAGTTAGATCAGCATATGCTAATGAGCTGATAGTTGCAAAGTCTCCTAAACCTAATGACGCTCTTGCAGTTGCTCCAGATTCAGCTACAAAAGCAGATCCATTACCTACAATAAAATTACTATCAGAAACATTTAGTCCTGAAATATCGTTAAGGTTTTGGTGGTAAGCCTGTACATCTGTTCCAATTGCAACACCTAGTTGAGTTCTAGCATCAGATGCTGAACCGGAAATAATTCCGTTAGGGGCAATCTCAGTAAATACAATTTGACTTGAACCAGATACTAAGGTTGGTTTACCTGTTACGTTTGCATATGCTACCGAATCGGCTTGAATATCTCCTTCAAATGATCCGCTAAAAGATCCTTTAAATGAGCCGGTGGCAACGGCGTTGGTCATTATTGGGCTATCAATTCTCATTTTTTAAATTTTTTTGTTATGTTTCTTCTAAAATAAATATCACTTTTTTACAACTACCGTTCCATTAAATGACGTATCAAACGAAATAATTACATTATCTGCGTTTGAACTTGTGATTGCGGATGGAATGACTTGATTTTTATCTGTGTCGTATACTTGTACTATAGGGAAATCTTCGTTTAGATTATGGTTAATAGTGTATGAGACATCGCCTGAAACTGCTTCTTTGTATAATTGTACTGAACCTGATACAAGGTGTCCTCCCTTAGCAACAACAACTCTACCAGAGGTTGATGAATCAAAGGTTATAATGACATTGTTAGTGTCAGAAGTCGTTATAGAAGAGGGGATAATTAATTGATCGTTGTCGTTATAGACTGTAGCTATTACGTTTTTCGTACCAAAGTTATGTGTTACCGTTTTGGTTGTTACGGAAGTAAAAGTATCGGCAATAGTTGCTACTTCTGTTACTTCAGAGGTAATATTAGTTAATCCTGAACCGTCGCCAGAAAACGCTGTGGCGGTTACAGTATTATTAACGATAAGATTGTTCAAGCTAGCGTCTGATCCGCTAACTATCAGTTTTTTCCAATTCGGCATTTTTAACTTATATTACGGTTGGTTACTCAGTGAGCCCACTTCCCTTTCGGGCCGATAATAGCTTTTATATAAATATAGCAAAAATAACTATTACCTCCTACTATTTTGCAGGAAGTAAGTTAGAAAGTTTCGTAAAGATTACATAGAATGTTTCAAACTCAGCGCCTTTGTAATTGGCTTCTCTAAGTTTAGCTAGAATGAATTGTATTTCCCTTTCGGTCAATCCTTGATTAGCAGATTGACGGAGTGCGTCATTCTGTAATTTATCTTCTGCTTCTTTACCTGTTAATAACTTATTGATATTTAAACCCATTTTTTTTAAAAACTTCTTAAGAGTAAATGTATATTGTCCCACTATCTACTTTAATATTTCCATTTTTTTGATATTCAGAGATGTCTGAATGTCCTGCATCGATATCAACTACAGCAGCAGCGAAAGCACTCGGTGTAGCAGTTGTTGCATCATGAGCAAGAGCTTCATTAAATCCAAATCTTGCAGAACTAGCATTGAATATTAATGCGTGACCATTTCCTGATCCTTCATCTATAATAATACCTCCTACGTCAGGATTAGCTGAACCAGAGTTTAATAAGATAAATTTATCCTCTACTAGAAGGTTTGCAGTTTCAATAGATGTAGTAGTTCCTTGTACTGTTAAATCTCCAGTTAATACTAAGTTAGTAAACGTCGGAGAGTCGTTAGTACCCATTCCGTTGACATCAACGTTTTGACCGTTAAATTTAATTTGACCTTGAGCATCACCCTCTGTAGAACCAGATAGTAGTCCGTCAATGTTAAATAAAGCGTCAATTTGAGCTGATGAAGAAACAATACCTGAAGGTATGTTTGTAAAGTTATCGTAGTCTAGGTAGTAAGAACCTTCTTCACCATTTAGGCGGTTTACTGAACCAGAAACGATATGTCCACCTTTCATTACAACAATTCTACCTGATGTAGAATTATCAAAGGTGACTGTAGCAACGTTATTACTTGTTAATGTTACGGTAGCAGGTAAGATTAATTCGTCATTAGAATTGTATACCTGTACTGTTATATTTTTACTATCAAAACCGTGAGTAAGTGCTACTGAGGTTTGATTCGTAAAAGCAGAGGCTACTGTGGTTGCTTGGTCTACTGTGAGATTGGTTAAATTTGAACCGTCGCCAGAGAACGAATTGGCAACTATGTCTTCTCCTACTAAGCTGGCTACGACTTGAGCAGACCCAGAATGTACTCCATCAATGTTAAATAATTCATCAATCTGTGCAGATGATGAAACAATTCCACTTGGGATATTAGTTAATTCGGTGTAGTCAGAAGTTAGCCCGTCAAAACGAGTTGCGATAGAGGCTGAAAGTGCGGTAAATGAGCCGGAGATATCAGAAGCGATTTCTCCCGAGTTATGAACTACACCTGTAATGTTACTACCATCTCCACTAAATCCAGTTGCAATTACGTTGTTTGTTACTGTTAGTGTGTTTAATTCTGCTACCGAACCACTAACTATTATCTTTTTCCAAGTTGCCATTGAGTACTAATTTGTATATTAAAATATTGTTTTAGGTTACTTTAAAGAAAAGCGGGGGAGGAGGTGAACCCTCCCCTGTTCTTCCTATAGTAATTTAGACGTAGATGAAAATGTCATCACTTGAATCAATCTTAATATTACCTCTTTTATGGTAATTTGTATCTGTTACATCGTGTGCAACGTTATCCTGATCTACTACTAAAGCAGCATATGCTTCAGAGTTAGCAGTACCAGAAGTAGAATCAACTGACATGTTAACTCCCCAACGAGCATCTCCAGCATCATAGATGAATGCAGGACCTGTTCCACTACCGTTATCAATTACAAGACCACCTTCATCTGGGTTAGCTGAACCTGAGTTCAATAAGATGAATTTATCTTTGATTGCAGTGTTAGTAGTAGAAAGGGTAGTCATTGTACCCTGTACTGTTAAGTCTCCAGTAATTACAGCATCACCACTAACGGTAAGACCTGCAAAGCTTGGCGAATCAACAGACTGTAATCCTAAATCAACATCAGTTTGTACGCCGTTGACTGTAGCTCTTACTGTACCTTGAGAAGGAGAAGAGAAGCTAGAACCAGAAACGATTCCGCCGGCGATGTCAATTTTAATATTGTTATTTGATACTGTTGTAGTAACACCTAAACCTCCTTCGAAAGTTAATGTCTCACCACCAGCAACTGTATCAGTAGTTCCTGCATCAGCAGCTACACTAAATGAAGTAGCGATTACAGCTGTACTAGCAGCAGTTAAACGACCTTGTGCGTCAACTGTGATTACAGGTATTGCAGTAGTACTACCGTAAGTGTTAGCAGTTACTCCAGTGTTATTTAATTTGTCACCAGTTACTGCATCGTCAGCAATTTTAGCTGTTGTTACTTGTAAATCACCTAAGTGAGCTGTATCGATTGCACCGTCTGCGATGTGCTCGCTATCTACTGCATCGTCAGCAATTTTGTCTCCATTTACTGCGTCAGCAGCTAATTTAGCAGTACTAATACCGCCATCTTTAACTCGTACTGCACCAGTTCCGTCAGTAGCCGATAATTCGATAGTAGAACCGTCTACAGTTACTTCTACTTCATCAGCATTTACTGTGATACCGTCTCCACCAACTACGTTGATAGTTACATCTCCAGTTGAACCATCAGGAGTAGTTAAACCGTTTCCAGCAACAATGCTAGTAATGTCACCTGATAAATCTGCATCGATTGTAAGTGTCCCGTTATCATCATCATAAGTTGCAGTAATATTGTTCCCACCAACGATAAGACTGCCAACAATATCTTCTACGCTTTCTGTAGCGTTACTAATATTGCTGAATGTAAGGTTTGTTAAACCTGAACCGTCTCCAGTCGTGGTCAAATAATTTGCATCATTTGACAGTTGGGAAACACCACTTCCCGAGACGATGACTTTTTTCCATGTTGCCATAATTGTCTAAATTTTTGTTTTTGTTGTTAGTTAAGTTTTTTTTTCTTTGTTATAAATAGCACTAATTTACTACTCCGGTCCAGAGTTGCCCATTATTGTCAAAATAAATTCCCCCAGCTTTTGGTGTAGGTGCTATTGATTGTGTTATAAATTGTAAAACTCCATCATTCCCGAATTTAAATAGCTCTGTAGAACCAGAAGTTATGTTAAGAGCATCTCCTAATCCGGTAAAATTTATTTGTAAAGAACCTGTTATTTGTAAGTTATTTGTTGTTGAGTAATATGAACCTGTCTGGGTAAAAATACCAGAGGTTGCAATATTATTAATTGCGTTTATAAAGTGTGCAGATCCTGTATCTAAGTTAACTGTACCTCCGTTAAGGTTTATACCTTGCCCGGGATTTACATCAAGAGAAACAGATCCTGCTGTTCCGCCGCCGATAAGTCCATCACCTGCAAATACTGCAGATATATCTCCTGTTCCGGAAACGTTACTAGCAACCCATTTACCTAAAGAGGAATTGTATTGAAGTACTTGACCGTTTGCTAGTGAACCAGTCTGTACATCTGTCAACTCTCCTAAAGAAGAAGCACCACCGCCTCCACCAAATCCATTAAATGTAGACCATGATACTGTATCTACAAAGCTACTAACATAGTCTGCTAAAGTTACAGAAGCTTGATAAAGTTGAGATGAACCTTCAACCCATACGATTTGCTTATCCTCGACTTGGGTGACGGGAATGTTATTTAGCTCACCAGTATTAGCTACAGTCCTGAAGGCACCGCGGATAAACCTTACGTCCGCTAATGCAACTCCTGAGCCTGAGGCTGCTGATGTTAATTCTAATTTTGAACTAAATAATGGCATCTGTTCTCTATTATGACGGTAAGCTACCGCTTGCGTTTACTAATCTTATATTAAATGAGCTTGCTATTGCATTCTGTGACTTACGTCCAAATACAAACCACTCACTATATCCTAAATGAGCAGAATCTAATACTAAAGAGTGAATGACTCCTGATTCGATTCCGTATCCATTTCCATCTACATTCATAGCTGGTACAGCACCACCTGCTGTGCTATTAAATGATTCTTGTACTGAGGTAGGTACTGTCATATCTGATCCTGATGGATAGACGATTATTACCTGTCCTGTTTCTGCAGCGCTAATTGAACCTATACTACTTAGTACTTGATCTAATCCTGCGCCAGATCCGCTTGCTCTAAGTGTTGCTGTTGCTCCACCTGCTAAACTTATAGTAGAACTTCCTACGTCTCCTGCTTTAAATTTATAATATGGTGATAAAGTATTTGCTGTATAGGAAGTAACTTCAGGTGGTGTGTCGCTATTAACTGTAGCTCCTCCCATTACTCCTAAGTAGTTAGCTGCAAAGCCGGCATCTGAACCATAAGTAGATGTATATACATAGACAAGTCCATAGTCTGCTGACTGTTCTACAGTTATAGTTGCTGTATCTGTTCCCGTCTTACCAAATGCATCTGTAGCAGTAGCTGTAAAGTTGTATGTACCTGCTGATAGAGCTGTATTTGCTACTATATTCCAGCTAGTACCGTCTCCGTTATTAGAAGTTGCAGTAAAACTTGAAGCGTCTGTTCCAGATAATGCTAAAGTAATTGGATAATCTGATTCTGCATCTGATACGCTTATTGTAGCTACTAATGAACCAGAAATCGTATCTGTTTCTAGTCCTGATTGTTCACTAACTGTTACTGAGGGTGCTTGATTGGTTACAACGTTGACTGTTATGCTACCTGACCCTACATTGCCATACTGATCTTGGAACGTTATATTTGAGGTAATTGTATCTCCTGAACCTGTTGCAGAGCCACTGATGTCAAGTCCTAGACTTAAGTTTCCATCGCTTGCTACTACTATTGCAGCATTAGAAGAAGTATAAGCTTGAACTGCTTGACCGCCGTAATTAGGTGAGTAGCTAACTTCTAAATCTGCTTGAGTACCTGTTCTACCGTTACTGTTAGTTCTAATTAATGCACCATTCTCAGCTGATTCTATTATGTAGAAAGTACCGTTAGTGGTCAATGTTCCAACTACTGCTTGAGCAATTGTAAATGCGTGAGAAGAAGTTCTAGTTTCAAATCCTTCCACGTCAGCAATTGATGCAGTAACATTATAAGTACCTGCTGCTAAGTTACTATTAGCTCTTACTATTCTTGAGGCTCCACTTTCTACTATAGTTAAATCATGACCGCCAAATGAAGCAGAAAATGAATTCAAATCTACAGCATCAGAGTTAACTAAATCTGCAAAGGTCATAGTAACTAAATTATTACCAGGAATTGCTTTGTTAGTATTTAAGTTAGCACTTGTATTTGTAAACGTAATTGTCGGTGCAACGTTGTCTGTTATATTAACTGTAAATGCTTGAGTAGCAGATGTACCGAAAGTATTAGTAGCAGTAACTATACCGCTCAATTGATCTCCTCCAACATCTGCTGAACCAGAAATATCTCTAGCAAGAGTTAAATATCCAGTTGAACTTATAGCAAAATCATTTGAAGAGCTCACTGCCCAAGTTACAGTTTGATTAGCTGTAAATCTAGAAGTAGTTCCTGAGAATCCGTTCGAGTTATCGTATATTGCATGACCACTTGTTGCGGATTCAATTACGTATAAGGTTGTATCTCCGCTTATCGTAGGAGCGGTATCATCTACTATAGGGATAGATATGTAGCCTTTATCTGAACCGTTATTATATGGGTCAGTAACTGTTACTTCATATATAGCTTTATTAACTAGATCAGAGTTTAAATATACTCCTACTTTTCTAGTAACAGTACCTGTTGATGATATACTAAATGCATCTTCAGTTGGATCACTTTGAGATGTACCGCCGTATGAACCAGTAGGTACATTTACTCCATCCAATTGTTGGCTATGGAATCTTGCACTTTTAAATGTTACCGTATCTCCTTCTGGGTCTGTTGCTGTTATTGTACCAGCAGATGCTCCATCAGAACTATTTTCGTTTACTCCGGTTAATGTTTGATCATTAACTGTTGGTTGAGTGTTGTCGGTAACATTAATAGTAATTGGTATAGCAATAAAAGAATCTGCATCATCACCATCCTCGTAATGAGAATCAGATGCTGTTATACTCATATTATATTGAGTAATATTTTCATAATCTAAAGATGCTGTTACTTGAGTAATAGTTACATAGTTAGATGATTTTGAAATACTAAAGTGTCCGTTTAAATCAGATCCCGAGTTAATGGTGATGTTATCGCCTTCTGCATCTGTAAAATATATCTTAGTTACTTCTCCTGCACTAGCATTTTCATTTCTAGAAACAGAATAAGAAGATATTGCGTTACTTCCTACGTTAGGATGTCTGAATACTGGTGCTTCATTAGGTGTTACTCTAATGTATATTGTTTTAGTAGAAGAAGCTCCTACTGTATCTGTTGCTTTTACTATAACAGGGTGAGCTAAGGTTCCATCTCCTCTGTTATCTGTATTAAAAGCTGTTGCGGTAGGTAGTACATTTAATTTAAGTACTCCGTTATCAACTATTACGTATCCATCTGTATAAGAATCGTCAATACTAAATGTTATTGCTTGAGACTCTGCATCAGACCCTGCTAAAGTTACTATAGAAGTTCCATTAGCTGTATATTCGGCTATAGTTTGATTACCAGTAGAGATAGTTGGGGCAGTATTTGGATAAAAAACTGCATTTAAGAAGTCTTCTATAGTAGTGCTAGAGCCTGGATTAAAGGAATTAAATAAAGGATGCTCGGTATTCGAAATTATCCTATTTCCATCAAATTGATTATTAAAAGAAGACAGTACTGTACCGTCTGGGTTTACGAATTTGATAGACCCAGAAGAAATGTACAAGTGTTGCCAAGGAGCTGCTTGACTTCCTAAATCATTAGTAGAAACTCCAGGAATTACATTACCAGTTATTGTCTGGGTACCTACAAAACTGTTTGAACCAGTCGTTGCATAAGAACCTGTCTTAGCATTGAGCCCGTTTACATCTGAATGTGATGAGGTTAAGTATCCTAACGCTGCTATTTGCAGTGAAGAAGATATTAATCCGTCAGGTATGTTTAATGTCGTATTAAAATCACTTCCAGTTACAAATCCTAAGTCTAAAATTTGAGCAGATGACGATATTGTACCAGAAGGCGCTATATTTCCTCCTCCAAATCCTAAATTAGCAATTTGGGCAGAAGAAGAAATGATATTAGCAGGTATGTTTACTAAATCTTGATAAGTACTACCTGTTATAAATCCTAATTCTATAATTTGAGCAGAAGACGATACAGTTCCTGATGGTGTTCCGCTTCCTCCAGCTCCAAATCCAAGTGCAGAAATTTGAGCAGAAGAAGAAATAATACCTGAAGGTACGTTAGTTAAGTTTTCCCATGCAGAAGAACCAGAAAATATATGTCCTCCTAGAGATGCTACAGCATATCCAGAAGTATTACTATCGAATGTAACAACAGCAGTATTATTATCAGTTAATTGAACTGAGCTGGGAAGTAATTGGAATCCGTTACTGTCGTATACTGCTACATTTACATTTGGGCTATTAAAATTATGGTTAACAGTTACTGATGATGCATTATCAAAATCTTCTTTTATAGAAGTTACTTGTCCTACACTTATATTTGTAAGCCCAGAACCATCTCCAGAGAATTTAGAAGCAGAAACTACTCCTGTTCCGAAGTTAGTAGTTGTACCAAATAGGAAAGATTGTATTTGAGCTGAGCTAGATACTAGATCTACGGGGATATTGTCTAATTCAAAAAAGCTAGACCCTGTTATAAAGCCTAAAGTAGTTAGCTGAATAGAAGAACTAAGAATTCCAGAAGGAACATTATAAAGATCGTCGTAATCTGCAATATTAGAAGAAGTAACGAATCCTAAATCTTGAATTTGTCGAGATCCAGATATTACATTTTTATTAAATCCTAAGTCTATAATTTGTTGTGATCCAGATATTACATCTCTATTGAATCCTAGTTCTATAATCTGATTAGAAGAGGATACTACGTTGGCTGAATCACTTTTTAAGAAATATGAGCTAGTTGAAGCATTTAATTGGTGTATACTTCCAGTTAAGTTCTCTATTCTCTGTACTCTAGCATCATTTGAACCGGTATAAATTAACATAGACCCGGAATGTAGCCTTAACGTACCAATATCAGGATCAGAACCTGCTGAAAGAGCGTCTATCTCTAATAAGATATTTCTTCCATTCAGAGTAAGCTGAGATCCTGTGATATTTAAGGAACCAGTAAGCGCTAACGAGTTTAAACCAGGGACCATCTGGGTTTGTACAACCCCGCCCTGTTTAAACGCTAACGAACCTGATATTTCACCGGTGAACTTTGCCATTTACTTCAGTTATAATATTATAAGTAGGAGAACCAGGTGAAGTTTCACCGTTTAATATAAATAGAGCAGTCTGTTAAAGATTGCCCTCTGTTTCAGCACCAAATCTTAATTCTGACTTGGTATAAAACTTTTTGTTGTTATGAGGGTGTGCATTTATAGCGTCTGTAATAATATGCCCTAATAAATTTATTTGAAACTCTGTTTTTACTATACGGTCATTACCTTGAACTATTTCGGTAGATGTAGTATAGGTATTAATCATAGCTCTAAATCTAAACTTATCTGGGTCCCCCCAATATGAATCTGAGGCAAAGTTGATTCCTTCTACTATTTTATTATTCTGCTCGACATAATCTGTAAAAATTATGCAAGTATAAACAATATTGACGTAATCAGGTATTGCTACAGCATAATATTCATCTATAGACTGTCTGTTGTTGAGTACAGCAAATCTGTCATATATATTCTTCTTTGAAAATTTCTTTTTAAATATACCAAAATTGTTTGGGTTATTACCATCTAACTTATTTCCTAGGTTTCTATTCTTTTCTAAACTATCTCTTCTAAATACGATTAAAGGTGCTTGCATCTTACCGTTTTTATCACGGTAATATCCATCTTTCTGCATGGCAGCCCAACGTTCAGGTGAACCATACACTAAAGGAACGTTAATCTGTTTACCATTTTGTAATACGTAAGGTTTCAATACATTGTTAAAATAGTAGTAGATGGCTTCATCTATATCTTTTATACCAATAGTTATGTTTCTTACATTATCATCAGCTCTAGATACTTGCTTAGCTCTATTTTGAAGGTCTGTTAAACCTCCTTTTGCATTTACTTCAACATTAGTATCGGGATTCTTATATGTAGATATAGAATCCTGGCTGATTTGCTCTTGGCTTTTCGGTAAAGGTGTATTTTCTGCCATATTCTTATCTATTTACTGCTTCTGCTAATCCTACTCTATCTGCTCTTGTCAAATGACAATCAACTATAATGGCTAATGATGAACCATACCCGCTAGCATAGCTAGATAAGTTGTACTGGTTATCTCTACCTAAAAATAAAGTATTTTCTCTTACTGTATCTACTTCATAGAAGTCATTATGCCATTCTACTATATCTCCAACTTCAGGAACTACGTTACTATCAACTAAATCCTGTCTAATAAAAGCAAATGATGCTTGTCTACCTAAATCTGGTCCAAATTCTGCTATGTCTATTACTTGATCTCCTCTAGTTATTAAACAATATAATTTAATAGCGTTCCAATAAGACTTTTCTAGTGATTCACCATATAAATTAATTTCTAAATCAGCTAAACTTAGTTTATGGTACAATATTTCCTGTTCTACTATATCTTTTAGTAGTTCACGGTTAATATTAACCAGTAAATCAAAGTCTCTATTAGATCCAAACAGCATTATTTTTCTTCTATGGTGTTAGCCCCTACTTCTACTGCTATAACGTTAGTATACTTGGTTTCAGCATTAGTTTTAAAGGCTGTAAACGCCTCTTCTGGGGTTTTCTGTGTTATTAGTTTAACCTTATAGGTTGTTTTACCAGCTTCTGCATCAGAATTAGCTTTAGTTACAGTTGTTATACCGGGTAATGCACGTAAAGCATCATCATATCCTTCAGCACCCTCTTCTCCATAGGTAACCTGTACCATGGCCTCGTAAGACTTGTATTCTATTTCTAATATGATGTCTGTTAGCTTCATTACCCTATATAAATCGTCATTGGTATTGATTTAAGTGTATTTTGTACATCTTCTGCTTCTTTTGCTTGTGCTTCTAGCTGTTTTCCACGTGATGTTTGATCTAACATCTCTCTAAGTGCAGTTAAAAGTGCTGTTTTTTCAGCTCTAGAATCGGTTAATAAGGCTTCCTGGTTTAGGGTAGCTTCAGAACCGGGTACAGGAACAACCTGATACTTACCTCTTATGTATCCTAGTACTTCTTTTGCTAAAGCTAAGGTATAATTAAATATCCATTGACGTCCAACGCTATTAATATGGCTATATCTAGGATTAGAGTACGGAACTTCACCTACGTTAGTAATATATCCAGGATTATTATCATAATTTATCTGTCCTTTATCAGATTCTTTATAATACTCAAAGAATAAACTGCCTGTAGCACTAGGTATAGGGAATAATCGTAGTTCGTTGTTTACTATCTCAAAAGAATAAGTTGATTTACGAATTTGATCGTTAAATTCTATGGCTTGAGTCTTTAAAATATCGTACGAAGTAGGCATTAACATGAAATTGACTCCAGGAGAATAAGCTCCGAAATCAAAAGCTGTCATTAACGATTGTACGCCGGTACCAGTACCTGCATAAGGATCAAAATAGCGTAATATAGCTGGTGGTGCTTCGTAAAATACTTTTCTTACTTCTATTCCACCAGTTATTCCTTGTTCTGATGCCCAAGTATCTAAATTATAGTTCTGCTGATTACTGTTTATAGCTATTGAACCGGTATGTCTAGTTACATTTCCACCTACTCCTGCTTCGGTCCCGTAATGTTTAGATATCTGAATGATACGATTTAAGGTAGGGTCGGTAAGTTGGTTATTCATTGAACTTCCAGTTCTCGATCCTTCTAAATTTAAGTAATTTTCTCTAATTTTATATTGAAATACTTCGTTACCATATGTAGTGATAGCTTCTTCAAAACAAGCATACATCTGCTCTTGTTGAAGCTCTACATCCATAAGCGGATAACCAAGTCTAGTTCCTACAAATCTAGCTACTTTAACTGCATCTGCTTGAAAAGTAGTATCAGAATCGTAGAATCCGAAAGGAGTATCGCCTACATTAAAGGTAGCAGTACCGTTCCATATGCTTACGTTGGCCATTTTATATAGTTTTCTTATAAATAGCTATTAATTTCTGAAGGTTTTGTATACTTCTAGGATAGGAGCAACTATATCATGCCTGTGGTTATGTGCTAATGAGCAAGTTACAAAGCCTTCTACATGTTCTTCTAATCTAGAAAGAAAGGAAAAGCCAGTTTCTCTTTTATCTTTTAAGTCTATTTGCGCTAAATCACCACAAATCACCATTTTAGATCCTTTCCCAAGACGTCCAATAACAGTTTCCATATGATCATGGGTAACATTCTGAGCTTCATCTACAATCACAAACGAATCTACGAATGTTCTACCTCTCATAAATGCAAAAGGTACAATTTCTATATTCCCAAGCTCCATTTCCTTTCGTACTTTAGCTTCGTCATATAACATGAATAGATTGTGATGAATTGGTGCTAACCAAGGGTCCATCTTCTCCCTAATATCTCCTGGTAGAAAGCCTATTTCTTCTTTAGATACAGTAGGACGTGTTATAATAACCTTATTTACTTGTCTTGTAAATAACATATCCAGAGCTACTTGTGCTGCTAATAACGTTTTACCGCTTCCAGCCATTCCATTAAGGACTGTTATGGGATTTAATAGTATTTTTTCTTTTGCTTTTTTTTGTTCTTCGTTTAGTTGGACTTTAAACTTAACTGGGTTTTTAGGTCTTCGTTTCTCTTTGAACACCTCATCGTAATAAGAGTTGCTGCTCATATAGTTATGTATTATGTAGAACAATTATTTGTCTTCTTATAAATAGAAGATAAAAAAAAAGGGCCTGCAAAGCAAGCCCTCTTTATTAATCTGTCCTAAGGTTATCTTAGATCTGAGCTAAGTCAGAAACGAAGATTTTACCGTAGAATTCAGGTCTGATCATCTTCTTAGCGTAACGAGTCATTAAACCTTTTCTTGGAGTGAAGGTTTCTGGATCGTATACAAGAGGAGTCATTAATAATGGTACATATGGAGCATATACAGCACCTGCTTCCAAGAACTGAGAACCTCTAAATCCTAATAGGATAACGTTTTCAGTCATGTAAGGGTTTTTGTATACTTGGAATCTGTTAGCTAAGCTACCGATTTTCTGTACGCCCATTGCAAATTTCTCTTGGTTACCGTCAGTTTGAGCAGCATATCCAGGAATTGATTCAAGGATAGTAGCAACTGTTGGAGAACATACTAAGAAATTAGCTCCACCTCTAAGAGTTTTTTGGTGAATCTTGTTAGATACTTTTTGTACTTTAGTACCTAAAGTTTGGAACCACTGACCTTGAGTGTTGTAGAAATCAGAAGTAGAAGTAGACCATGCAGATCCGTTCCATACTTTGTTGTTTTCTGCAGACCATTTCTCAGTTGTTCTTGCACCGTTGATCAACATATCTAAGATCTCAAGATCGATTTCCATAGAGATGTACTCGCTTAATAAAGAAGTAAGTTCAGCCTCAGCATCGATTGAGTGATATGCGTTAAGATCTTGTGCAAATTCAGGAGTCCATTGTGCTTTTAACTTTCTAGTCTTAGCAACGATAGCCTCACTTTGTAATTTAACGTCGATCTCTGGGATAGAGATAGAAGTATCTACAGCAGCATTTGAATCAGCTTCGAAGTCACCTCTGTCGTTATCAACTGGTTGTTTGTGGTAAACAACTTTTACGTTGTCACCGTTATTGATACCGCCTGCAGCAGACTGTACTAATACCAAGTTAGATCCAGAAATTTTAGTAAATTCTTTGTGAAGAGTTACACCAGCAGCAGAACCAGAATCTAATACTACGAATGCTCTACATCCTTCTACGTCGTAGTTAGAGATAGAAGATAAAGGAATAGATACGATCTCATAGTTTCCTAAAGTAAGACCAGCATCGTATCCAACATCTTTAAGAGCAGCAGCTCCTACAGTTGCAGCTACTTCAGTACCTGTTGCTTGGTTGATTGAATATCCAAACTGTCCAGCTCCGTAAAGACCACCAGCGACATCTAAGTCAGCGGCCATCTTGCTAGAACCTGCAGTTACGTTACCGTACATGTTTTCTCCGTCACTTCTACCGTTAGTAGCAGTACCGTACTTAAAGTCTAAGTAGAATACTAGCCCTGAAGGCAAGTTCATTGGTTGTACAGATACGAAGTCTTGAGCTACGATTTGAGCGAAGACTTTTCTTACAAGTGGTAAAGCTACTCCTGCCCACTGCTCACCTTGACCAGCTGCGAAAGAGGCACCACCTACGTTTGTGTTGTTAGCCTCAGCTACGATTTGTTTAGCTTGGTTTTCTAGTACCATAGCCATGTTAGTTTTAGCTTTCTCATCAGAGATGCCTTCTAACAAACCAGATTGAGACCACTTATCTGCTAATCTAGCAGCGTCAGCTTGCATACTTTTGTAAGTATTTGAGCTTTCTAAAAGTTGGTTAATTTCCATGTTATTTCAGTTCTTTAAATTAATTATTTTATAATTCCAGCTAATTTTTGCATTCTAAGAACAGCAGCGTTAGCTTCAGTAATTACTCCTGGTTTACTTGCAGTAGTACCAGTTGCTTTAGAAGCCATTCCTTTGTTCTCTTTAATTGTAGTTTCTTTTTTGGCAACTACGTTATCGCTAACAGTTTCAAAAACAAGTTTAACTTCTTTAACAGTCTCGGCTTTATCAAAAGCAGCGATGATGTTAACTTTTTGTGACTCGCTTAAATTGTTAGCTTTGAAAATTTTGTTGACGTAGAGCAACTTAGAATTTAGAAGATTTACTTCGCTAAGTTCTTTTCTTAATGTCTTAATAGTTTCAAGAGCTTCGTTTAAGTCTTCCTTAACTACTCTATTGATGTTCTTCTCTTTGGTTTCAGGAGTAGAAGCTACTTCGTTAGCACCAGGTCCTTCTGTTACTTCTTCCATAGTGTCTTCTTCTTCTTTTGTACCTTCAAGTTCTCTAATCAATTCATCAAGGTCGATTTCTTCTTCGTCTTCTCCACCAGCTAAAGGATCACCTTCACCCGGTACTTCTAAGTCAGCGCCAGCGTCCATATCGTCAGCAGGTACTTCAGCGCCCATTTCAGCTCCCATGTCTTCAGCACCACCACCCATTTCTTGAGCGATAAGGTCTCTGATCATGTCTTTGAAATCTGCTACTGTTAAGTTACCTAACTCTTCGTCTTCAGCAGGCTCATCTTCAGATTCTAATTCTTCTCCAGCTTCGTCCTCAGCTTCTTCTGAGTCATCCTCTACAGGAGCTTCTTCGTCTTCTTCAGCTACTTCTTGAAATGCTGAAAGATCTTCCTCTACTGTTTCTTCTTTGTCGTTTTTAGCAGATTCTTCTACTTCTTCATCATCCATTTCGTTTACTGCTTCTTCGTTTTGAGAATCTTCCATCTCTTGAAGTTTAGCAGCTAACATATCTCTTAGATGAGGAGTTAAAGACTCTTCCAAAGCTTCCTTAGCGTTAGCAATAGCGGCTTCTCTTACAGACTTAGCTTCAGCAATAGCTTGCTTGAATAAATCTTTGTTTGCCATTTTTATTTTTTTTTGTGATTTCTACAGTTATTAAAGAACTGCAATAGGAAATAATAAGATATAGATACAGTATAGGTCACTGTATATTTGTATATAAATATATACCTTTTACAAAACCATTAAATAATTTAACTAGTTAGGTCAGTTACTGCGTGGGTAATTAAGTTATTAACTTCTATACCTTTAATTAAAGCTTTTGCGGTATACATTGCTGCTTGAGCCCATCTAGTCTTTTTGAGTAAGGCAAGAGCTTCTCCACCAGCTGATCCTGCCATAGCAAATATTACTATTGCGTAAAGTATTTTAGTAATACCTTCTTTCTTTTTCGGATCTTTAATAAATAAACTAATTACGCGGTTGATAGGAGACATAAACGCTACTTCATTATCATGAGTAAAATGTTCCCACCACTCAGCTGATTTTTGCATTTTTTGGGAACCTATTTTTTTAGCTAAAAACTTAGCCATTTTAGCAATCATATTAGCAACTGTATTAGAAAGAAGAATCAAACCTATGACACCAACAACACCTGCTGCTTCATCGATATTTTCTTTTTCTTTCTCTAACTCAGCCTCTACAGCTTTAGCCATTTGAGCACCGAAATTATCCATTTCCGGAAAATCTAAATTTTCTTCTTGTTCTAATATAATGTTTGCTAGCTTAATCATGCTCTGAGAATATCGTTGATAATAAAATCTAAACTTGCGTATTTTGATACTTTAGTTTTGCCTTCATTTAACGATACTGGGTTCATAAACGCACCATGAGTTGATGGATTAGAAACGAAATCCCAGCATACTAATTCAAAGTCTGGTTGTACTTCTAAAGTTCCCTCATTGGTTTGTTGAACTGATCCGGTACCTCTAGATGAAATACCGATTGTATGGCCTGCTCTAATAATCTCTTTTACGATATTACCTGCAGGGGTATTTAGTAGTTCTACACGTCCCATAAGGTCGTCTCCCTTCCACCATAACTCTTTTACTATGTGAGAGGCGTTCTTAAGAGAGACAACAGGAGACTCAGGGTGGTCAAGTTCTCCGAATGCATTACCATTTTTTACGAACTCTTTAATGTACTTACTACATTCTCTTTCTAGAATCTCTTTTTTATAAACTCTACCGTTTTGGTTTTGTGCTGATGCTCTCTGCATAACACCCTCAACTTCAAAGACTCCAGGTTTACTTTTGGACTCTTTAATGGTAGGTCTAAATGGCGTAACGTCTACTAATAATTGTGCCATAATTAAATATTAGGTGTAAAGATAGTTTGTTTTGACTGTGCTTCAGTTTCTCCTAGTGGACTTTGTCCTGAGTTATGCGAATCAATATCTGCTTGAGACAATACTCTTACTTTAGGTTGTGATAATCCTCTAGTAAATCCGTCTTTAACAGCAGGTCTTAGGTCTTTATTGAAAGCAGCTTCGATTGCAGGAGCTAAAAATCCTCCTACTTTTAAGCCTTCTTCATTTCTGATATCACCTAGCTTATCATATACGTTTTGAATCTTAGCTCTAGTCTTATCATAGAAAGATTCGATCTCAGTAACTATATTTTGTAGGTCAACAATTGCACCTTTCATTCCATCAAATCCAGCATAGTCTTCAGCCATTCTAGCTAACTCTGCTGTTGCAGCTTCATTTATTACCTGCTCTTCCAATACTTTAGCAATGATACTTTTTACTGCCTCATTGACTTTTTTGCCCATCGCTTTTTTGATAGCTTTGTCTTTAGCAGACTTGTAGTCGTCTCCGTCTACATCTCCATCTCCGTCGTGGTCTTTACCTTTCTTTTCTTGCATTACTACCGCTGAAGCGTTTTCAAGTTCTTGTACAGATCTTCTCTCTCTAGCAAATTCTCCTTCTGCTACTCCTGATCTCCAAGTACTCATTGTTTTTTTAATTTCAGCTCTAAACTCTTTTAAATGTTTTTTAGCTGCTGGGATATTACCTGCTTCAAGTTCTTCAATAGCAATACCTAGATGACGATTTTCTCTGTGGTAGTTTACGTCTTCAAAGGAATCAGAAATAGCCTTCATTACTTTGATAGGAGTATTAATATTGATTTTTAAACCAGCCATCATCATTCCATCATAGTCGAAATCATCTGACCACATATCACCGGTGTTATAAAAACGCTCCTCATTAGCCCAGATTTTTTCTTTTGCATTAGATAAAGCTGATACTTCATCGTCATCTTCTTTTTTATTACCTAATCTGTCAACACCACCTACTTCTTGTTGCATAAAGTCAGAAGGGTATTCGTAATTAACTGAATAGAATTCTTCAAACTCGTCTCCTATTTGATCTAAAGACATTCCTTGTATGTCCTTTGCATGAGTCTTAATAAAGTCTTTTATTACTTCATTATCGGCAGCTTTTTCCTTTTTTAAGTAATCAACTACTGGTGCTAAGTTTTCTTTAGTTAGTTTGCCTTTTTCTGCTTCGATTGCCTTTTCAGTATCCTCTGGTGTTCTGCCCATTTCTCTTTCCCACTCTTCATCATCGATGTGCATACCTTCTTTTAGGCTGGCTTTTTTGAGTTGGTTTTTAGCATCAACATCTTTTGCACCTCTTTTAGTCTCTTTCATTTTATCGTTCTTATCAACGCTTGGAGACTCTTTTGCAAGCAAGTCGTAGTAGTGAGTAGGATTTTTCTGCAGGTTAGAAATTACTTTTCTTTTAGCTTGAAGATATTGATCTTTAGTAACTGTACCGGTTGGATCAATTCCCATTACTTCTAGTTCACAATCGACTCCTCTATCGATAGTGTCCAAAGGAAATTGATCTGCAAGTGCAGTAATACCGCTTTCTTGTTTTGCATGTGCTTCAAAGATCATACCTTTATTTTTTAAAATTTGTACGGTATCATCAAAGCCGTTCCATTGAGTCACGAATTGAGGAAATTCTTGACGCATTTGACGGACAAACTCAGTCTTAGCGAATTTGCCTTCTTTTACGGCGTTATATTTTTCGGTTGCAGTTCTCATATTTTAACTAAATATCTTTTGTCTTTTTGTATCCTTGTTTAGTCAGTACTTTAGTAGCTCTTTTAGAAGGTCTTTTACTAAATGCATTTGGCGTAAGGTATGCACCTACGCCTCCAGAAGTATTAGCTTCTTCTAATTCTCGCATTACTTCTCTTATTAACGAAATAATCTCTGATCTTTTCATTACAGAGTCTTTAACTCGTTCACTAAGTCGTAATACTGCATTAAATTAATCAGATGTATATCAGTGATAGTTTCCGTTTTCTTCAAAGGTACTATCGCTTTAGCTACTTCATCTAACTTAATCTTTACAACTTGGTCTTTGACCTTTGACGATAACTTTTGCACCTCATTTGCAATCTTAGAAAGTTCTTCGTTGATTACATTGCGTAAACGTGTCCTGGAGTTGACAGAGGTAATAAACTCCTTTAATATATTCTTTTGCTCTGGGAGTAGGTCTTTATACTTGTTATTGAATTTTTCAAGTAGTATTCTAAACGTTAGTAGTTTTAAATCTTTATCGTACTTAGAATATTCTTCTATTAAAGTATCTTTTACATCTTCTTGGTTTTGAGACTTAGATGTTAAGTATTCTAAAATAGTTACTTTATTTTCAATTAAGTATTGAGGATCTACTAATTCAGTATTATTTTGTGCTTCTAATAAACAGTAAAGAGCAGCTAAAGGTTTATAACTTTTAACTTGAATACTAAAAAATTCATCAAGATTATAACTCTCTTTAATTCTAGATATTAGTTTATATTTTTGATTCTTTAATACATCTTGATCTAGCTTTCTAGATATCTCAGTAATAGTAGAAAGAATTGCTTCTGCTTTTGTTTGATTAACACCTTCAGCTTTTAATATAAGGTTGTATAATTTATACTCCTTAGATAAAGCATTCTTAGTGCTATAAAATTCTTTGATTATAGAAATTGCGGCAGAATCACTACCGTTTAAAGTATCGGCAGCAATCTGCTTGACTAATAATTCAAATATTAGTCCAGTATTTCTATACTTTGAATGTTTTATTTTCATTATACACGTTTACTATTATAAATATGCACTACTTGCCTAAATCTTTGATGTTCTCCTCATTAAGTAAGCTACTCTCTTCAGATTTATCATCTGCCTTGAAGACAATGCGTTTAAACGTATCTTCATTTTGTTTGTATACTAGCTGAGCTTTAGCTTCATTTACATTATCAGCATCGCTTGGGAAACCACCTTTCATACCATGCTGTCCTAGAGGATCACGTCCTCCTACAGGGTTTGCAGTAGTTCCATATACAGAAGCCTTTTCTCTTGGTCTTCCACCTTCTGGTCCTGGCTCTCCCCATTCAGGTATCTCTTCGTATCCTTTAGGTACTGAACCTGGTTCTCCACCTTTAGGAGTTGAAGTAGCTCTTCTACCATACATAGAAGCTAAATCGTGAGGTGTACCGTAAGTTACTCCAGATAATGCAGGATCATTTCCTTCTCCTTCAATCTGTGCTCTTCTGAACCTACGTTTCTCATCTTCAATCATAAGATCTCTCATTTCCATGTAAGTATCTTCTGAAAGGTCAAATATATTTTCGTAGATATAATCTGATGAGAATAATTTAGAATCTTGCATTTGTGTAGCTAAATCGATTTTTTCTTTCAATAAAGCTACTTTCTCTTGTTCAAATATAATAGATGGAGTAGTTAACTTAATCTCAAAATTAGTTAAGCTTTCTCCTTGAAAACCTTGTGTATATAAATGCACCAGAGCAATTTTAGTTAACTCTGATTCTAATATTTTTTGTATTCTTTCTACAGTTCTAGCAAATCTAATATCCTCTGCTGCTAGTGTTGCTTTACCTGAAAGATCTCCTTCATAGCCGAAATATGCTTTAGGAATTTTAAGAGCAGCAAATAACTTAGCTTGTAAGTATTGAACGTCAGTAGTACCGTCGTACTCTAATCCTTTTGTAGTTTCAATACGGGTAGAAGTATCTCCTCCACGAACAGGAAGGTAGAAATCTTCCATCATATTCTGCATATTAAACTTCAAGTTATATTGACCTGTTTGAGGATCAACATAAGGAGTCTTCTTCATTTGGTTGATAGTTTTTTGCATAAACTGATCAACTTCGTTTGGAGGAATTGAACCAACATTAATATAGAACATTCTCTTTTCAGGAGCTCTCATGATACGGTGAATTAACATCGCATCTTCCATTAATGTTGTTTGCTTAAATATTTTTCTTGCTGGCTCTAAATAAGAACGTCCATAGGGTAGATAATGAACATCAGAAATTAATCTGAAGTGAGCCATTTCATAATTATCTATCTGTATTTTTCTAGATTGCTTTCTATTAGGTAGATAGTTTGTATCTGTAGAAGCCGCAATACCGTCAGGATCTAATTCGAATTCTACTTTAGCAGGATTATCAGGATCATGTCCTTCTAGTCTAGCTATATGGTAAACAGTATAAGGTAGAACATTATAAACACCAAACTTCTCTGCTATTTCTAACTTTAAAAAGAAGTCTCCGTACTTACACATTTGTCTAGTCCATGACCATAAGTTAAACTCAATGTTCAGTACATCGTAAAATAAATTGTAAAGTACTCGTTGAATATTTTCGTCTGATGATTTAATTCCTAGTACTTCTCCTTGGTCATTCTTTACCGTAGCTTCATCAGCAATAATATCCAATGCAGAGGCTATAATTGGATCACTATCCATAGCTTCGTAATCAGAATAAAGCTGTATTCTTAACGTTTGGTAGTTAAGGTTTGGATTAAAGATGTTTGCTTTATTGTAGGTATATAGACGCGTAAACCTATCCATCAATGAATTGGTTTGATACCTACCTGTGGTCTGTATATTGTTTACGTCGGAAACTTTTAACTGATTTCCTCCTACGTTTCTAATTACTACGTCTGAAGAAAAGAGTCTTTGTAGTCTCCCAAATAATGATCGATCGGCCATTCGAATATATTTTTATATAAATAGTCTATTTTAAAAGCCAGCGAATATCTTCTTCGACTTGCCCATTACTTATAATATACGGATTGTTTTGCATATAACCAACTGAACTCATAACAGATTGGTTTCTAGCGTTTAAATTAGAGAAAGAAGATAGTTGTGCTCTAGCTAAATCTACACCTTGCTGACGTAGTCTAAGTGCAGTATCTCTAACGTATAAAGCAGTAGCACATGATATTAAAAGGTCATCATTATACCTATCTTGTGCTTGAGCCTTTCCGTTCTTCCATATAAATACTCTCATTTCACTCATTAACCTTTTAGATTGAATGGTAACAGAGCGGTCTCTTATATACTCTATCATTTTAGCAATTACTAACGGTCTGGTACGTGCAGACATGGTGAAACCCGGTACTAACTTATCTCGTTCATACTTATGCATATAAGACTCTACTGTCTCCATATTATTAGTAGCACTATAGAATAAATTTCTATATTCCCTTTCTAATATCTGTTCTATAGTAGCCCAACCAATATTAGCATTCTCACAAACTAGTAATGCTTCATTATATTCTGATGCGATCCCGACAAGCATATTTCCAAAGTCTTTAGGAGATATTTTTCCTTTATACTCTGCTACTTGTGTTGCTGTTTCTACATCAAATATATGAAATGCAGAATAATCTTGTCCGTCACCTCGAGCAACGTCAGCTACAACCATATAAGATTTAGTATAATCAACTCCTTCCCATACCCATAAGTTACCGTCAATACCTCTTCTTTCAAGAGGATCTCTCTGGTATGTTTCTTCAAAGAAGGCCATATCTTCTGGTTCAAATACGGTATCCCCAGAAGCTAAGAAATCACAATCACATTCCTGACCGGCCATTCTAGGACCTAAATCAGCATCTTGCTGATCTCTCCAAGATTGGTTTCTTTCAGGGTGAACAGTCCAAGGTAACCTTACAGGTACAAAAGAATTCTCTCCTGTTTCTGCTCTTTCCCATGTCTGGTGAAACCAGTTACCAACTCCATTAGGAGTAGACAGTGCCATACATTGTCCACCCGTCGCTAACGTTTGTTGAGCAGCAGTAAAGGTTTCATCTACGTTTTCAATAAAAGCAGCCTCATCCATTAGTAGTAACGATACCGCTTCTGAACGTGCAGCATCTGGTGATGATGATTTAGCTTGTACTTTTGATCCGTTTGTTAAACGTAGAGATAATTTGTTCTTTTCTACCGCCGGTAACTTTAACCACTTTGGTAGCTCATCGTACATAAAGATTACTTTAGTAACTAAGTTACGAGCAGTAGCTTGGGTAGTTGCTAATGCTAATACGTTTTTATCTTTATGAAATAACATTAACCATAAACTATAAGCAGCAGCTAGAGTTGAAATACCTAGCTGTCTAGACTTAAGTGTAATGATGTATTGATTATCTCTAAATAAATGTAATACCTTTTCTTGAAATGGGTATAGATTAAACAGAATACGTCCTCTAGTAGGGTGCTGTATATGACAGTACTTTTTCATAAAGTAGGCCGGATCTTTAGCACACTTTATGTATTCTGCTGCTATTACTTTTTTAATCTCTGTCTGTGACATAACTTATTTTCTTTTATAATCACACATTATGTGCGAAGGATATAAGCCACCTTGCTTATTTCTTATGTTCATTTTAAAACTATATTCTGAAGATTCAAAATGAATATCTACTCTTTTTCCTTTGCCGTCTGCGCCGCCATATTGAATATTAATACCTCCGATAGGAGTCGCTGCTTTTCTAGCATACTCTTCAGTAATTTCATAAAAAGTAGAGCCTTTACCAGAACCTTTTAACATCCAATATCCACTACCAATTCCAGAATGAACTAAGTTGAATAGCTTTTCCCTATCAAAGTTATCTGAGGAGGTGTGGTATTGTTTAAAATCTGTCTGTCCATATTCGTTAAATACTCTACAGAATATTTCGTTATCTATTCCAAGCATTTCTAATAAAGAAACACCAGCAGGATTTGTTACTCTACCTTGTTCAATTTCTTTTGCTGGAAAGGTACTTACTGCTACTCCAGCGTTAAAGAATGTTAATGTACTGCCGTACTTAAGAGAGAGAAAGTATGTCTTACCTTCTGTTTTAATTGTAAGATCAGTTAGTGTAGCTGCAACACTTTCTCCAGAGTGAGCAATTATAGGTCCGTTCTCTGTAAACTCTAAAGGTCTTTTCTGGTTTTTAGATCCTTCTTCTATAATTTCGAACTTACCTGGTTTTAGGTTGAATGTTTTAATTATCTCTTCTACTACTTCTTTATGTACGTATTCATCACTACCTTGATTGTAGTTTTGTAAATCTTGTGCAATTTGTAATTCGTAGTTTACACCTTGATTAGCAGATGCTCCTCCAGCTAAATAAATACTAACATTATTACCGTCATCGTCGAAAGTATACATGTTAAATTTACTGCTCTTATTAGAACCGGATTTTGGAGGTGTTACTTCTACTTCAACTTCAGCCCCATAGGTAGATTTTATAGCATCGACAAATTCATCTGAAGATACTTTGGCAGTATTAGCTATCCTAAAATCATTTGACATTGTGTCAAACTTACCTGGGTTAGCATCAATAATTTTTTTGATTGCATTTTTTTCTTTGAGTCCCTCACTAAGAGTAAAGCCAAATATAGACTCAAATACCCTTAAATCTGTTTCATTGTTCAGATCAGGGTATCCTTTTTTGGTTCTAAATGACCATTCAAGTATAGCTTTATCAATAAGGTTCATTATGCTTCAGGTTCTTCTCCTGGTTCTTCAAAATCAATTGGTTCTCCGCCTAAGTCAGCTCCGCCTTCTTCACCACCAGCTTCTGGTGCTCCTTCTTCGCCTCCAAGGTCTTCTCCGCCTTCAGCGCCTCCCTCTTCACCAGGGAAGTCACCGCCACCTCCTCCACCGCTTCCGGTATCAGATGGTTCAGCGGCGTCTCCTTCTCCAGCCCCGCTCATCGGGCCTTCTTGATAAAGTCTCGCCAATTTATCTAAAGCTTGTTGGTATTCGTCTATTTTATCAATATAGTAACGTTTACCTTGTATTTGAGCCTCCCAGCCAGTTCCAGTCCACTTAAGTATATAGTATTGTCCGTTTTTAATGTTCACCCTGAATGACGATGGTCTAGGAGAAATCCAATCTATACTGTCTACGAACTCTTTAAACTGATCTGTTTGAAGCTTAATAATTGCTTTTTTTAAAGTTGGGAACTTCCCTAGTATTTCATCAGTAGCATCTTCTAATACTGTTTCTGGACCAGCTTTTGGATCTGGTTCTTGCTCTGGTTGTGGTTCATCTGCTTCTGCTTCTTCAATATCTTGCCATAAGGCTTCTCTAATTTTACCTTCAGAGAACATTTGCATCATTTTTGAAAAATCTTCTCCAAAGAATGCTCTAAGGTATGATCTTTTAGCTTGTTGTACTAAACTTTCTCTTCCTTGACGAGTTTGATATTCTTCCCAATCGTCCCAGTAGAAATCTACTGCATCTTCAACAGCACTTTCAAATTCATGAGAGAAAGGAGAAGGCATTTTTTTAGGATTGCCTAAATCTCTATGAATAGCTTGATTCATAGCATATTGATCTGATGATCCCCAATCCTCTCTAAGAGATTTTTTTGCTTGTTTTACTATAGAATGCCAGTTACTTAAATCGTATGCATCCCAATTATCTACATCTTTTTGATTTAAATAATGAGAGTCTTGTCCAATTTTTCTAAGTACGTTATAAACCTCATCTTGATCTGGGTAATCTTTTTTACGTTTCGAGGGTGTACCTGATTTTATAGCTTCTTCTAGGTCTTTTAATTCCCAAATATTCTCACTTAAGCTTCTTCTCATTTTTAACAGTAAGTACTGTTCAGGTCTTTCTGTACGTAAGTAACGCTGTAATTTTCTAAAGTTAGTTTTTATTAAATCAAATAGTTCTCTAGCCGCTAGATCTTTTCTAACGTCATCTGATCTCATTAGAGTTTTTAGGTCCTCTATAATGTCAGAAAAATTAAAGTATAGCGCATCGAAAGAGGGCATTCTAACTATTTCGTGTGCTACTGATCCGGTTTCCCTATTTACTTTAGAAGTTTTAAAATAGGTAGTACCGTCAGAACTAATAAAGTCAAACTTAGGCTCTACTCCCCTACCATATCTATCTTCAATAGTCTTCTTCATTGAAGGAGACAAATTATCTACACGGGTAGTATTGTCTCTTTTAGAACCCATATGATCGGTGTCTTCTTCTTTTTCTCGAAGATAGGCACCTAATTGTTCTAATATGATTTTTTCTAACTTATGCATAATGTTTTATTTTGGGCAAGATTGAGATTTTTTATGTGTCTTACCACAAGCACCGCAATATGTAGCTTTTTCTTCTTTTACTTGCTCTTGATTTTCGTCTAGATCACTATTACCGTCAAATCCGTCAATGTTTTGACCTGCCCCGAAATTACCTACTGCTTTTTCCAAACTGTGTTCTAGTTTCTTTTTTTGTGCAGTCAAATCTCTTAGTTGATCAATTACTGAATGGTCTCCTGATTTATATACTTTAGCTAAGTCTTTCATTTTAGCAACTACTAATCCGTGTGCTTTTTGAATTTTAGCAAGTGATGCTTCATCTATGTTTTTACCTCTAGGTAATTGTCTAGACATATCTTTTAAGTCATCTTGGACTGATTGCATAGCTCTAACTAAGAAAGGATATTCTTCAGCAGGTACAACAATATATTTGTCACCGATAGTAATTTGAACCATTACTCCTTTTTCTCCACCAGAAAATCTTTTAATATAGATACCGTTTCTAGCATATAGTTCAGTACCTTCGTTTACTCCTTCTTCTAAAGCTAATTGATCGATAGCAGGTTGTTTTTCTTCTCCTTCTAGATAATGCTGTGCTGCAGACATATACTCTCTAGCAAGAGTTACTTTTTTCTGCCACCAGTGAGGAAAATCTACTTCACCGTCATGCTGGTCGTATTTATCTAGCTGCTTATAAAGTTTAGCAGCATAAGTAATAACATCATAAAGGTCTTTTTTAAGCATGTTTGGTTCATCATCTTGATGTCCTACATCTAAGTCTCCTCCGTCTGTGTCTACTTCCGTTTCACTCACATTCGTACCTCCGTGTTTAGCCATTGCAGCTTTGAAATCTCCTTTATATAGTTGCTTAACTATTTTACGCCCTAACTCTTCTAGTTGGTCCATACTTAAATTAAAAGAAATAGGGTATGCTTGGGAAGCATTCATTCCGTTTAAATAGTTTTGAGCTATTACTATATAATCAGCTGGATCAATGACGTCTGCTACACTAGTTGCTTGAACTTCATTGTAATCAGATTCTTTAGTAACTGCTGGTTTAGGTTCGATGAGTGCAAGTACAGCATGTAAAGGTACTGTTTTACCTTTTTTAGCCATACTGGTATCTGTAAGGAATGTTACTGTCCAATCAGTACCATCGCTTTTTGCTCCTTTATTTACCTGTACCGGTCTTCCGTGTAAGTGGTAGCTTTCTTCTCCTTCGTCCATTTCAGCTTTTCTACGAGCAAAGTAATCATTAGAAGGCTCTTTATATTTTTTTGGAGGAACGTCTCTTTTAGAAGGCTGGTAATCTCTTTCAGCTGCTCTACGTTTTGCGTAGTCTGATTTATACTCTTCTAAATTATCTTCCTCTACGTTTGTATCTACTACTTCTATCCCATGAGCTCCAAGGTCCATCATAGCGTCGTAGGCTAATTGTTCATCTTTAAAATAATATACGTTAGAACCGTTCATTTCAAAGTCCTTCCTGTATTGATCATCCATGATAGCTAATGCTTTTCTAGCATCTCTTATAGATACTTCAATATAGAACATTCCCTTAGGAGCTTCATTAACTCCTTTTTCTTTTTGCATCATAGCTTGTACAGCTTTGATTTTATCTTTTTCAGGATGCTTCTCTAATCTATCTGCTTCTTTAGCATCAGCGTATTCTTGATCTGACATTCCTTCTTTTGTTAGTGAACTCCAATGCTTAGCTAAAGCATCAGCAAGAACGTCTACCTGTACTATTGGTTCACCCGAAGGTTTTTGTCCTATTTCACCTACTTCTTTTTTAAAAGAAAAATCAATTAATACTAATTTATCTCCATTAAGGTAGAAACTAAATTCATCTAGATTAACATCTCCTCCTTTATATTGTACCTGTATTTCAAAAGAGCTGTCTTCAATATTAGTAGCTTTCATAGTCTTGACTTCGTCACCTAATGACTTAAGTCCTTTATAGACTGCTTCACCTACTTTTTTAGCAATGAGTTTTGTTTGTTCTAGATCAAAATTAAGTTGTTCTTTGATTTGTTGTCCATCAACACCTTTAATTGAATCTACATCATCAGCATCTTTTAATCCTTCTACTTCATCATCTGACATAGATGCAGCAGTTGGTTTACCGCCTTTAGGTGTAATAAGGTATGTTTTTTCAGCTTCTTTAAGCATCTTTTTATATTTTGATATCTGTTCGTTGAGTGTTTTAACTGCCTTTTCTACTTGAACTGTTTTAGTAGTAGACTTAGGTAGCTGGTCAGAAGCTAATCTGATCTTCTTTAGCGACATCTCACATTGTGTGAGTTTCTCTTTAATCTCTTTATATGTCATTGCTTTCAAAATTTATACAGGTATATAAATAAATAGATTAACAAATCCAAATATGCATTACCAGCCCCAATAAGGGTTATCGTTATTTTCCCACCAGAATGTTAACCCCCCTTGTTTATCAAAAGAAAACTCTTCGACGTAGTAGTCTGGTTCAAAGACTGAGTTACCTTGTTTGTATAGGCAGGCGAACTTTCTTTGTTTCGGTTTTAGGTATTCTTCCATTACATTATCTAATATATTAAAGTTCCTACCTCGTAAAACCCCAGAGTCTATAAATAGTAATTTTCTATCCGCATTAACATACTTTCTACCAAATGTTTCTAAATCCTCTATGTAATCTTCTTCAGAATACAGTTGTTGACCAGGATAGGGCATTTCTAAAAAATCCATATCAAAGGGTACGTTATTATTACGGTGTGAAAGTTTGTGGTTGATAATTTGTGATAGTATTGAGCTATATTCCGGAGAACAGCATACAATAACAGTAGAAGAATCCACCCAGATATCGTTATTAATTTTTTCGATTAACTTTAGAGTATCGAGATACTCTTTAACTGGTTTGATGTAAAACTGCTTGGACATACATAACTTAGCTTAGAATTTAAATTTTTTCTTTATACTCTTACCAGCGTTACTTACACCTTTAGATGCTGAGTTACCAACATCTTTAGCACTACCAACTACGGCGTTACCAGCGTTGTTTACAGGTTCTGCTACTTTATCTACCACTTTGGTAGTTTCTTTAGCAACTGTGTTTGCGGTATCTACTACTGCCTCTTGTGCTGGTTTGGTATCTACGCTAACCGAAAGGTCTACGTCTACTCCAACTAATAGAGCAACTTCACCTTCAACTCCGATAGTTGCAACACCATCATCCATTGTAGCACCACCACCAACTTCAGCACCTACTTGTGCCCCAACCGATACTCCAGCACCGGCTTCAGCACCATTACCATTTTCATCGTAAGTTCCATTGGATACCCCAACTCCTACCGATGCTCCAGCCATTGCTCCGGCATGTCCTTCAGCTCCATCCATTCCAACTTGTCCGCTTGCTCCAACATACGCTTTAGCTTCTGCTCCTGCATGGACTTCAGTTGTATTAGTTACACCGCCATATTCTACTGAATTGGATGCTCCTGCTTCTACAGATGCTCCGACTTCTGCGTGTGCATCTACTGTTGCGTTTCTACCATCCCATCCAGCTTCGGTTGTTGCTTCCGCATGAACCTCTGCTTCTGCATGAGCTTCTTGTGAAATAGTTACATCACCGATTTGGTTTGAATTTTCTACGTTTGCATGAACCTCAGCTCCTGCTTCTACACCAGCACTTACTGATGTATTAGTAACTTCAGTTCCAACAGATGCTCCTGCTGATGCTCCGGCGTTATCGTTACCAACCGATTTATTTACTTCACTCATCTTTTTTATTTTTATTATTAAACCAATAGTCTACAACCTTACCAAAGTTACCAATCAAGGCACCTAAAAGTAGAAGAAGTAATTCTTTCCAATCTGCATTTAAAGTAAAGTTTTGATTCATGGCTACTGTTATACCATGTATTGTAACTAAAAAACTTAATACAATAACAATACTTAAAATTATTCTATGTCTAGTTTCATTCATAAACTACTTACCACCTTTCATGTTTGCACACCAGTGATACATTTTACCTTTTTCTCCTCCGTACTTTTTAGCTTTAGCTCGTAAGTCGGTTACTGAACCTTTACATGAGGCTCCTGATTTTTTAACTCTACCGGGTCTAGATTTTCCTTTTACTTTACCGTCGGCGTAGTTTTCGTTAGAAGGAACTTTTAAAGGCTGTGTAGCAAAATATTCTTTTAAATTCACTCCTTGTTTTTTAGCATCTGCTAAAGGCATAGTCTTAGGAAGTTTATTTTCATCCCACTCTACACCTTGATCAGCTAATAATATTTTGTCGTCTGATAAGATTCTTGCATTAATCTGTGGTAGTTTACCAATAGTAAAAGCACCTAATCTATGGTTACCGTCTATGACTGCGTATTTACCGTTAATGATTGGGTGGGGTATAGCTACTATGGGTGGAAATTTTTTCCAGCCATCTCCAGAAGCATCTTTTATCATGTCCTCTACATACTGCTTTTTTTCAGTTGTAAAGTAGTTATAATCTTTTCCTGGTTCGTTACCTATACAATCAGCTACATTTAAAACTTTATTAGTACCGGCAATATTTTCATCTGTATCTACACCTTGAAAATTATGGTATACGATAACCTTACCTTTTTTGAAGGCCTCAAAAAGTATCTCGTTTACAAGGCGTGTTAATTTCATTTTACAATTTAGAAAAGTAATCTTTTAGCATTTGTATGTAGAGTTGTTTATCTTCACCTTTCAGTTCTACAAATGCCTTAGTATAATAGTACTTTACGTTGCCAAACCATCTAACAGCATCTGATTTATCTTCTCCAAGATTTGTAGATTGTCTACCGCCTTGAGGCATAATAGTATCTTCTGCTGAAGCCATTAGAGATTTAATAGAGCCAAATACTCTTCCTCCTGCTTCCCATTCTTTTCCTGTCTTAGCATCTATTAGAGCATATTTAGCTCTATCAGGCATTACCTTAATTAATTTAAAGATAATATCTCCGTGTCTTGATGGAACTTCTTCTGGCCATTCTTCTCCTTCATTTAGTTTACCAGAAGCTTCTATATTACTAATTACAGATTGAACTAAGTAGATTGCATCTTTAGCTCCGTAACCGTATCGCTTAGCTAACTTCATAATAAAGTCACCAACTAATTTTTCTGCTTCAGGGTTAACGTTTGCTTCAGATACTTTAGTGGCTTCTTTTACCCGCTGGGTGTTAAATATTTTAAGTATCTCGTCTACTACTTCTTTATGAAGGTTACCGTTCTCATCTGCTACATAATAAGCAGTCATATTTCTACTGCCTTTATCTAATTGATAAGATTTTTCAACTTCTTTTTTCGCTTCTGCGTAAGAGTCGTATGGAGTTTTAAATATACCTTTGCCTTGTCCTCTACCTAGATTATACCCTACGTAGAATTTACCTTGTTCTTCAGACATTTTATTAATCTTCTTACCAGCTGCTACTGCATCTTTATGTGCATTAGAATTACCGTGAGAAGGTTTTTCTCCTTTTTCTCTTTTAGCTCTAATGTTAGCCCAAAGTCCTGGTTTTTCTTCTTGTAGCTCTTTAAGTGCTTGTTTTAGGTTTTTCATATTACTGAAGTTTGTCTGAATGCATCATTAGCATTCTGATGATGATAGATGCTAAAATACCAAAAATAACCCAAAGGGCCTTAGTAACTCCATTCTTCCAAGTTTCGATTTCAGAAATTTTAGCCATCTGAGTATCGAATTCTTTTTGATTAGACTGAAGAGATTGTCTAAATTCTGTGTTTTTGTTGGTATTTACAATAACTCCATTGTCGGGATTGAGTAATGTGTATTTGAGATCTGACATATCATCCTTAAGGTTTTCCATATCTTTTTGCATAGCCTTTAACTCACCGTTAGGCATATGCGTTTTAATGTGTCTTATTTCCGCTAATACAGCATCAAGTACTTCTTTCTGTGTCATCGTAGAGTATATAGAGTTACTATTTGTTATAAATATACCTAAACAACGTGTTCTTTCAAATGTGAAACATATAGTTTCATATCTTCAAGAATTTTATTCTTATAACCTGTGGATAACTGTCCCCACTCTTCTACATCTCCTTGTTCAGTTACAAAAGACATCTGTTCTTCTAAAGTCTCTTGTACCCAGTTTTCTATATCTTTGACGAATGACTGAATATTGCCGGACATCATCTTTTTTTCATACTCTTCGTACAGTCCAGCTTTTCTTAAACTAGCTTCGTAGTCTACTGTGCAATCAAAACAGAAACCATGAATAAAGTACATCTTTTTATCAAGACGTTTCTTCATTCTATTATTACATTTAGGACATGTTAGTGGAAGTCTAGTAAGTTTTTTAGCATTGTCTAATTTAGTAATGTTCTGTTTGAGTCCATTCTTAATTGTCCATTGCTTACCGTTTTCTTCCCAGACGTCACCTTCCTTATACCTAGTCTCTTTTTTAGAATATCCGGATTGAGATTTAGTTCCTGCAGTAAAGTCTTTTTTAACTAGATTCCTAATGCGTTCAACATCGGCTTGATTGAACTCTTTTTTCAGTAAAGTCTCTTTCATTTTATCTATTCTCCTTTTTTAAGGACGATCCATAAAATTAGATAAATAAAAAGAAAACCGCCAAAAATAGCAATTACCCTCCATAGTACCGGATCGATTCCTGTATGTTTTCCAAGTCCTTCACAAACTCCTCCAATATATCCTCTTTTAGGAAATCTATATAGTTTATTCATAATTATTTCCCTCTACCGGATTTTTTTACTGCGGTGGATCTTTTTACATTTTGTCTATTACCTGTAACATTTTTTGTATTTTGATCTTTTTTGATATTATCATTCAATGATCTACTCGAAAAAAATTTACTACTCATATCCTAGTTTTTTTAATTCTTCAATTACATGATTTACGTCTCCATTTTTACATCTGATAGCTATCCCGCCTTTGGATGCCCATTCATTAATGTTTGATTTTTTATCATCAATAAGAATAGCATCAGGCTGTGCGTACTGTTGCTTATCAGCTGAATATGCAAAGTTTACTTTTGGTTTAGGGTTTAGATTATTTCTAACCCATAAGTTTTTTCCTAATCTAGATTCATTATTTCTAGAAGGGGAAGTTAAAAGATCCGGTTTATATGGTTTTATAAAATTCCAAAGTTGTCTACCTTGAGGCATCCAATCCATTCCTACCCAGAATTTAACTCCTACTTTAACATCTATTAAATTCCAAAACTGTTCAGTACCGTATTGACTTTCGTACTCTTGAGGATTCATTCCAGTGAAGTGGTCAAACCTTGCTTCAAAGTCTGTTAACACTCCATCCATATCGCAGTATATTTTATACTTTGGAAGTTCTTTTTGTTCGGGAAGAGGATAAGCTTCTAATAAGTCTACTAACTTTTTTTTCATAACCTTTGATTTATACCTAATGAAGGTAGTCTTTTATTCCATAATATACGAATTTTTTCGCGGACTTCCAACGATTCTCCTGTTTTTTTCAGGTAGTCATCTACTACATCTGAGAATGGCTTTTTAGACTTTTTGGCTTTAAAATATAAGCCTTGTATCATAGCATCTACTTCCTTAGGTAGGTAGTAATAGTTTTCTTTATCTAGTATACCCTGATCAATCAAGTCTCTTAAATCCTTGTCATCTGGTATGTATTTACCCTGTCTAACATTTTCACCGTCTTGAGTAAGGTGTTCTAATTCATGTCTAACGACATCTTTTAGATCCATAGAGATTTCTTGCCAATCTGGGTCTAGAGGTATATTGAATACTACGTTAATTAAAGGATAAATTTCATCTCCCTCGTCATCAAATCCAGCATTAGCTCCACCGTCAACAGAATAGATATCATCTTTAAATTCGGCGTATACATTAAAATCTACTTCAAATTGAGTAGACTCTATATCAACGTCATCATGTTCTGGGTTGCCTACTCTAATGGTAGTGTTTACATTTTTTCTACCTTCTTCATGTGCTTTTTTTAAAACATCAAAAGCATATCTAGAAAGTACATTAGATATCTTGCCGTACTTGCCTTCTGCCACAACTTCTTGTTTTGGTTTATTTTTAATAGAATCTTCCCAATTGCGAAAAGTTATATTTCCTTTTAAGTAAGCTTCTTTTTCTATCTCTAGTAAATCATCGTCTTCGTTTGTATTACTTGTACCAATATTACCTAACCTGCCTTCTAAGTTCTGCATATGGTGAATCATTTCATGTACAAATGATCTTACGATATCTTTAGGGTGTCTTCCTTCAACGTAAAGAACAACTTCTTGTTTATTTGGATCATAATGAGCTGTTTTACCAAAAAAGTCTGCAGCATTTGCTTCATCTCTAACTGTCTTGACTTCTGGTAGAGGAAGTACTTTCATCTTCTGATCAATCATATACTCTAATATAGAAGCAATATATTTAGTATACTCAGGAACTTCTTCTTTTTCTTCTTGAATTTCTGGCTGTGCAAAATACTCTGTTATGTAGCCGTCAATATTTGATCCAATAATTTCTGCTACGATCTTATCTTTCAAATCAACTAATATACGTAGTATCTCTCCTCTTTCCAACTCTTTAGGAAAAAAGTCTACAATTTTATCTAAATTGCCTGCTAGTATACTTGCTCTAAAATCTGTTGCTCTAACTCCAGAACCTGGTGCTGCTGCTAATGCTAAACCTTGTACGTTAGGTGTATTGGCAAATGTAGTAACTCTTCTTAAGTCTACAAAGTCTTTTTCACCTCTAATTCCAGTTACAGCTACAAATTCTTCGTTTGGATTATCTTTTGCATAATTTTTAGCACCAAACATTGGATTCTGTCCACCGTCTAATATTTCTACATTTCCTAAATGCTTGGCATATATGTTCCAAATAGTTAAAGCTTCTTGTTTGTCTATACCGTTTCTTTCTCCAGCACCTACAAAAACTACAACCTTATCAATATTAGGTTTATCTCCTGCTTCTTTTAAAAATAAGCTTGCGCCTTTTTCTTTATAATCGTCTTTAGAATAGATTGTACCATTATAGGAGCCGTCGAGTAAAGATTTTACTACGTTAAAATGTCCTCTATGAGGTGGTTTAAATGCTCCTGGGTATAATGCTATCATGCTAAAAAGTCCTGTAATGCTTTATCTATTTCTTGTGCAGATGAATGCTTTAATTGTTCTTGAAACTCTGGACTAAATAACATTTCAGCAATATTCTCTAATACTTCTTCTTGTTTTTGATCATTTTTAGCTTTAAGGTCTCTGTATTTCTTTACTGCATCTTTTAGTTTATCTGCACCAGGCCCTACACCATTCTTTTGGAAAGCATCTAAGAACGCTTTCTTGATGGCTCTATCTTCACTATAGTTTCCTTTATCCCAATCAATACCTTGAGTGGCTTTGAAGAATTCGTTTTCTTCTTCTTGAGACATTTCTAATGGCTTTCTAAAAGTAGAACCGTCATCGTCAGGGTTTTTAGAGGTAACCCATCTTTTTAAAAAGTCTGATATTCCTTTAGCACCGTTTTTAGCTGCAGTATCAAATGCCTCTACCTCTGCAGCATACTTACCTTTTCTGTCATTAATGTATAAAGAGAATTGACCACCAGTCATTTTATTGTAGTCTTTAATTAACTGATAGACATTTCTCCAGGTTGAGAATACAGCTGCTTCTGGTACTCTTCTCTCTCTCTTAAAGTTTCCTACGAAAGCATTCATAGGGTGAGTATAGACCATAACCATATAGACATCATAGCCTTTAGTTATAAGTTCTTTAACTTTAGTAGGGTTAGAAGCTGTAGTATCCCAAACAAATGACTGTTTAGTTGTCGAGAGGTCTTCTGCCTCCTTGTCTGCTAGGGCTGCTGCTCTTGATAGGTTGTTGTACGCTTGGTGGTTGGGATCCTCTACGTATTTGTCGGGGTTGACTATTGGGAGTGATCCTAGGTTGAGTTTGTCTAGGAGAGATGACTTCCCTGCTGCTGCTCCTCCTGCCATTACTATTACCTTCGGCCGGCCTTTCGCTTCTAAAATTAGGTCTGTTAAATTGATCATTTCTTTCTAAGTTATTACTTCCTCTTCTTCCTCGAATTATAGTTCTAGGTCTGTTCAGAGGCACTGTTACACTGGGTCCAATATATGGTCTGTTATAAATAGTGCTTCCATACCATCTATAGGGGTTAGAGTAAAAGTAGTAAGGAAAAGCTTGATAAGGGTACCACTGGTTATTCCAATTAAAGCTCCAGTTCTGATAGCTGCCATAACTGTACTCTCTAAGAACTCTATCAATAGAAACTTGTACGGTATCACCAGCAGAGTTAATAGCAAGCAATTTTTCTACTCTTACTCTAGGTTGGGTATTGATTAGATATGTACCACAACCACCTAAAGATAAGAAAATTAATGCAAAGAAAAAACTTTTAATTATATTTTTCATAGTTTTAATGTTGTAGGGTAACTATTATAAATAGGTTCGGTTACTGGGTTTTCTAATTTGTAAAGTTCATAGATCATTTTAAATAATTCAAAATTCTTATCTATTTCGTCTGTTACTTTAATTTGCCAGCCCTTACCTTGGTAAGTTCCTTTCTTAGTTGATTTACTTCTTGTATGAGCTTTTAACCAAAGAATACCTGTGCGGTCTATTTTAATTCCTTTACATTCTTCTAAAGCTTTTGCGTAAGAAGCAAGCTGTAAGTCATAAGATTTATGTAAACTGTTTGAAGTTTTAAGGTCTAATAACCAAACTTCTCCGTCCATTTTAACTACTAAGTCAGCAGTACCTGCGTATTGATGTTCGTCAGACCAAACAAAGTCTTCAGTAGAAATTAATTCTGGTTTATGAGTTCTCCAAAATTCACAGAACTTCAATATCATTTCCCATACTAGTTGAGAATACTTAGCGTTACCGTAATCGTCCATCCACCTAATCTCTTCTCCTTTGATCAATCTTTCTGCAGCTTCGTGAACCTGTGTTCCTTCTTTACCTGCTTTTCTCATAATAAGATCGGCGTTATGCCCAACATCTTTTAACCAAGTTTCGAAAAAAGAATTCTTGGGCATGTATTGGAGTATAGTAGTTACGGATGGATAGTATACTCCTTCGCCTCTCTTGTAAACTCTCCTATCTAGAAAGTTTATTTGTTGTAAGTCTGGATTATAGTCAAGTCGTTTTTTCTCGTTTTGCTCGAGAATATTCATTCCTTGTTTTATCATAATTGTAGTTTATGCCGGAGGAGGGAGTTTAAATTAAATTCCTCGGCTGATTGAATATGGCTAGTAAATGCTCTAAATCCCATCTCAGAAGGATCCTTATCAGGAAGTTCTACTAAGAAAACTCTCTTACCTTGATTTAAGAACTTTTCTGCGATTTCCTGTGCTCTATCTTGAGCATCTATATCTAACGCAATGTAAATTTCTTGTACACCACTTGTTAATATTTTCTTATAGAGTTCATTAGACACGCTTTTACCTAGTAGAGGTACAGCGTTACGTCTAATAGCAATAGCATCAAATACACCCTCACATAAAATTATAGGTGCATTCCAGTTTATTAAATTTTCAAAAAAGATTATGTCTTTGGAAGCTTCTGGGTTCTTATACTTAAAGTAATTGCCATCATAAGATCTCGCAACAAAGAAATTGAGTTGTCCGGATTCAGAAAAACTTGGGATAATAATTCGTCCTCCATATTCTCCAGTTGTACAGTATCCAATGCTATATTTAAGATAATCGATCTCGGTAAGTCCTCTGTCATTTAAATACTTTCTTACAATATTAGCTACTACCGATGTATGTGAAGCGTTATATAATGGTTGATACTCCTTAGGTAGTTCTACTATAGATAGCTGTTGATACTCAACTTCAGAACCTTTCGGAAGGTATTTAAGTATATCTTGAGCAATATCTCTAGGAGTTTTAAGTTGCTTGAGAAGAGAGCGTATAGTACGTCCACGAGTTTGGCATACCCAACACTCCCAAGGATTATGTCCTTGTTCGTTAGTAGCCAAGTTTATTTCAAGCTTTGGCTTTCTATGATTGCAAAAAGGACAGTGAAAAGCATAATTGTCCCTTGCTCTCTTATGACTCTTACCAAGAACTCTCTCGATAGAGCTTAATAGAAAAGTATAATCCATTCGTTAATCCGTAACTATTACTTGTAATATAAGAAAAATATTTCTAAATATCAACTAATTTTAAATGATTTTTTTGATTAATCATTACATTAGAGGGTCTTATATCTAATTCTTCAGGATCTAATCCTAGTCTTTCTGCTTCTGCTTCTGTAGCATCGATCCACTCTTCTGGTATCTCTCCTTTGAAATCTCCTAAGACTTCAAGTTGAATAATACCTAACTTAGGACCTAACGTTTCAGCATCGTAGATGTAAGCAAAGTTGTTTGTTTTTTTACCCTTAAGGATGTGGGCGTGTTCTAATTCTATTTCGTCTGTGGTTACTTTATAGACACGTCCGTTAAGTAAATAAGCTGATCCGTAATCACCTGAACCTAGGTACTTACCGCCTTGATCCTTTATTTTGTCAATTTCTTTTTCAAACTCAGGATTGTAGTAAAGTATTTCTCCTAATATGACGTGTGATAGTCTCATACATTTTAATCTAAACCAGAAGTTCTTCCGGCTTGTCTTTCTTTATCTAACCAAGCTGCTTTACCAGCTGTGTATCTATTCTTATCTGATATAAACCTATCGTCAAGTATTTTAACTTTCTCCCAGTACCCTGCTTCAGCATCTATTCTCAAATTAAAATCTCCATATCTTTTCTCCATAAGTGATTTCCAATACCCTAATTGAGTTTCGGTATAAATTGATGAAGAAGAATCATCCGTGTTAGGAAGATTATACGGGGGTTTACCAAGTGTAGAAGCTAGTACATCCATAGTTAGCTCGCTTAGCTTCACTGTAGCTTGTCTAGGTCCTGGTTCTTCGTTAAGAATAATATCTGAAAGCTTCATTATAAATCAGGTTATGTTATCCATTAATAAATAGTTTATAAAAGACTATTCTCACTGACTTGATTAAATTTGAACGATATACCTGTAGGTCCATTTTCTAAACTTTTCTTCTCAGCTGATGATATGTACTCTTTAAAACCAGGTGCTACATTTTCGTATAACCCATCATAGTGCCTTGTATCATAATCTTCCCAATCAGGTTGAGTTGTACTGCCCCAGATTCTATTAGGATGATTAAATGGCATAAATCTTGTATGAAGTATATGAGAGTGTTGTCTGATATATGACCAATTTGGACTAAAATATCTTTTATCGTTATAGCATACTATGTCTATAAAAACGTCTGCAGGGTGAGTGATTTGATAAGAGCATTTTAAAAGCTCTAAAAGCATACTATGATTAACCATATAGGCATGTGCACCAAACCCTTGCCATGGGTCAGGTATCTTAATATGTTTATTATAGTAGTTACCTGATACTTTTTCAGAAGCTCTACCCCACCAAAAACAGTCTACTGAGTTTCTTTCAATAAACTTTAATACCTTTCTAAACTCTCCGTTAGTAAAAGCTTCTTTAGTAAAATGTTCAGTTGGAATAGCGTCATCTTCCATAATTAGGAAGTAGCTAGTTTCGGTAATTCTTTCTTGAGTTTTTAAAATATGCTCCCATACAGATCTATGAGATAAGAAGCAACCTAATATATTTTTCGATATTGCTCCTTCACCGCACCAAAACTCTTTTAAACGTTCTTCTTTTATTAATGCATCTACATCGATATCATCACCCATAATAGCATCAACAAACTTGTAGCTAAAGTCATCAAATATGCCCCAGCTATCTACGAAACGTTTTCTTCTCTCTAAATTTTTAGGATCACTTATAACGTATATACCTTGGGCGCCAAATTCATGTACGCTCGGTTTCATTTTTATTTTCCTTGTCCTCTATACGGCTTAACGTAATTTTTAGACCCTTTGTTGCTAGATTGTTTTGTTTTAGCATGTACGCCTGGTCTTGATACTTTAGATTTTACTCTGTAGGTATTGAATTGAATACCTTTTGTTGATTTTGCTGCCATTTACAACTTTGTGATTTTAACTTTTAAATTACCTGTTCCTTTTATAAGACGGTGATACGTCTCTTTAGGAATAAATAGCTTATCAATAAAGACCGGGAATTCGTTATCCAATTGAAACTTCCAATCAGTCTCATGCAGGGCTTCGACTATTCTGTCTTCCCTGTCTCTATGCCATACTAATTCTATAGGGGAAATATCTTGAGAGAATTCTCTGATAACAAAACCGTCTTGCTCTTCTTCTTTATAAGGTCGCATTTAATTTAATTAAAACCGAGTTATTATGCTTTAAAAGCTTTAATAATTTATTTTGAGACTTTTTACGTTTACCGTACTTAGTTCTCTGCGGGGATGAGTGTTGACCTCTTGCCATTACCAGTATCCTGAGAAGTTAGAACTACCGCCTAATGATTTCCAGTAACGTCCGATGTTACAAGACCAGTAGCCAGCTTTTGTTTTATCTTTCTTAGTATCACATTTATGTCTTGCAGCAAATGAAGCTCTTGCTCCTTTTTGTTTAAATTTAACTGAAAGACCAGTATCACCAAATGATACTTTCTGTACATTTCCTTTTTTATTCTTTACGTAAACGTAGAATTTTTTAGAGCCTCCTCTTTTAGGTTTATTTAACTGAACCTTTTTACCTTGGTATTCAGATTCGTTCATATACCCTACTGAGGCTTTTAATAAGTCAAATCCAGAATAATCAAAAGATTCGTTATTCACTTTAACTGCTTTTCTGAATCTGTCCATATCGATTTGGCCACCAATTGATTCGACTAACTCTTTTACTAGATCATAATCGATCATTTCCTCAATAGAGGCTGCTTCGTCAATTGTATCCTCGTTCTCAATCATTTCATCAATTAGAGCGCCAATTTCGAATAGTGGATTATATTTTGTAGAGACCATTGGAAGATCTAAAGGAACTTTCATACCGTTGTAATCTCCGTACTCTCCGATGTCAGTGGTTTCTAAAAGGTCTTCATCTTGCTCATTAAGTGTGATATAACCGTCTCTCCACGCTTGTCTTGCCTCAGCGAATAACTGTATAAAGGCATCAGAGCTATAACGGTAGACATTCTCAGATAAGGTGAGACCATTGTCTAAATGGTACTGTAGTGATGGTAGTCCAACTATTTCTCTTAACTGTATCATAATTAATCTTCTGGTATAAAATCTTTCCTGTAAAATTTACCAAGTACGTTATCATTAATGTAATTGGTTCTATTCTCTAGTACTTCATTTATAAATAGGTGTTTACATTCAAAATACGTTAAAAGCTTTTTATTTGGTACAAAATCTAATATTCTACGCTCAAAATCTTCACGTAGATCTTTTGATTCTTTTACTAACTTTATAATTTGTGGATGGGATCCATAATAATCTTTCCAATCTGATTCTGTTACCACTTTTTCTTTTAAAGGAGTTCTTCCTCCAATCCCATTTGCCTTTCTTTCCTCTCTCAAGGCTTCAAGGGCTCTTTTTCCAAGTCTTTTGTTTCGCTCAAAGAATAGTACTTTTTTTCCTATATACTTTAAGCCGGTTGGCTTATGTAATGTTTCGTAAATAAAACCATAAGTGCCTTGCGGCATGTCTGAAATATCTGTTATAAGCCTACCCTGAAAAGACCAGGTAGGTAGTGTTGGCATGTTCATATGTTTAGGTTTGTGTCGCTAGAGCTTACTTTTAAGCTCATCAATCTGAAGTTGCTGCTCTTTAACAGCTTGTATTAATAACGCGACTATTTTTTCATAACGTACTGCTTTATATCCATTATCTCTTTCTGCTACTACTTCTGGCAGCACTTTTTCAATTTCTTGAGCAATAACACCAACATCGTGACCGCTATGCTCAGAATTACCATTCCAGTCAAATTCATATCCTCCAATTTGATTTATTTTAACTAATGCATCAGCTATAGGTGTAACATTATCTTTTAACCTAGAGTCAGATGTATGGTATGCAGTGATATCTCCTGTAACGTTGACTGATCCAGAAACGGTTAAGTTAGTTCCTACTGTTGTAAGACCGGCTTTAGTCTGGAATAAAAGTTTGTCGTAGGCTGCTCCATAAGCATAATAATCTCCGTCTCCAGAAATTACTGAGAATGAATCACTAGTATCATTGTCTCTAACACCAACTACTACGTGTCCGTTGGCTTGTCCTTCGATTATTGTACCGAAATTAGATCCGTTAACTAATCCTACGATATCAGTATTGGCAGATGTATAGTTAGTTAACTCTGTGCTACCAATAGTAAGAGTAGTTCCGTCAAATGTTAAATTAGCTTCACCATTGAGTGTACTATCACCATTAGCAGTTAATATTCTATTATTAGCATCATTATTAATTGTAATAGTGCCTGCAGTTAAAGCTGCTAAAGAAGAAGATACGGAAGTAAATCCGTTTAAAGTTAAATCAACAAATGTAGGGCTATCTGCTGTTTGTAGTCCGGTATCAATATTTCCTCCCGATACTCCGTTAGTGGTTAGTCTAACTGTACCTTGGTTAGGAGAAGATAAAACTGATCCAGAAACTACAGATGCTGGTAATAATTTCTTAACTTGAACTGATCCAGAAACTACAGATGCTGGTAATAAGCTCTTAACTTGAATTGAAGAAGAAACTATACCAGTAGGTATGTTCTGTAAATCATTATAGTCTGTTGATAGAGCTCCAATAGTTGTATTGATACTTGCTAACGAAGCTGATACACTACCCCATTGGTTAATTCTAACATCAGAACCAGTTATTGCTTGTTGTGTGACAATACTACCGGTAAAGATATGTTTGTCTGATGCTGCATCACCAAAGATGTTTGAACCTGAGTTGTATAAAATAGAAGAGCTTACATAGGTAGTATTTATTTCAACTGCATTAATTCTACCTGTTACCGTTAAGTCTCCTGTAAATGTATCTGTTGTATTAAGTAGGTATGTAGCTGCTGCTGAAGCACTATTAGCGGTTATGTCTGCTGCAAGTGAAGCGCTGTTGGCTACTATGTCTGCTGCAAGGGAAGCTGAAGCATCGGTAGAAAATCTTAAATTAGAGGCAAAAGAAGCAGAAACACTTCCCCATCCGTCTATGTAAGCATCTGACCCTGTTATACTTCCTTCTACTTCTAAACTACCAGTAAAGGCATGCGTATCATCAAATGAGTTTCCAAACTTAGTTGAACCTGAGTCAAATACTATAGAAGCATTATTGAACTCAGTTCTCATTTCTTGAGCAGTAACTGTACCTGTTACAACTAAATCTCCATCTATTGTTGCATTTCCTACGTTATAAAAAGAACCAGTATTTTTTAATGCTGATTGTCTATAGTCATATAAAAAGTTAGCAGAAGAAGAAACTAAGGCATTAGCACCTGATGGTTCGTTACCTTCTTTAAATTGAATATGGTAATCGTATCCAGCAGGAGGAGCAATAGGTAGTTGAATCTCGTTATTAAGAGAAGCGGAAGTATATAAATAAATTGATGTTCCGCTATATGAAGCAGAATAGAAAAAGGATCTAAAGTTGTTATCTAACTCTAGGTGTGTTAATGCTTGTCCTTTATCTCCTCTTAATTTGATTGCCATCTTACTTTTCTAATTTAGATATTCTTTCTTCTAAATCCATTATAATGCTATTTTGTTCATTAATAGCTTCAACTAGAAGAGGAACAATTTTAGAGTAGTCTACAGAAAGGTATGAATTATTATCTTCCGAAACAACTTCTGGAAGGACTTTCTGTACGTTTTGGGCTATTACCCCGACCTGTCTTTCTGGTTGATCTTTCCAATTAAAGTATACTCCTTCTATCTGTCCTACTCTCGATAATGCATTGTCTATAGGATAAATATTTTCTTTTAACCTTTCGTCAGAGTTTGATAGTAAACCATCGGATGCTCTAATACTACCGGAAACTTCTAGGTTATAGGTTAAATTTTCTACTGATGTATTAATACCTACTTTAGAGCCGCTATAAATGAAGTCTGCTGCTCCTGCTAGGTTATTGTTATTATTGTACTGTACATTCCATACAGTTCCCGCAACAGTACCTACTGATAAAGGAATTCTATGTGAAGATTGGTTTACAGGGACGTTTAAACTACTCGTATAGTGTAGGTATAGGTCGCTACCAGCAATAGAGCTCGAGTAATAGAATGAACCTAAGTTCGTATCCATTTCGGCGTACGTTAATGCTTGTCCCTTATTTGCTCTAAATTTTATCATTATAGGTCTAATTTTACAACAAATGTCATGTCACTGTTTTGGGTTTTCTGAATCGGTCTATTTGTCTTTGCAATTGCTATTAATTCATTTGCATCATTATATAGTCCTATCGAAGTTACATAAGGCGAGAACATACTTCCTGTTACGTTGCTCGCTATCACCCCATTTGAGCCTGTCTGTGCTGATGGGTTGTATGTAAAATTCATTTCAGAATCTTTAACCTTACAATGAACGTTATATGTATAAATAGGTTGGTTTGATTTCCATCGCAGTATATGTCTAGAATAAGTACTTAAATATCTAGCAACGTCTGTGTCTGTTATTATGGCCAGCCCTTGATTATAAATAATATCGCCAACAATTTTTTTAGGTTCTGTATAATTAAATTCTGACCCAGAAAAAATTAATCCTCCGTTACCGTCATCAACTATTTCTATACGCTGTTGGCCTCTATCAATATCAGTATAGTCTTCCTCTACGTATGAATCTTCATTTGCTAGATAATCATCTGTATCTATAGGATTAGAACTATACCAGTAGTTGGGATGTTCTATAAATTGATCCTCTCCTGAGAATCTATCTTGACAATATCCGTCAATTACAAATTCATCGTAGTCAGTTTCAAATAGAGGTTTAAATTCAAAAGTTTTAGGTACTACAAAAGTACCAAATACGTCTCTAGGTATTGATATAACTCCTACTTCAGATTTAATATCTCTAGCGCCGCTAACTGTTAATGTAGTTTGAAGAGATAAATCTCTAGAACCACTAAACACGCCTGCACCAATACCATCGGCGTAGTAGCCGTGGTTGATGCTATCGTATACAAGTTTCTCGTATCTGTTATTACGTAAGTCAGAGGGATAGGGGAAGCCTGGTGTAGAACCAGAAAAGCCCCTAAGTGTTTCTATGTTATAGGTAGTTAATAAACTTCCACTAGCAACCCACTGTTTACGTGCAGAGTAATCAGAAACATATACGTCTTGACGATTCAGTTTTTTGAAGGCGCTCATTCATTAATAATCAAGCTTAACTCTTACTAATGCCTCTTTTGTAAAGTCCTTTAATAAAGGTCTAGAAAGCTTAGCAACAGCAAGTAGGTCGTTGTTATCATTATACAGTCCAACTGCAGTAACATATGATTGAGGTGAATCAATCATAACAGAGTGTCTTATTTCTCCTGATCCTGTAATTAGAGATGGGTTTGTTGAGTAGTTAAATTCTCCGTTTCTTGCTCTAACAAATACGAAGTTAGAAGAAATAGTTTCTTCTGATTGAATTCTAAAGCCTCCTCCTCTTCTAAATAAATCGTATCCTTGTTGTAGGTTACTCTTACTTCCTGAGTAAATAATTCTGTTGGATAATTCGTTAGCTTCAAATCTAAGACCACCACTCACAGGTGATTCGTTTAAAGCATTTACGTTTAGTAATACTACTCCGATATCAGGTAGTATCTTTCCGTAAGAACCTTTCGATACTGTATATCCATTATTATTTAAAGAAGTATTGACTACTCCTAATGAACCGGAAACTAATTCGTAAACTCTACCAGCATCTGTAAACGTTACAGTACTAGCTACCTGACTGTTGTCAGTAAGTGTTCTGCTGTAAATTCTTCCGTTACTTGCAGAATGTTCTAGAGTCAAGGTTAGTGTACCAGGTAAAAGTTTTTCTTTAAATCTAGCTCTCTCAATACTGATAGCATAAAATTGTTCAGAAGCTACTCCTCCAAATACGAAATCAGAATCTTCATCTCCTAGAATTAATGATCTATATTGACCATAAATTGTAGAAGAAGGAGTTTTACCAGGAACGTTAGGGTTATAGTACAAGCTACCAGATCCTTTTTTATGACCATATGCTAGAGAGAATTGTACTCTAGCTTCGTCAAGTGCTGAGCCTGTTTGAAAAACATCGTAGTAATAGTCACCGGATGAACCTCCGGTTTGTGTTGATGATGTATAGAAGCCTGTTAGAGTAGTCTTATTACCTGTCCATACTGGTGTAGAGACTGACTCTGCACTTACTACTACATCTTCTGCATCGAATCTTTTAAATGACATGATTAGTTAGTTTTAGTTATGGTTACAGGAATAGTTAATCTAGCTCCAGAATCTCTACCAACTACTGTTAAGGTTGTCTGTAATCTGACTCTTGAACCAAATAATGTATTAACAGTTGTTGCAGTCAAGTTGACTGATGTTCCAATTACAGTCTTAGAAACATTAGTTCCAATAGTAGTTGTAGTATTAAGTCTTTCAGCTTCTTCTGT